CGCGGCCCGCGTGACGGCCGCGCCGACCCTGGACCCGGAAACGTGGAATCCGCAAACGCCGGTGGCGACGCCGGTACGGTAACCTGGAGGTACAAAGGTGAAACAGATGGAATTCAAAACGAAACCTGACGACGGAACGGCCGTACCGCAGATGCGGCGAATTGACCGGCCGGCAGAACAGCCGGAAACGGCATCGCCGCCAGTGTTTGTGCGGCGAGAGCGGAAAGCCAAGCCCAGGCCAGCGGCGAACGACGAACAGCCAACACGGCCGTTACCGGCCGTGTTGCGGTCAGCGGCGGCCAGCGCCTGGGATCGAATGAGCAAGGTTCAGGTGTGGGCGCTAGGGATGGTGATGGGCCTGGTAATCGGGCTGCCGCTGCTCGGCTGGTGGGTGTGGCCAGTGCAGTGGACCAACGCCTCATTCAATGAATTAGCTCCAGTCGAGCAGGCGCTGGTCATTGAGACGGTGGCCGACTATTACGCCTACTCCTCTGACCCGGTTCGTGTCGCGGCCGTGTTGAATGGATGGCGCGATGGCGAATCGTTGGTCTGCGCCATGGCAGCGCAGGAAGATGATTTCTGGGCACGGGCACGATTGATTTCGATTGCGGCCGTACGCAACGGCCGTGGATGTGACTAAAGCCGGTAGGTAGCGATGAAGGAACAACGGCCGAAACTACTGAATGATACAACCATCAGCTTGGTGGTTGTGACCGGCGTGCTGGCGTTTGCCGCCTGGCGCGACATTGGCCGGGCGCTGCTGGCCGCCGTGGGTATGGCGCTGATTATCGTCGTCTACCAGACAGATTGGGCAGAGGACGTATGGGAGGAGGCACGGCCGTTGCGGATGCAGTTCGTAGCCAGGCTGCGGGCGATGTGGACAAAGCGCAACAACGACAGCCAGGAGATCGGTATCAAGCTCTATGACACATTTTTTGGCTTTGTTGAGGTGACCGGAAAGGCGCTGATTCACAATCTCTCCAGCATGGGCCACATCTTTATTATTGGCGTTTCGCAGTATGGCAAAACGCAGCTCATGTATAACATCCTATATTACCTGCTTCAGGGACACAAAGACCCGGCTGAACTACAAATCGCACTGGCCAATTACAAAGTCGAGGCGTTTTCTATTTTCGCGGCCCTACCCCACCTGCGCTGGCCGATTGCTGAGAACGAAGCGCAAACGGCGGCGATGCTCGCAGCGGCGAAAAAGGAAATGAATGAGCGCAAGAAGAAATTTAGCCGGTTCGCAGGTAAGCGCATGTGCACCAACCTGGCAGAATACGAGGCGCTTACCGGCGAGCGCCTGCCGCGCCTGGTCATTTTCATCGACGAAACGGCCGATTTGATTACGCCGAAGAGCCAGGCGGAAAAGGATTTGATGTCGTTGGCTAAGGCCGGGCTGTCTCGCGGCATTACGCTGATCATGGCCACGCAGCGACCCACGGCGCTCGGCGTCAGCCATGAGGCCCAGAGCCAAACGGACGCCATGTTTTGCACTTATATGAAAAACTCTACGGAGTACGGGTCCGTGGCCCGTATTCCTAAATCGGTTTATTCGCACATGACGCCATCGCCCGGCAGGTTTATGGTGTACATCCCGCGACTTGCTCCCGCGTTTCTGAGAGACTATCCAGAGTGCGAAGGCTGGGGGTTTGTTCGCACCCGGCTGATGCCGAATAAAGAGATTGAGGCGCTGGTTCGCGAACTGTCCGGCAATCGACCGGTGAAGGTGTGGGAACAGAGCGACCTGGAACCGGTCACGGCCGAGACAAAGAAGAAGTGGGTGGGGGATGAGGAATACAAGCTCGGCCTCATCCGCGAAATCGCTGAAGCGCTCGGACGGATCCCGACGGCCGTTGAACTGCGCGAGCGGATCGACATGAGCCGCAAAACGTCCGAGGATTGGATGAAGAGGTATCGGGAGAGGTACGAGTAATTACTCGTACCCCCCGTTTTCTGGCCCCAAACGAGTAAGTTCGGGGCCTCTTTTTTACTCGTATTACTCGTTATGGCACTACTCAAGCTCCTCCTGTTATTGTTTGCGCCCCCGGCGATCAACTGGCTAATCGGCCGTTTCTGGGGAACGTACCGGGAACTGCGCCTGCACCGGCTCGTGTTCTGGTCGTGGGTGACGGCCGTTGCGCCGGCCGTGTTCCTGATCGCGACCGGCGTGGACCAGGCGGTGGATCAGGCCACGCAGATGGCAAATGAGGGGAGCGGTTGGGCCATTACCGATTTCACCAGCGAAACGCCATATGGGCCGCTCATCACTCAGGCCGCCCGACGGCACGGTCTTGACCCGGCGCTGCTGGCGGCCGTGGTTAAACAAGAAAGCCGGTTTAATCCCACGGCCGTTTCTCGGGCCGGGGCGATGGGCCTGGGCCAGCTCATGCCGGGCACGGCCGCTGATCTGGGCGTGACCAATCCATTTGACCCGGCGCAGAACCTGAACGGCTCGGCCGGGTATCTGGCCATGCTCTTGAACCGTTACAGTGGTGATGTGCGTCTGGCCCTGGCCGGCTACAATGCCGGGCCGAGGGCGGTTGACCGCTGCCGGTGTGTGCCGGCCAATGGCGAAACGCCCGGCTACGTGGCCAATGTTACCGCACACTACAATGAGTATCTGGCCGCATCCCTCACCATAGAAACGGCCGTGAAACTCCTTTACGTGGGGGCTGAGCCGGTCATGTCGCAGGGCTGGCATCGGTCGGTAGGGCTGCCTGACGGCCAGGACTGGACGGCCGGCTGCCGGACGCCGCTCTATTCCCCCGTCCCTGGCGTGGCCACTGTCACGCATAACGGCGATGATGGTCTAAAAATCGGGAATACAATGATTACCGTCGAGGGTCCAGGTGGCAAAGTAACGCTGCTGCACGGTGACTACGAAGCGTTGGTAGGCAGCCAGGTTGTGGGGGGCGCGACCAGGATCGGAAGCGAGGCGTCCAATGGGAAATCGACTGACTGTCATTCGCACGTGATCCTGTATAATAACTGACACCTGGAGGAATATATGAGCAGCAGTTTGACGCCAATTGAGCAGAAAGAAGTTGTGTTTTACGATGATGAGGTTACGGCCGTGCGATTGAGTGACGGCCGTGTGTTTGTGCCGGTACGGCCGTTGGTAGAACGACTTGGGGTGCAATGGGCGGCTCAGAGCAAGCGCATTAAGCGTGACCCGGTATTGTCTGAGGAGAGCCTCTCCGTGTCCGTAATGGACACGCAGGGTAAGCAGCGCCGCGAAATGACCTGTCTTCCGCTGGATTATGTCGGTGGTTTCCTCTTCGGCATCAACGCCGACCGGGTAAAACCGGAACTGCGCGAGCGGGTGATCCGCTACCAGCGGGAGTGCTACCGGGTGTTGGCTGAGGCGTTCCAGGAAGGCCGCCTCACCACCGACGCCAGCTTCGATGACCTACTGGCCGGCGCTAGTGCCGATGTCGTTGACGCCTACAGGATTGCGCAGGCCGTGATGAAGCTGGCCCGGAATCAGGTGGTGATGGAGGCGAGGCTGGCGGATACGGAAACGGCCGTGTCTTCCATCGGCGACAGGCTGGAACTACTGGAGCAGCGCATTGCGCCCGGCCAGCCGGTGACCGAAGAACAGGCCAGCCAGCTCAGCCAGGCGGTCAAGGCGGTGGCCATCGCCCTGGGCAAACAGACGAAGCGCAATGAGTTTGGGGCCTGCTATGGCGAGTTGTATCGTAAGTTTCAGATTACCAGTTACAAGGCGTTGCCGGCCGATAAGTTCGAGGCGGCGCTGGCGTTCCTGACGGAGTGGCATCAGAGCCTGGTGGGGGATAGCCCGTTTTAGACCGACGCCAACTATTATAGTTTGGAATATATTAACGGCCGTTCCTGATGATGGGAACGGCCGTTTTTGTTGCCTGTTTCCATAATTTTCCAACTGGTGATTATTATATAATTAGCAGATCAACTGTTTGACAAATCAAGAATCTTGATTTATACTCTATACTGTATTTACTAATCACGTTAGTGTGACATTCGTCACAAAGGATTCCAAATGAACAAAATCAAAGAAAGCTCAGTTTATCGGACAAATATTGATGGTGGTGTAGGCGGGCTGTTTAAGCTGGTCGTTAGCAAGATTAATAACGGCCGTTTTGAATTATCCCAAATCGATTTAGACGAGGATCAGCAGCCATGGAACGAAACGTCGCTGGCCGATTACCCAAACACTGATGATGCCATGAGCGCTATGAGGCATGTAATCAAAACCGGCAATCTGCCGCTGCGGTCTGGGGTTTCCGTGCGGGAGACCCGCTCCGGTGAGTGGCTGGTGTTCTACGCATCACCGGCCCGCAACGGGCATGGCCACAACACGGGGGCACAGTACGGCCGTTTTGACAGTGAGGCCGAGGCTGTACAGGAGGCGGAGAAAATCGCCGCCGACGGCCAGATGGATGCGGTTGAGTTTGTCCCGTGTAATACTAACCCGCCCGGCGAATTAGCACCCATCCCCTGGGGAAGCAGCATGTATGAGCATATTCGCCGGGATGAACTGCCACTGGATGAGTACGGCCGTGTCATTACTGGTTATTGTCGCTATCTGGTAGACGGAACGCGCGTCTTTCCAGATCGCAAGCGCATTGTAGATGCGAAGATCCCAGAATTTTTCATTAAGGACGATTGGTATCGGGTGTACTACTACATCGATTTGGTTGACGGGGCCATGTACACTGTGCGCCGGCACGACCCTGGCGAGTCCAAAATCCTGTTTCACTCGCCAGATTTAGAGCCTGCGCGACTGCATTTGAATTGGCTCATGGAACAGGAGCCGTCCTGGAGTTGGAAGTTAGAGTGGTGGGAGTAAATTGTGACACGGCCGTATCACCCGATACGGCCGTCTTCTTTTCTTAGGAGGTACGCACAGTGTTGACCTGATGGTCAAAATCGTGGCCGAACTGGTTGAGGCCGGAATGGGCAATGATTGGATCATGAAGAATATCGGCATGGGCGCAGATGAATTACTGCGGCTAAAACAAATTAGTGGGTTGGCGGCGCTGTTTAAGAATCGGCCGTACAGCAAGGCATGGGAATGAAAATGACTAAATCGAAAACGAAGGAGTTACAAGCGCGAGCTATGGAACTGGTGCAGATACGGCCGATGAGCGACGGCGCCAACGAACTCATCAGCCAGGCGATAGAACAACACGGCTTCCCCAACCGGGTGAAGGCGTTCCAGTTCCTCCAGGACACCGACCAGCTTATCGGTGTCGACATCGGCGGCGAGAGCCTGAACGACAAAGAGGTTATTGCCGCGCTCATTCGTGAATTCGGCTGCCACCGGGACACGGCCCGCTACCATGTAGCGAAAGCCGCCCGGCGTAAACGGCATCCGGATTGGCAGCCGCCGCCGCATGGCGGCAAACGGCCCGGCGCTGGCCGTAAACCGGATTATGTGCTCGACGTAGTGAACAGCCGTGCCATCGTCAGTCGCAAGGTAGACGGCCAGTTCGGGCTGCTGGAGTACAGCGCGGCTGTAAACTGGCATGAGCTAGAGGGTAGGGCGGTGGCGGCCGTTGCTGAGCAGGGCGGAGCGATCAACATCAGCGGGCAGTATCATTGCCCGGCCGAACTGGCGGAAACGGCCGTGTGGGATAACGATGAAGATTAAGGTTGATGATCGCCTGCACGTTTCCGAGTTCGCCCGGCGCATTACGAAGCGGGACTCGCTCAGGTACTATTACCAGGTAGTCGGTTATGACTGCCTGGTTTTGGTTTTGCACGATGGCGATTACATCGACTGGCAAGGCAAAACTGGCGTGGCGCTGTTTAATTTTGACACGGTGGACGGCCGTATCATCTGCGATGAGTTCCCCACCGCGCCGGGCCGGTGGCGCGACAATGCCGACCTCATTCAATGCACGGTGCGACGTGTGCCGCGGCTGCCGGACGGCCGTACCTGGACGCTGAGCGAGGCGATCCGGGAGATGATTGGAGACGGCTGCTGATCTCTGGTAGGTAAAGCGGACGAAGCGAAACGGCCGTTTCCACCAGCGGGAACGGCCGTTTTTTGTTGCCCGTAAAAGCAGCGCGAAACGATTTGGCCTGAAACCCGCCTAAATTGCGCTGTACGGGGCGATGGGTGGTTCTGGATAGATACCCATCATCACCAACGCCGCGGCCGGCACGTCAAATAGTTGACAATTGGTGTACCATTAGTGTACCATTATGCACAGCACTGCGCACCACTGCGCACGGTGGTACACCAACACAAAAAGGAGTATGGTCAAATGTCAAAAGCAAAGGTTTTTTCTATTGAGAATTGGAAGGGCGGCGTCGCTAAAACGACGACTGCTATAACGTTGGCTGTCGCCGTGGCCAAGTATTTGGCGCGGAACGGCAACGGCCGTGTGCTTATTATGGATACCGATCCACAAGGTAGCGCGGCGAAAGCTTTGGCGCTGAACCCAGGAGATCGGTGCATTAGTAATGTCTTGCGTGAACAGGGGACGCTGGCGAATAACGTAATGTCGGCCAACCTAGAAACAGTTGGTGGCCCTTCACGGCCGAACCTCTATCTATTACCAGCAAGTGACCGGTTGTGGGACGCGCTGCGAGAGATCATCGAAAGCATTGGCGCGATGGGGGAAATCGCAAAACACATGACGGCAGCGATGCGAACGAAGGCCGGGTTAGACACAATCCCGACTGTATCTGACATCTTTCAGGATACGCTGGGGCCGCTGAAGAACCATTTTGATTACATCTTCATCGACAACCCTCCCAGCTTGGGAGCATTGCGAGAGGCCATTCACGTTTATGCTGACTACGCCATTGTCCCGGCAAAAATGGACGCCGAGAGCGTGAAGATGACAGCGTTACATACTCGGCAAATTCTGGAGGATCAGGCGCGTGGTATTGACATCAAGATTCTGGCCGTTGTTCCAACGTTTGTTCAATCCAATCTATTGCTGACCAAGAGCCTGATGGATGAAATGCAGGAGACATATAACGGCATGTTGTCGCCGGAGGTTCCCTTACGTACGGCCGTTGCTCAGGCACCAGCGCTAGGTGGCTTAACGATTTTTGAACACGAGCCGACTTCGCCGGCCGCGAAATCTTACGCGCAGTTGGCTAAACTTGTACTGGCAGCGAGGTAGTTAGCTATGAATGACGATCCACTATTTGACGAATTGAGCACCGAGGAAACAAAGCCTAGGCGGGGTATGCAGTTCAACAAATCCATTAGCGGTGTTTCATCACAAGACGCGAAAAAGGCGGCGGGCAAAGACGGTGGAAAGTACCGGACGCACGGCCGTGACGAGCAATGGACATTTCGACTGCCGGAAGGAACGCGGGCTGAAATTGTCGAATGGGCTAACGATCTTAATCTCAAGCAGGTTGACTTGAAGAAGTGGATTGTTGAACGCGGTCTCCAGGCGCTGCGCGATGGCGAACGGCCGGAAATGGAGATCGTCGAGGTCGTGCGCATCAAGCTATAAAAACAAAAGGCGCAACGTTTCCGCTGCGCCAGTCGAAGCCTGGTCAAGGGCTTCAAGGAGTATGGTGTGGGCGCGGGGAGCGCCCTGCCATACGTCCATTATACCAAAATGGTGAACGCAACCAAATGGAACTTGTAAACGAAAACGGCCGTACGGCCGTTAAACTGGAATCAATACCTGACAATCGCCTGAAGCTGACCTACCATGCCGGATTCTATCCCGCCGGCGCGGCCGTCGCCGTGCAGGTGGCCGGCCAGGAAGTCATCCTCAACCCCGCCGATCCGGCTGTGCTGTCTATGCTGGACCGGCTTTCCCGGCAGCGGGAAGTTGCGATCCTGGATGGGGACGGCCGTGTGACAACCATTGCGCACGGCCGTATGGCCCGGCAGCAGCTCCGGCGCATCCTGGAACGTGCAGCCGCCCACCTGCCCGGCTGCCGGCTGGACTGGCAGCAAACCCTGGCCGATTTCCTGGCGTAATTACACCTAATTTGTGTGCCAGTGCAGTGCAGAGAAAGTTAACGGCCGTTAATCCCAAAATAGTCTCCGTTAGTTTCTCTACCGCAGCATAGAAAATAAGCAGCGTTATTCTCAAAACAACGGCCGTTAGTTTCTCTTCCACGTCACAGAAACCTAACGGCCGTTACCGGCGAAATAGCCCCACTAACAACCCACGCCCCTGGCCCCAAAAACGGCCGTTCCCCCCACCCTTTTAGGCGCTTTTTACTCGAGTAAAAAGCCGTTCCCAATGCCACCAAAAAGCCACCTATTTACCCTGTTTTACCATTGCACTATCCTCAATCTTCGGTATAATGTATACATGGTTGAGTGATGGTTAAGGCGCATACATCGCCAACGAAAACCTTAACAATTGAATACGCGCCAGAGTAAGGAGTTGCTCATGTCTGATTTACTGGTGTCTGTTCGCAATCTGTTGGAAAAAGTTCAGGAGTTCGACAAGCTCGAACCTGGACAGCAGGGAGCGACCCGCGCTCATCTAAGCCGCTTGTTAAATCAAGTGGAAGACGAAGAGATTAAGGGAGTGCTTCTCAAAGTACGCGGAATCATCGGCGCATCGACTTCACGGTCTTACGACAAAGTGACAGTCGAAGATGTCGAAAAAGAATTCGCGGAAAGTTTCCCCGGATACAGTTCAAAACAGCGAGCGCCCTTCAAAGCGAAGGTCACCCGGATGATGAACGAAGCGACCGAAGCAGGCGAAACCGAAGACCGGCAGCGGCTCGCAACAATTCAGTTAAAAATAGCTGACTTGGAGCGACGGGAAACAAAGTCGGAAATCTTCAATCTCTTAGGTGGTTTAATCGCCACTGAGAACGAAGACGAAGACGAACCCGATAAGGAGTAGTCACTTAGCAAGCGGGATGGTGGGGCTAATCCCCCCACCATCCCCTAGACACCAAACCAAACAGACACCCGCCCAAAAGCGGCCGTAAGCGTAAGCGCGGCCCTTTTGGCGTTTCCGGGCATGGCGGCGGACGATCCCCCGGCAAGGCATGAACGCGGATACACGGCCGTTGAAACGGCCGCCAGACCAGACACCGGCCCCGCCCCATACGGCCGTGTTTGCCAGTGATGGGAAACACGGCCGTCACCCGCAATAAACGGCCGTGCCCAGCCGCCACAGGCAGAGCAGCCCGGCAGAATTCCACTCAGGCGCGTAGATCGATGTTGAACAGCCTTTCCCACCAGGGATGGGCTGTTTTGCGTTTATGCGCCAATTTACAAGCGCCAGACAGGCGCAAAAAGGAGTATGGTCAAAATGTCACAGTCTGTAGAATATCACGTTAGTACGGCCGTTTCCCGGCGATTTGTCCGGGACATGGCCATTGAAGATCGGCCCCAGCGGCGGGCGTTTTCGGTTGGGTTTGGGAATCTGTCAACGGCCGAATTAATGGCGCTGCTGCTTCCGGCCCCGGATGCGCTGGACATGGCGCGGGATCTGCTCGATACCTTCGGCGGCGTCTGGAAGCTGCACGAAGCCGAGATCAACGAGCTAACCCAGATCGCCGGGGTAGGGGAGGCGCGCGCCAGAATGATCAAGGCAGCGATTGAATTAGGCCGCCGGGCCATGGTTGGCCCGCTGGAAGAACGGCCGCGCGTGGACAGTCCGGCCGCCGCCGCCAATCTCCTCATGCCGGAAATGATCACACTGAAGCGCGAGGAGCTGCGCGTCATCCTGCTGGACACGCGCAACCGGGTGATGGGCGTGCGCACTATCTACCAGGGCAGCCTGAATACGGCCGTGGCCCGGATCAGCGAGATTTACCGCCCGGCGATTGTCAACGACGCGGCGGCCATCATCCTGGCCCACAACCACCCCTCGGGGACGCCCGACCCATCGCCGGAGGATGTCAACATCACGCGGGAAGTTGCGCAGGCCGGCGACATGCTCAGCATCGCCTTACTCGATCACATTATCATCGGCTGGCATAGGTTTGTATCCCTAAAGGAAAGAGGTCTATTATGAGCAGGTCACAACATATTCCAAAGGCATGGTACAGCGCCACCAAGGACGGCCGTTTCTACTGCCACCGCTGCAAGGCCATTGTCAGCCGGGAAAAGCGGGCAGCGCATACGGCCGTTTGCTGGCCGGAAGCCGGTAAACCGATGACGAATTTGCCCAAAACGACGTAAATCGGTGAATTTACGTCGTTTTGGGTATTGCACTATCTTAGATTAATGCTATAATACTCTTACCGGGAAATGGTCAACCCGAAATAAAAATTTTATTAAAGGAGTATGGTTATGACATATCAATTCAGTAGAGAACAGGCAATCGAAATAGCAAGCGCGGTCAGTGGCAGCCCCTTGACCTGTGAAACATTGGCGGCGGCATTGGCCGAGTTCGCCCCGGATTATCCTTATAGCGGCATGGTTTACGGCCGTGTGGTTTACGGCCGTGTGGTGAACGGGCATATCGCCCTGGAAGACGGCCGTGAATTTGACAATACCCCGGCGGCCCAGAAAGCGAACCCGGATTCTGTCTTTGTCGTCGTGGATTGCTGTGACACCTATGCCTGGTTACCCAACAGCAACAGCGACGGGATTGTGCAGAGCGAGTCGATGACGGATGAGCCATTTGCCTCATTTGGCATTGGCGGAATGGTCTATTGCTGATTATGATTGCCGGGAGACACGGCCGGACGGACAGCCCGGAAAGACATTTTTATTAAAGGAGTGTGGCATGCTCACTAAATCACGAAAGGCGACTATAGAGAATGCGGCGAGTCAGACTGGCGAAGTTTCGCTGTACCGCGAAACTAGCTTGTCTGGAAAAAGCGAGACGCTGCGCTGGCAGCGTCGTTTTGTCGAACAGACAAAGTGGGGGCCGGCGCTTCGTTCGAGGTCCGGTATGATCTTGTCAGTGACAATCAATACATTGCCAGATGGCAGCGACGATCCAAAATCGTTGGAACGCTACGAAACATTGTGCAAAGAAGCCGAGGAGTATTTTAACTCGTTGAGAAACGACAGCTAAACAAGGAGCAAACGATGTCAAAATTTGTAGGTTCATATGTAAATGAAATGAGAGATATTTTGCTGGCGTCAGCCCTGAGCCGGCAGAACGCCGTTTTGTTGGGCAGCCCTGGGTGGGGAAAAACGGCCGTAGTCCGCAGCCTGGCCGGGCAGCTTACCGGCGGCCAGTATGCCTTTGCCCGTATTGACCCCAGCACACCGCCCGACGTGGTGCGCGGGGCTTACAATCCGGCGGCGCTGTTAGACGGCCGTTTGGAACGGGTAGTAGATGGCACGGCTTACGATCCGGGTATGCGCCTGGCCATTATTGACGAGATAGGCCGGGGGAACGAGGTCACGTTCGACGCCCTGCTGGATACCCTGGACCGGTTGGACGATCCCAACGCGCCGCCGGTGTGGGCGACGTCCAACTTCATGCCCTCTAACGAGCGGGTAAAGGCATTGATCGACAGGTTTGCTTTGTGGTACTGGATTAACCCCCAGTCGCTGGATGTGGCCGCGGTTACGGCCGCGCAGCTCAACGGCCGAGGCCCGCAGGTAGACGTCAGCGGGCTTCCCACGTGGGCGGAAATCGAGGAGATTCGCGCAGCCGATCCCGGCACCAATGCAGTGAAGGCCATCGGCGCGCTGCTGAATGACCTGGCTACCGAGGCCCAGGTCCAGGGACGGCGGCCGCATCCACGGCGCATTACTCAGTGGACGCACGTCGTCTTCCGGGTAGGGGTGTGGGCCAGCGGATCGGCCGACTTCAACACCGTTCCCGATACGGCCGCTAGAATGCTCCGTTACTGCTGGCCGGCGATTACCCCGGATGAGGCAGCGGGCTGGGCGCAGGTGGCCGCCAGTGTTGTGGACACCCTCGGCGCAGCCATTGAAGAGGCCATGACCGAAGTGCTCAATAAAATGAAGCTGGTTGCTTCGATGGGACAGGCGCAGCGCACGGCCGAGATCACCGGCCTGGCTGTGCTTATGCAGAATGCGCAGACGACGCTGGAGTCCCTGGCCGGCGATGACGACGAGCGGGTAGGGGAAGCGGTAGAAACCATGAACCGTTGGCTGTCGTTGACGGTGCAGGGGAAGCCGGTCGAATAGACTGTGGTACAATGACCGCAAGCCAGACATCAGACACCTGGCGCAGGCTGGCAGCGGAACTCGGACAGACACCCCGCTGCCAGCCGTTTTTTATCTCATTTAATCGGTGTAATTTACCCGCAATACACTCAACTAGTTTGCATTATTTATAATTTCTGCTATAATCCTCTTTATGGGGCTGGTCATCCCCTAACCAAAAAATTAAAGGAGTATGGTATGCACGACGAAACCAAAACCGTAAACGCTTTACCCCAGGTAAGCACCCTCAAATTATCCCCAGGCCAGCGAGCCACCGGCAGACTAACAACGCTGCCCCTCAACCAACGGCCGTCCGGCCAAGCGCAGTCAGACTTAGCCGGCGACATCTTCTTTGAGATGTACGCCTCCAGCCCCAGCCGGCTGGAAGAGCCGCCGGGGGAGCGGGCCACCAACCGGGCGCTGCTCGATTGGGTGCGCGAGACTCACGGATGGGAGCAAAGCCGGGCCTCAACTGTCGGCAACCTGCCGGCGGCGATGACGGCCAGCGCTTTTATGTTTGATCACCTGAGCAACGACGAGACCATCCAGGAAGCGCTGAAGAAACAAGAAGAAGCCGAGGAAGCCAGCCAGGAAGCCAAACGCCAGCAAACGGCCGCTAATGCTCTCTCAGGCCGCAGCCGGACAGGTGACCCGGAGATGCAGGCCGCTGCTCGGGCTGCCCAACAAGCCGCTGACAAAGCCAATGCCAGCGCTCAGGCAGCCGCCCAGGCCGCTCAGCAGATGGTAGAGGACATGAAAGAGAAGCCGCTGCAGCACGCGAAAATGGCGGCGGCAGCCAGGGGCGCGGCCACAGAAGCCAAAGACGCCGCCGAAGCCGCAGCCGGGTGGGGGATGGGGCCGGGCAGCCTGATTCAGCAGGACCCGAAGGTGGCTCAGGAATTCCTCAAAAACAATCGCGGCCGTATCGCCCAAATCGCCAGACTCGCCGGCCGTATGCGCGGCTTCGCGCTCCAGGCCAAACGGGACAAAGCGCCGACGGGAATCGTTCCCAAAAAAGCGGGACTGACGCAGGACTTGACCCGCGTCTTTCCTACCGAGTTGGCGCTGCTCCGGCCCGATGCCCCGGCAATGCTCCGGGCACAGAAAATGGCCGAATTCGCCGAGGTCGGTGTGTTGGGCTACCGCCCGGAAGGGGACGCGGAGAAGCGCGGGCCGTTTGTAGCGGCCGTGGACGTGTCCCCTTCAATGCACGGCGGGCGTGACCTGGTGGCCAAGGCGGTGGCTCTAGGGGTCGCTCAGACGGCCGCGCAGGATGGACGGCCGTATATCCTCTTCGCCTTTGCCTCTGATAAGGACACCATGACAATGGTGACCAGCGAAGACAACTGGAACAAGCACATCGCCTGGGCCAGCAATTCGCAGAGCGGTGGCACGGATTTCGATCTCGCTCTTAAAACGACAATAAATCATCTAACGGAATTAGGAAGGCAAGGCCACAACGCCGACGCGCTCTTCATCAGCGACGGCGAAGCCGGGGTGTCCGAAGCAACCAAGGCCGAATGGGAAGGATTCACGGCCGATACCGGGGCGCGGTTGTTCTACGTGCCTGTGGGCCGCAGTTGGTATGATGATATTGAGACGATGGCCGACAAGGTCGTCAATCTGGCCGACCTGGACGAGGCCACCGGCGCAGACTTGTCCAGCCAGGTGGGGCGCTGGTTCTAGATTTGATACCGTTGGCAGACGGTGGAGCCGGGAGAATGACAGTGATCACGACGACAGACAAAATCAAGGTGCGGAAAGAGGCGGAGGCAAACGGCCACCGCCTGGGCACGTTCCAGAAGACGGACACGGGCGAGGCTGTCGTTTGCAGCCTGTGCAACGGCCGTGTGCTGATCATGAATGACGGCCGTGTCATCAAGGATGAAGTCATGAAAGGCTGCTGCTCGCCTCAGCCACCAGTATTGAGAGACCGGCCGCTGGTCACGGCCGTGTACGCGGCATAAGGAGTATGGTCATGATTGAAAGCAAATCGGGTATGTGGATCGTTCTCATCGAAGCGGACGGCGCACAATTACCCTCTAAATTCTACCGACGCCGTGACGAACTCGCCCTCAGAGTCCGTGGCGACCGGGAACTGGGGCCGCTCATGCGCCGGGCCGGGGAAGAAGGAACGAGCGTCATCTTCCAGGAAGGGGCGATCATTACCGCTTCCGAGTCGCTGGCTCGGCAGTTGGCCTGCATCGCTCAGGATTCCTTTGACGAACTAAGTGACGACGAGTTGACCGGCCGTTACCCTACGGTTTCCATCGGCCGTATCAACCTAAAAGAAAACTTCACCCGCACCCGCGAAGACGCGCAGGTTTTAGACCGGGTAGAGCGGGTATTGGGACGGCGCGGCCGTAAACCGGCGGCGGAGTGGTGGGTGGTTAGCTGCACCGAATGCGCCCAGGCCAATCCGGTGGAACACTGGAGTCCCGTCAACTGCCCGAACTGCGCCGGGTTCCTCATCCACTCCCGGCGTGGCCAACTGCGGACATTTGCCGATCCGGGTGGGGACGTCCTGGAAGCCTGGCAGCGTACCCGCTTCGCCGGGCCGCATTGGGAGCCGATTGAGCTTAAGCCGGACGGCCCGACGCCGCCGGCCGCGGTGGAGATCCTGAGCGACCGGGAGAGCGAAGCGTCCGCACTGCTGGACGGCAGCCCGGCGCTGGCTAAAATCCGGCAGATGCCGAGGGAGACGGCGTTCGCCTTCCTGGACGCGGTTTTCATCAATCGCGCTTACCGGGATAGGGAACGGCGGCTCAACACCCGCATCGAAGCAGCTACGGCCTTCTTCAAGCGGGGCGGCTCGCCAACGGCCGTCAGCCTGACGGAGCCAAAACAACCCGATCTGGTGGACGCCGCCGACGTGATGGGCGCGGAGGAGGTTGTTACCTGGATGCTCTATCAGGCGCAGCCGGGGGTGTAATGTCGCCTATTTTATATTGCACTAAGTCTAATATATGGTATAATCCAATTGTCTGGAAATGGTCAGCCAGACGAGTAAATATAAGGAGTATGGCAATGCCTAAAACATTAATCAGTGAAACTAAGTCGTTTAGAGATTTGAAGCCCAACGAATGCGGATGGGTGTTTCAGATCGGTGAGCCGATCAAAGTCACCCCCGCCGATTTCAACGGCGCTCGCAGCGGGATGGCGGTATACAACGCCCGCAAATTAGGCGGCGGCCGCACTTATGTGAGTGGGGACACGGCCGTTTACCCTACCGCCGAGAAGTGCCAGGCGGCCTGGGAAAAGAAGTGCAAGGCGACCGAGCGATTGTTCGCCAGCCGCCGGGAAGGGAGCTTTGCCCATGTTTGAAAAAATCACGATCCGCGCCATCAACAAAGACGGTTGGCCGATTGACTTCCAACTTCCGCCGGGGATGCAGGCGGGACCGGCGTTGGAGTGGCTGATCGAGCATGGCTATTCACCGGCCAATGGTGGTGGTCATGAAGTCGCAGCGGCCGTTCCCGAAACTCAAGCCACCGGCCAATTTGCCGCCGAATATATGACGGCCACCGTCGATGACGGCAAAGCCTACTGGAAAGTCAAGGGTGGTATTTACCGCAAGTTTGGCGTTATTGTCTGGCCGGAAGTATTGGAAACGGCCGGATTTGACGTTGACGAACTCAATCCGCTGAAGCAGATTGACCTGACAGGCTGGACGGCCGTGTTCAACGTCAAAGAGAACGGTCAGCCGCACAAAGTTATCAAACTAAGCAAGGAATAAAAACAAGGAGTATGGTCATGGGAATCAAGATCAAGTGGATAAAAGGTGAAGTTGTGGGCAGAATCGGTGTAGATACACCGTTTAACGAACCGTTCAAAGACGAACTGAAGGCGCTTGTTCCTTCGGCAAAGTGGGGCGGGTACAATAACCCGTACTGGTTCTTCGACGAAGAGGCCAAGCCAGACGTCATCCCCATCCTCGATAAGTACTTTGGTAATCAAGTGTGGCAGCGCATCACCTGGACCGGCGTGCGTGAGGGTCGTATCAGCATTGATGGCGCCAGCCTCGTTTTCGTTTCCCGCGACTATTGGAAATTTCGCAGTGACGACGTAACGTTTAGGGTCGTTGAGCAGGATTTAAGCAGCGGTGGCAGTCGGAATAATCCGGTCATCGCCGGCGATCTGGTTGTTGAGGCGCTTGTCCGACCGGGAGCCGACATCTACCCTGAACCGGCTGGCGTGGAAGAAATTGGCGAGCCGGAGAAGAAGAATCCGCTGGGATTGTATCCGGCCGACATGCTTGCTCAGGAGTTAATCCGGCGCGGCGAAACGGCCGTGGCCGCGCTTAATGATGACGAGGTCGCTGCCGAATTGAGCCGCCGCGAAATTAAGCTGTTCACCAAAGACCAGTTTTTTGAGGCGATGACATCGGCGCTGCACCAGATATTCCCCGACTCTGACGGTAAGATCCCCGAAGACGAGCAGGAGTTGGCGCGGAAAATGCAGCGCTTTGTCCGTCTGACCCGCCTGGCATTGGAGCAGCCGAGCGATGAGTAATGAGATGATCCTGGTACGGCCGCCTGAGCCGGTAACGCCGTCCATCGCCCGTGTCTTTGTCGAGGATGCAACGGTCAAAATCTTTTTCCCGGAAAAGCGGGAGGATTATGACCGCATCGTCAAGGAATATTTCCGGTACGGCTGGCAGCGGCCGTACCGGGTCCGCACATTCACCGAAGACACCGCGTCCGATAGAGCGGCAGAGGTCGTCAATCATTTACTGGCCGGTGGCTTTTGCGTGAAGGCTGACAAAGCGCTCATTGATGCAGCCGTGGCCGGCGAGTTTGAGGCAGAGCCACGCCGCTGGGTGAAGGTGTTTACGAGCGGCGATCATGACGGCTGGTTCGCTATCGGCTGGGTAAAGGACGAGAATCTGTACCACGCCGCCAAGCGGCTGCCGGGCGCTCGCTACGATAAACCTTTTGTGGCTGTGCCTCCGGAACAGTATGAGGCGCTCCTGGATTTTTCCGAGGTACATGAGTGCCATTTGTATCCATCGGCGCTGGCGCTGGTAAAAAAGGCCAGAGCAGAAGCAGAGGCGGCGATTGTGGTGGACGTGGCCACGCCGTTGCAAAAAGAGTTACCACAGCCGCTAGACGGCCGTCCGCCGGTGCTGGACGTGCCTGAGAGCGTGGAGATCGACGATGACCTGGCAGACGACGACTAGCCTCATGCCGCACCAGGTCCCGGCCGTGGATAAAATGCTCCCTACAAGAGTAGGCGGGTTGTTCATGGACATGGGAACCGGTAAAGCATTACCACTTGATACAAAAATTGTGACGACATTGGGGATGGTGGAAATGCGTAATATCTCTGTAGGAGATCTTGTAATCGGCGCAAACGGTAAGCCGACGCGCGTTGTGGGGGTATATCCTCAGGGCGTGCGAGAAGTCTTCAAGATTACGTTTTCCGATGGGACAACAGCAGAGTCGACAGCAGATCATCTATGGCATGTTAATACCGCGTTGAGAAGGTCTAGGGGGGGGTATCCTCCCCTGGTGTTACCTCTGTCAGAAATCGTCGCAAGTGGCCTGAAGCACGCGAGTGGTAACAGAAAATATTTTATACCGTTAGTAGAGCCGGTTTCATTTCTGGATGGGCCAGAACCTCCAATAGACCCGTATCTGCTTGGGTTGATTTTGGGAGATGGATATATCCGAAACGGCAATGTTTCTGTGTCTACAGCAGACATGGAAACAGTTAAGGAAATGGAACAGCGTGTCCCGCCGGGTAACTTTGTCAAATATCGGAGTTCGTATGATTACGACATTGTTGGCAGCGGTAACGGCACAAACCAATTACTTTGCTCTTTGCGCAAACTTGGGTTAGTCGACAAAAGGTCGCAAGATAAATTTGTCCCAACTGAATATCTCTGGTCTTCTATAGATAATCGCATGGATCTATTACGCGGGATACTGGATTCAGACGGTCACGCGGATAGAACAGGCGTTGATTTTATTACAACCTCCCCCCAATTGGCACGGGATGTCAGGTTTCTTGTGCTCTCTTTGGGAGGATTGACTCGGATTACAGAGAAGCTCCCCACCTACACTTATAGAGGAGAGAGGCGAACCGGTCAACTTGCCTACCGCCTTTTTATTCGCTTTCCGTCGGGAAGGCGCTTGTTTAAGTTATCTCGAAAACGTGTTGCGGCCAGGACTAAATACAACCCTACGCGGTCAATTGATTCGGTGTTTAGTTGTGGTTTCAAAAAAGTGCAATGCATTAAGGTGGACGCGAGTGATGGATTGTTTGTTATCGAGGACTTTGTTGTTACGCACAACACTCGTGTGGCGATTGAGACGATGGCCCGCCGGCAGCAGCGGGTGCGCCGGGCTATCGTCTACTGCCCGGTGTCGCTCAAAGAAACCTGGGCGGCAGAGATTGCCAAGCATACCAACTGCCCGGAAACGGCCGTCAACGTCTTTGACGACAAGACCAACGGCCGTAACCTGAACCGCTCCGCTTTCTGGCACATCATCGGTATTGAATCGGTGAGCAGCAGCAACCGCGTGGCCGTGGCTGCGCATGAATTGACGACGACGGAAACGGCCGTCATTGTGGACGAGTCTAATTACATCAGAGGCCACAATGCGCTGCGCACGCTGCGGATCACCCGCTACAGTGAGCCGGCCCGCTACAGATTGGCCCTGACCGGCACGCCGATCAGCCAGGGCGTGCAAGACCTTTACGCGCAAATGCGCTTCCTCAGCCCTAAAATTCTCGGCTACAACTCGTTCTACTCATTCGCCGCCAACCACCTGGAATATTCGGAGAAATACCCCGGCCTGATTGTCCGAGCGCACAATACGGCCTGGCTGGCGGCCAAGATACGGCCGTATGTCTACCAGGTAACGAAGGAGGAAGCGGGGCTGAACCTGCCGCGCAAATTGTACAACGGCCGTTACTTCCGGCTGACTGAGGCGCAGTGGGGGGCCTATGAGCGGGCAAAGTATGAAATTCTCCTGGCCGCCGATGAAGTGGACAGCTACGTTATCTTCCAATTGTTTGGCGCGCTGCAGCAAATCGCCAGTGGATTTTGGAACCAGAAGCTAGATGACGGCTCTTTTCGCTTCCATGAGTTCGGGCACAATCGCGCCAACGTCCTCCTGGAACAGGTGATGGACATCGGCGAGAATGAACCGGTGATTATCTGGTGTAAATACCGCTATTCCATCAGGCAGGTGACTGAGGCGCTGGCCGGGGCGTACGGCCGTGAATCGGTGGCGCAGTATTACGGCGACCTGGACGAGCATGAGCGATCAGCGGAGTTGGCCCGGTGGAAGCATGGCGATGCCCGGTTTCTGGTGGCGTCGATGGCCACCGGCGGGCATGGGTTGACGCTGACGGAAGCAGCTTACGCCGTCTTCTATGAGAACGAGTTCAAGTATGCTCATCGGCTTCAGGCGGAGGATAGATGCCATCGCATTGGGCAAACGCGACGGCCGACGTACGTTGACATCTGGGCCAGGTGCGGCATCGAGGAACGGATCGAGAAGGCGCTGGCCAGTAAAGGCGATGCGGTGGCCGACTTCCGGCGCAAGGTGGATGCGCTGAAGAAACTGAAGGGGCGGGAGTTGAAAACGGCCGTGGCCGAGATGTTGTAAATGGGTTTACATACCAATTTTCAGAATTGGTCCCCAAAACGCTTGACATCTGCATATGCAATTTTGTATAATGTGCATATGCAGCAGAGAGATAAATCAAGCAAGGAGATTGAAATGAAAGCGAGAGTTTATACGCAAAAAAAGAACAGTAAATGGAATTATCGGGGAGACGTATCCCCGAGGCAGCTTATTGAATTGGAGATGGAATCGAAACAAAATTCAGAAAGAATGGTCTGGGTGCTTGTTTCAGACAATGCCGAACAGCCAAAAAGATGACAGCAAAGACCCGTACCATCCGCCTGACTGACGAAGAAGTCCAGGCACTCGAAGACTTGTTTGAGTGCTTGGGCATTATTGGACAGCGAGGCACACGGCTAAACGCTGGCGTTCGTGCGCTGGCACAGTGGGCCATCGTCTCGCTGGAAACAACCGCTTATCACCTGCGCGAAGCCAAGCGCATCGCGCTTGGTGAGTTGGTAGCAGAATCAGAAACCCGGCCGGATCGGCCGGAATAGCGCCGGCCGTATCGGGTGGTACGGCCGTTTTGTTAGTTCTTAAGGAGCGAGCAATGAGCGAAGAAGCTGAAGACGCAATGGCGAAACTGCTGGAGGAATGGTTTCCAGATTTATCCCCCAACGAACGATTTGCAGAATGGCAGGAGATGAACCTGGAAGCGATTGAGGCCGGGTGGCTGGCGGCGCTGGTGCAGAAGGATGGCGCTGTTTTGTTCAAGCACATTGAACACTGCTCCGATGATGAGTTGCGCCGCAAGCTGACGCCGGCGCAGTATCGGAATATGATGCACCGCTGAGAAGTACATAGTGTTGGAATAGGAAATCTCATGAGCGAACATGCGTTGTTTTTATCGTTCACAAATTTTTATAATTTTTCTTTGCTTGATGATATTGAACTCGCTTTGTCGGGCGTGGCAGAAATTGACGGCACACATTTCCAGGATGGTATCTATACCGTTTACATTTACGGCAGTGACGCCAATGAAATGTACAGGTCAATTTTTGATATTTTGAAGGATACTCAAGTTCAAATCACCAAACGTTATGGCGCAGAAGACGGCGCAGAGGAAGAATATATTGTGTTTCCTTTGCAATCCGCACAGGATTAGATTGATGATCGTCATAAGTGAATGCGAAATATCTGAGGTCTCAGGCTTGTTTGATGCAGCGAAAAAAGATCGCGTTGACCCCCGTCCGGGCAAACGAAAAATCATATGGGTCAAAGCGGTTAGTGATGGTGTGGTTGTTGGATTTGCAAAAGTAATAGAAATGTCTGCAACGCGAGTCCGGTTGAGTGGTCTTTATGTCCTACCCTCTCATCGAAGGAAAGGAATTGGGTATCGTCTCGTTGAACATGTAGTCTCTCTCAGGAGAGATATTGATCTCTTCTGCTATCAACAAGACCTGTACAAAACGTTTGGATTCGAGGCGATCCGAGAGACGACCACGTCCAACGGCCGTACCTATTACATGATATACAACAAGGAATTGAACGAAAGGTTTTTAGAGCTATGATTTATCTAGGTTTCACTGAGGCGGAGAAACTAGGAACAATCAAGCGGTATGTGGCAGATCATGACATCCGTAACACGGTTGTCATCTCTCCGAACAAATTCCCGCTTGAATTTGACTGGACGGACAATGTTGAGTGGTCAGATACCATTCAGTATGTGACGTTCTATCGTCTGCTTCAGGAAATTCACGCCGACACACTGGTGGTTCTCAGCGAACCATTAAGAACGCAGAATCGGTATGAATTAACCTACAATTGCATTCGTGCATTTCTAAACCAAACTTCGCACCAAATCATCTTTCAATACTTGCCGCAGATTGATACCCGCGACGATTTCATGATCCTTTTCGATTTTGACACCCGCAGCCGGTGGAAGCGGCGGAAGTGGGACATCAATCTGATCCTGGATAACTGCCAGGTGCAGGTACGGCCGTTGCCCATCGAATTTAATCGCATTGCCGTGCCCACCAGCGCGGCGACTAAGAAAAAATACGTAAAAGAAAGAGCGCGCCGATTTGAGAAGTTGGGGGCCAGAGACCCGCATACTATCCCGCGCAACCTGTACCTGATTGGCGGCAAGGACAAGTTGGCCCACATCGAGACTGTCGGCACGCCGCAGCTTTCGCTGTTTGGCGGCAAGGGGAACCGGCAGTATGTAGCTCGCAATCAGCGGTTGAACCGCGATAACATCACGACATACGCTAATGCCGATGAAACGGCCGTGCCTTATACCATCGTAGAATTCCCTCATCGTTTCATCGAGTTTACCGACTTCATGAAACGCGCCGGGCAAACACGGTTCGATGTATTGACGGCCGGTTTAAAAGTAGACGATTGGTATTTCACGCGATATACCAACTGGCTGGAGAGAATCAATGAGACTTACGCAAGTTTTTCTGAATGATCAAAGTGTGCTGGATGCCGCACGAGATCGTATCAGCTTTATTTTTGATCATTTCGAGGACATAAAATTGTCAGTCAGCGGGGGCAAGGACAGCACCGTTCTGGCGCACTTGATGCTGGAAGAGGCGAAGCGGCGCGGCCGTAAAATTGGCGTCTTCTTTTTGGACGAAGAGGTTGTTTATCAATCTTCCATTGATCAGATTGAATACATTATGGAAGAGATGGCCCCGGAGCACGTTATTCCGCTATGGTTGCAAATTGAGTTCAATCTCACCAATTCCACTTCCTTGACAGAGCGTCACCTGGTCGCCTGGGAAGCGGGGAGACATGAGATTTGGATGCGGCCTAAAAAGTCGTATGCTATCAAATTCCCGCCGTGGGACGTGGCGACGCAAAAGAATGAGAATAATGAGATTGGACTTGGCTTTTACGCAGTTCTGGAAAACTTCGAGAACTGCTACGAAGGGGCCGCGTTTGCCGTCGGGATGCGCGGGAATGAGGCGCCGAACCGGTGGCGGGCGGTGTCAAAAAACCCCGTTAATATTGGGGGGGAAAATATATATTGGGCAACCAAAAAAGGGAAGAACGTTTCTCTGTACCCTCTCTACGATTGGAACTTCCATGATGTATGGAAATATATCTTCGATAACAATCTGTCCTATTCAAAAATATACGACTACCAGTTTCGTAAAGGAATGAGCATCCAGGAGATGCGTATCTCCTCGCTCATCCACGAGCGGTCGTTCAAATCTCTGGTGGAGCTGCCAGAGTTTGAACCTAAGACATACAACAAATTGCTGAAGCGGGTTAAGGGAATCGGCTTCGCTCAGGAAACAGGCAAGCGGGCTAAAATGTTCAAGGTTCGGAAGTTGCCGAAGAACTTCAATTCGTGGTTGACATACCGCGACTTCCTAATTCAGACGCACCCCTATCCGGACAAAGCGGAAATATTCCGCAAGCGTTTTGCAAAGCATTTACAGAACGAGTGGGTTGCCCGGCAGCAGGTCAGGCAACTTATCCTAAACGACACAGAGAACAACGTGCCGGTTGAAAACAAGCCGGATCCACGCGACGCATTGATTGCTTACTATATGGAGAATTTATGATGTTTATCGAAACTGCGGAACAATATTTGAGGCATCGGGAAACGGCCGTTACGCCAGTGGTAAAAGGGCGCAGGGGAATAGAAATAAAAATCCCTTGCGTCAATACCGTTATCGTCGCCAGGGAACTGGTGCTAGCGAATACCTACAACCCAAACGGTATGCCAGACCAAAAGCGCGAAGATTTGGAAGAGTCCATCAAACTGGCGGGGTTCGCTTACCCCGTGGCCGCTTGTTGGGATGATGACTTGGGTAAATTCGTGATTGTTGATGGTTTTCATCGCTGGCTGATTGCTGGCTATGATTTCTTGGGTATGACGCATGTCCCCGTGGTGCCCCTCGACCTGACACCGGACGAGCGCATGATGGCGACCTGGATGTTTAATAAGGCCAGAGGCTTCCATCAAGTAGACCTCGATGCCGAGTTAATCCGTATGCTAATTCAGCAAGGTGTCGGAGAAGATAAAATATCCGAAAAACTGGGTATTGACCTAGACACGGTACACCGCTACAAGCAAGTGACCGGTATTGCTGACTTGTTCAAAAATGTCGAATACTCAATGCCCTGGGTTATGATGGAAGTAGAGGACGGTTCCCAATGAGATATATAGTCAGGCACGTTTCCTGGTCTCCAGAGAGAGACGCGGTGGTTGAATCCTTAAAACTTGAGATACCAAATCTTGAAGTATATGTCGATCGAGACCATGACTGGTACAAAGCCTTCTTTGATGTATGCGACATGATCGATAGCACTGGCGCAGTGCTGTTGGAAAACGATGTGGCACTTTGTAGAAACTTCTGCAGTCGCGTGGAAGAAATCATAGAGGAGAAGGGCAGAGACAAGGTGATCAGCTTCTTCGAGAAGCCAAAAGTATTTTTGCCGACCGCGCATGTCGGCGGAAGCAATTTCTCTTGGATGCAATGCCTTTACCTTCCGCCTGGTGCGCCAGGGAAAACGCGTCAATACTTCGACGAGTTCCGCACGACTAGACCGAAAGATTTTTACGGAGTTAGTGTTGACCTTTTTCTTAGGTATGTTTTCGTTAAGGAAAAAATCAAATATTGGCGAATTAGACCCTGTATGGTCCAGCACCTGGACCTGAAAAGTCTTAGTGGACACGCATCCAGACGCAGCACAATCTTCTTTATTGACGATCTCGAGGATGCAGGGATTGATTACCAATCCCTGGGAGAGAAAAATGGTTGAACTGTCTAATAATTCCGTGATAGCTGTTCACGACATCTTCGACCCGCTGCCGTCATTTATGCTGCGTGCTGATACATTGTTTGTAGATGTACCTTATAATCAAGCGCTGCTGACTAATTTCAGCAACCGCGAAGGCGCTCGGATCAGCCAAGATAACACAGTGGATTTTCATGATTTCACCAATCGGCTCGGGGTTTGCATCCGTGAAATCGCTCCTGCTCACTGTTTCGTCGAGGTGGGAAAAGAGGCTCTGGCAGACTTCATCTACCTGCTGCGTGACATCTACCAGTACACGACATTTTACAACGCTACCTACTACCGGCAGGCAAAAAATAAGTGTTACGTGATCCACGCCACCAATGAATATAAGCGCAGGCGGTACCAGGAACTGGAAGACATGGACGAATCCGATATTGTCGCCTGGCTTTGCGCTAACCATCAGTTCACATGCATCGGTGATTTGTGCATGGGTGAGGGACTGGTAGGGAAACACGCCTTCCTGAACGGGAAGGCTTTTGTCGGCATCGACATTAACCCGGTACGTTTGCAGGTGTTGATTGATTTCATTGAAGGGAAACATGTTTGAACGAGATGGTGTTGCGAGTTTTGGTCCACATCTGATGATTGACGGCCGTCAGTGTAACTCGTCGCGCATAGGCGACATGGCGTATATCTGGCAGGTATTAGACGATCTGCCAGAACGCATTGGTATGACAAAGATCATCCCGCCTTATGTATTCCCGTATTCCGGCCTTGTGCCAGAAGATAGGGGAGTGACTGGCGTTGTGGTGATTGCTGAAAGCCACATCACCATCCACACCTTCACTGAAAAGGATTATATTTTTTGTGATGTATTTAGCTGCCGGTCGTTTGATGAAGAAACGGCCGTTCAGTATTTAGTAGATGCGTTCGGTATTGTTGAGTATAACCTACACCGAACCGAGCGCGGCGCAAACTTTCCGAGAGAACAATAATGAAAAATAGACCAACGTATTCAATGATGAACAATACACCTGATAATTTACATGAGGCCCTTGAGGCCAGCGGCGATCTGGCTTGTTTTGCAATGATGGTCAATGATGTGGCTAGCATCATCATGAAGGCAACTGAGAAAGACCTACACTTGTGGCACGGTGAGCGCCCGGTTGGCCTACGGCCGATCTTATACAAGAGCGGTCATGGCGCCGTGATTGCGCTGGAAGTGACCATCTATGAGTTAGGTGGCGATCGTTTCAATGCCGATACGGTGTTGAACGTAGCCAGCGAGTTTGACCTGGCGCTGCTGCGCAAGCTGGCAAAGCAGCGGGAATACCACATCCACTTCTTCAACGGCGGTAACGAGTATGTGTTCAGCAAATCAATGCCGTATCGCTCCAAGCCTCGTGCTGAACTGGTTGGGCTGATTGACCAGGCGTTGGCCTACAATCAAATGGTCAATGAGATCGACTTCCCACTGGCCAAACGTGATTATTTTGAGGTAACAGCGGATAAATACAGATAATTTATTTTGAGCGACGGCCGCTGGCAGGCTGCCGTCGCTTATTTGCGGTAATTACACCGCAAAAGGAACAACCGAGAAATGACAGCTAAGATAGATAATGCCCCCTTGACGGCCGCACTCCTGCTGGTCGTTCCCCTGGAAATATTAGAACTGAAAAATCGCGGCGGGCCGGACGATAGAGACCTGGCCAGAGCCGGAGAAATCGGGCAGACGATAGCCGCCAAGGGCGACGTGCTGCTGTTTGGCGGCGGCAGGAATGGCGAAGCCCGCGACCTGCTGAATCAACTGGCCAAAGGCATCGCCATCCTCTCATTCGCCCCCGGCGGCGTGCGCATCTTCGGCCAGCATTGGTGCGGCCGTGCCGCCTCGATATCCGCCGCCTGCCCTGGCTACGATAACCCACTCTGCTGCGAATGCGGGTCAGGAGGAGCGAATAATAAAGCGCAGCAGGACACGGACGTTCTCATCGAGCGATTGGGTGGGGCGATACGGCCGTGTAAGGAGAGCCAAAATGTTTAACGATGGATTTTACCCAACACCCCGGCACGTCGCCGGAATGATGCTTGAACCATATTCACTTCATAAAAGCATTAGCATTCTTGATCCGGCAGCCGGAAAGGGCGACCTGCTTGACGTGGCGCGGGAGCAGGTGGAGCGACGCAACCCCTATCGTAGAAACGAGGCTTCGTTCCATGCCATCGAGATCGAAAATGACCTGTGCGCCATTTTGCGGGATAAGAAGTACACGCTTGTTGGTTATGACCTCTTTGAAACGACGTTCACCCAGCATTACGACTTGGTGCTGATGAATCCACCTTTCCGCAACGGTATCGACTTTTTGATGCACGTCTGGGACAACCTGGACGGCCCGGTCGATATAGCGTGCCTATTGAACCATGATGGGCTAATGGCTGCGGACAACGAGAAGAAGCAACGTTTGCTACAACTGATTGATTTGTTTGGCAGCGTTGAGAATATCGGACCGGTCTTCAAGCGCGCCGAGCGCCCCACGGCCGTTAACATCGCGTTGGTTCGCCTGAAAAAACCAGCGCCACGTACAGAGGACGTAGACTGGTTTTCTCAGTACGGTTATGAAGTCGAGGAGACGCTGCGAGACGGGAGCTTTGTGCAAAACGCCCTGGCCAGCACAGATGCCCTTGATGCCCTGGAGGGCATGTACAAGGCGGCTCGCCGTGCCTTGAAAGATAAGCATGAGGCGCAGGCGGCGTACGACGCACTTACCGGCCCTTTACGAGGCGACTATTGCACGGAAGATGATGAGAACACAAAGGTTCCGTCGTTACCTGAAGCCGAGCAGCAATTAAAGGCGCTGTTTTGGAAATACGTCTTCGATAAGCTGCAAATTGCCAGACAGGTTACCAGTTCGGCGCGCGAGAAATGGTATGACGAAGTGAAGCGGCGCAAGTATATGGCCTTCAGTGCGGCTAACGTGCGCCGGGTCCTGTATGAGTTCGTGGAGAACCGCGAAGACATCATTCAGGCGTGCATCGTCGAAGCGTTCGACCACCTTACAAAATACCACAAAGAAAACCGGGTCTATCAAGAGGGTTGGAAAACCACGAAGGCGTATATGGTTGCCAGTCGATTCATCCTGCCTAACGTGAATAGTGGTTATTCTTCTTATGGTTCTGCGGATGACAATCTTAACGATCTGGATAAAGCCCTTTGCTTTTTGAGTGGCCAGGCACTGGATAACATCGTGACAACTGTGGGTGCGCTGCACCAGCACAAGCAGGCGGTGAGAGACGGCCGTGCCTACATCTCCGATCAGTTTGAGAGCACATTTTTCAAGGTGCGCGTTTACAAAAAAGGAACGGGGCATTTTCTGTGGAAAGACGAGGCCCTGCGAGCCATGTTTAACCAGACGGCCGTTGCCGGAAAGAACTGGGTTGGCGATGGTAAATAAACAGAATCCACACATAACTGGAACCGGAGGTAATGATGAGCGACATTAGAGATTACGTAACAAGAAGCGAAGCTGCGCAGATCGTTGGCGTGGTCCCCGGGTACGTTTGGGATCACCTGAGCCATTTTGCGCCGCAGGTGGAGCAGGTGAGCCTGTTTGGGTTTACGGCCGTGCGCCGGGACGAGTTGCAGGATTACTGCGAAAACGGCCGTGCGCTGGTAAAGCCGGGGCCAGAGCCTGCATTAAACGGGGTAAGTAAATCGAGATTGAGCGACAACAACAAGGTATCAGCGTCATGAGTAATTCAAGTTCAGAAAATAACGAAACTGTAGTGGTCAAGAGCGCCTTCAACGATGGCAAAGAGTTTGTGGTGAAGCGTTCCGAGATTGAGGCTCAGGCCGCGGGGTACCAGAGGGTTGCTGACGAGGCTGAGGCCGCAGGGTTAATTCACGCAGCATCCGGCGGCGTCATTGTCATTGTCCATCCGGACGTACAGATTGAGGAAGGTATCTACCATAAGATTCAGGTAGCAACCGGGAACGGGCAGCGCTGCAAGTTGGTGGAGGCTGATGATCGGGAAACTGCCGTTAAACGGGGTAAATAAACCATGAAGCTATTTATCACCCTGGGCAATCAAGACGACATGGCCTGGGCGCAAAAGACCGTGGAACACTTCCACTACTTGAAGACCATACCCCATCCGCAAACCCGCTCTATGGTCTACGTCCTGTGGTATGCGCCCATACACACGCCTCGCCGCCTGGGCCTGTGTATGGCCGGCATCCCCCACGCCACCAAAAACAAACGCTGGTACGGCGTGAAGGGTAAGCCAACCCAGTGGCAGGTGGTTGATCTCAATCGCATCTGGATTGATCCCTTGTTGCAGCAGGGTGGGGCATATTGTGAGCCAGGCATCGTGCCCGGCTTTACTGACCGCAGTGGCGCGTTCCGGCCAACTGTGGCCTCCTGGTTTATTGGCGAGGTGCTGGAGCTCATCCAGCGGGATCGTGTGGCCATGTGGCCACCGGTTTTTCCGAATCAACCCTACCATATCCGGCTGGTTATCTCCTACCACGATCCGAAGTTTCACAAAGGGACAATTTATAAGGTCAGCGGCGCTGAGCCGATGTATACGGCCGAAGATGAGCACGGCCGCACCATCCCCGCCACCGGTTCCAATGGCAAGTACGGGTGGGTGTGGCAGCTTCCTGAGCCGGAGTGGACGTGGCGGGATATTGAGATTCTACGGCCGCGAACGCTGAGAATGGAGTTTGTCTGATGAAAAAGATTGGAACCACAAGCAGCGGGAACTATATCATCGAAGCCACGCCGGAAGAATGGCGCGATTACCTGATTCAAGGAATCGACTTTGATCCAAAGGCTCTTGTTTCCGAAATACAAGCCTACCGTGAACAGACCGGTATGACCCAATCGCGCTTTGCCGAAATTGTTGGCGTCAGCCGCAATTACATCTCGTTGATTGAACGCGGCCTCGCCACTAATTTATCGTTGAGCGTTTACCAGAGGATTTTAGAAGCGATCTCATGAACGCCACCACCTACCTCTTCACCGGCATAAACCCGCGCTACCAGTGGTTTCCCTGGCTGCCTGACGGCCTGAACGTCATGTACTCCGCGGCCGGGGCCTGGGACGAGCGGGAGCAGCGATTTAAGCCGCGCAAGTTCCTTCCTGGGACTTACGACCGTTGGCTGGACTGCGGCGGTTACACGGTGCTGAATAAACACGGTGACTACCCCTGGAGCATGGCCGCCTACGCCAACCTGGTGGCCATCCTGCGGCCGGATTATTACGCCACAATGGATTACCCCTGCGAGCCGTCCATCACTCGGAGCCTGCACCTGGAAACGAACGAGGCGCGAATTCAAGCAACGGTAGCCAATGCCGTGGCGTTTGCCAGCGAGTATGAGCCGATGATTGACGGCCCGCAAATGGTTCCGGTTATTCAAGGCTGGTCGCTGGATGAGTATCTCTACTGCCTCCGTCTCTACCAGGACGCGGGCTTAATCAGGGAGTACATGGCCGTTGGCTCAATGTGTACCCGCTCCAATAATGAGCAGCTAAAGGAGATCGTGCCGGCGGTATATGATGCCGCCAGGCGCGCCGGCGTTTCCCGCCTGCATTTTTTCGGCTTCAAGATGTCGTCCGTCCTCGATGGCTTGCAGCCATACATCCACAGCCAGGACAGTGCGGCCGTTTACATGGCTAACACAAAAACTGTTAGACGGCGGTGGGGTGGGCGGTACGCCAAAACGAAAGCGCATAAACAGGAAGCGTTTAATATCTTCTTTGAGCGGGCCAGGAATTTACGCCTGACGATCAGCCCGGCTGATACGGCCGTATGCCCACAGTGTCATAGTTATGAAATCTGCCCGCCCACGCACAGCTACCCGGCGTATGCCTGTGCGGAGTGTGGGCACGAATGGGGGTGGGTTGAATGATACCATCTATCCCCAACTTGATTTATTGCGCCGATGGGAATAAGCGGTTTGCTTCTATCGCAATTAAGGCGGGCTTTATTTACGGCGCCAGGATGCCAGCAACTGTTTATTTCACTCCGTCTTTCATCGATCAGGATTGGAAGAAGGCTCGATGCGAAGAGCACGAGAAGTTTATCTCGCCCGATTGCGAATTATGTGCGTTGAAGCGATGCGAACTAAAGCCGAGGTACGCAGAGCGTTTGGCAGAATACAAACCTGAGCGAGCCACCGTGCTTGATTGGGAATGGGAGACGCAACTCTCAGAAGTCCTGGATTGGGCCGAAGGCGCGGCCATGTACGCCAAGATCGTAATCATAATCCCGAAAGTGGTGGGTGGGATAGACTTGCTATCAGAGAGACTGGGCGCTAAGATGGAAATTGGGGGGAAGAAAGTCCACTTGGGATATTCAGTGGATACTGGTTATGGGAGAACACCTGTGGCATTTAGGGAATTCGGTGAATGGCCTACGCACTTGTTAGGGGGCAGCCCGCAAGAGCAAAAGCGGTTATGGTTAAGGAGCGGCATGAATATCGTGTCTGTCGATGGCAACATGCACCTAAAGATGGCCACGAAGTATAACGCGTTCTTCGATCCACTAAAGACGACGCGCCGAGGTTACTGGCCGGGCTTGGTTGATTACGATAGAACGATGTGGGGTGATGGGAGTAATAAAGCCGATGCTCCGTATGAAGCATTTGCTCGTAGCTGCAAAAATATTATTCTCTTTTGGCAAGGGCGACTAGACGATCTAAAGGCAGAGTATCAATTGAGCTTATTTGGGCTGTTTTAGATGAGTGAAATCCGGTGTAAATAGCCTGATATTCGGAAGGCGTTTGATATAGGTGTACTACCCGATTATTGGTTTGAGATGAAAAGAAAAACGGAGATAGAACGATGAAAGCAAGAAACAATTCTTTATTTGAAGAACATAGGATGCGCTTACAGGATAGCATCGACTTGAGCCTGGCCAGCCTGCAAGAATACGGCCGTCGCTACGAACATTGGGCCACGGCCTACAGCGGTGGCAAGGACAGCAGCGCCACGGTGACATTCATCGCCTGGGCTATTCGTGAGGGCCTCGTGCCAGCCCCTAAGACCTGGACGGTACTGCTTTCCGATACGCGCCAGGAGCTGCCTCCACTTATCAGCGCAGCCATGCGCTTGATTGATCATTTGCGGCAGGATGGCATTGTCGCCCGTGTGGTTATGCCGCCGATGGACGACCGATTCTATGTGTACATACTGGGGCGAGGCGTTCCTCCACCAAAGAACCGGTTTCGCTGGTGCACGCCCCAACTAAAAATTTACCCCATGCAGTTTGCGCTTGAAGACGAAGCTGTTAAGCGTGGAATGGGTGAGATTGTACCCACGAAGAAGAACCGCTACGGCCGTCAGTACGTCGGCAACGGCCGTGATAGGATGCTGATGCTCACCGGCGTGCGCCTGGGCGAAAGCGCAGCACGGGATCAGCGTATTGCGGTAAGCTGCTCCAAAGACTCCGGGGAGTGTGGTCAGGGATGGTTCCAGACAGCAACGCCAGAATCGTTAGCCGACACGCTGGCCCCATTGCTCCATTGGCGTCTGTGCCACGTCTTTGACTGGCTTTACTTTGAAGCTGGACGTCATGGTTACCCAGAGGTAACTGACATCGCCGAGGTCTACGGCGATGACGACGTGCGAACCGGCTGCATCGGCTGCAACCTGGTCGAGAAAGACACGGCGCTTCTTCGACTGCTGGAACATCATCCGGATAAGTGGGGGCATATCTCGCCGTTGTTGGAGCTAAAACCGCTCTTCCGGGAACTAAAGAAAGCAAAGCATCGCCTGCGCAAGTCTGAACCAGAGAAAAACAAAGATGGTTCCTACGCCAAGAATGGGCAGCGTCTCGGCCCATTGACGATGGAGGCGCGGGAGTGGGCGCTGGGCGTGGTGTTGGACATCCAGAAGCGAGTGAATGAGGCGGCTAACGGCCGTGAGGGTATCAGCCTCATCAATGAGGAAGAAGAAGCCCGCATCCGTGAACTGTGGTCGCTGAACACGTGGCCCAATGGATGGGAGGGCACAGAGGTAACCGGCGATGTTCCGCTGGACTCTATCATGGTAACGGATGGCGGCGATCTTGTGGTACAGCCACTGCTGTTTGGGGGCAGTTGATGACGACAATACAAGAAACCAACCAACGTAAATACGACTTAAGTACCCCGCTTTTAGAAGCGGGCTGGGAATTAAAGTGGGATGGCGAGGGCTGGTGCTATGCCGAACATCCAGAACACGGCCGTACTACGTCATCATTCCCCAACAGGACTCACGGATTGAAGTTTTTGGAGCGCAAAATTGATAAATTGGCGCAAGTTGGCAATTGCACAAAGTAAAATCTATGATACAATGTTCATTAAGTGGGGTGGTCTCCCACCCGCTAATGAATAAAGGAGTATGGTAATGCAAGAAAACCTGGAAAACTACGATTTAATCATTTTCGATCTAGACGGTACGCTCGCCGACCGGGACACCAGCGAACTGCTGCCCGGCGTGGCTGAGTGGTTTCAGGATATACGGCCGTCTTTGGATGTGAAAGTCGTCGTGGCGAGCAATCAAGGGGGTGTGGGGATGGGATGGTGGATGAGCAGCGAGGGCTTTGGCGAGCCAGAGAAGTACCCAACGGCCAAGGATGCAGAGGCGCACCTGGACTCGGTCATGTCTAAATGCACCCATGACGGGCTTGAGATTGATACCGCTGTACTTGAGTTTGGCATAGACGATGCCTGCCTCGCTTTCGCCTATCAATCCAAATCAAGCGGCAAGTGGGGGCCAACGCCGGACATTTACCAAAGCGAGTATCACAGCGTATACGGCCGTTGGGACGCCGATTTCCGCAAGCCAGCCCCCGGTATGCTGCTGGATTTCATGCGTGAATACAAGGCGAACGCTGACCGCACCCTGATGGTCGGCGACAGCGAAGAAGACCTGCAGGCGGCCAATGCGGCAGGTTGTAGGTTTGTTGATGCGGCCGTGTTCTTTAACCGCTAACTAACGGGCCTACCGGCCCAATCCGCAATCATGGCTGGCAGGCCATGAAAGGAGAAATGACAGCTATGTTCAACAAACGCGGCGTGGCAGCGCCGCCAACAACCAACCCTCATATCAATTTATCAACCCCAGGAGGTGCATGATGGCCCAATGCACCACCATCCGCAACGGCCGTCGCCGGCGCAAAACAGCCTATCCCTCCAAGCGGAAGGCTAGAATTGGGCTGCGCCGGGCGGCCAAGCGCTTCGGATTTCACGAGAGCGAGCTTGAGGTATATCGCTGCTGCGAGTGCGGCCAGTACCATTACGGCCGTGTTCCGAAGAAAGATGAACGATACCCGGTGCCAGTGATGGAGGCAGGAACCCATGAACAATCATCAACTTGTTAACCAAACATCCGGCCGTACCGAATGGTACACGCCGCCGCCGATAATCGAAGCCGCCCGGCGTACAATGGGCGGCATTGATTGCGACCCAGCCAGTAGCGCAGCAGCCAACGAGGTTGTAAAGGCGCGAACATTCCACGGCCGTCCCGGGTTCAAAATTGACGGTACAATGGATGGGTTGCCCGTCCGTCTGTATGATGACTTGGGCGGGCTGTCGTGGCCCTGGTACGGCCGCGTTTTATGAATCATCCGTTTGGCGTCCCTGAACAAGCGTGCCGGTCTGGCTGCAAAAAGAAGACATGCCGGGAGCGAGGGTGGCACACGGGATCATATATTCCGGGGAACGCAAACTGGATCAATACGGCCGTTGATGCTTACCGCCGTCACATGGTTGACCAAATATGCATTTTGACCTTTGCTTCTTTGTCCGAGCAGTGGTTTCGCCCGCTGCTGGATTATCCGATCTGTTTCTTCTATGGCCGTATCAACTATATTGATCCTGATACTGGCGAACCGGTCAAAGGGGTAACCAAGGGGTCGTGCCTGACGTATCTAGGGCCAAACATTGCCACGTTTGCCTACGAGTTTCGAGAGTTAGGTAAAGTGCTTGTGCCGTTCAACATCATGGCGGAGTTGGCGCGGCCGCATTATTTGCTTAAGGTGCCACATGGCTGAGGAGATGAGCCTCGCCGATTTCCTGGAAGAATACGGCGATCAGGGCAAGGCGACGGCCGTGGACGAGGTGATGGACCTGGAAGCGTATCTGGCGGCATACGGCCGTAGGGCCAAGGGCGCCGCTTCGCAGCAGATCGGGGCCGATGGCGAGGATATAGCCGAGAATGCCCTCCGCGCCTACGGGGTGCGCATGGTGGAGCAGATCGCCACACCCTACGCCGTTACCGGCCGGAAGAAGGGTGGGTGGATCCGCCTGGTGCATAAATCAAAAGTGTCCGGTGATCGGCGTGGTGTCATGGGCGACGGCAGCGGCCGGCGCGTGCTGGCGGAAGTGAAGTCCACGGCCGGCGACCGCATCAATTGGAGCCGCCTGGATGATCACCAGGTGCAGGCTCTGGATGAAAACAATCGGCTGAATGCCGTGTCTTTATTAGTGGTTGTCTTCACCGGCCAGGCGTTTGTGCTGCGCTGGCCGGTGGAGGGCTTTTTGCCGAGGACCAGCATTACGCTGGACATGGCGATTGATAATCAGTGGGATGGTATATCCTAAAGGAGATTGTGTGAACCTTGTGATTAACTCAGAGATTGTTGGTAGGCATGGGTTTCCCGATTACCTACCAAGCATTGTCGATGATGTGAAGCCATCTTCGTTGCTCATTGTCGGGTACAACAACGTTGCTATCAACGCGGTTGTTTCCTGCTTGCCATCTGGCACAGCGGTATCAGGAATCGTTTGTGATTCGTATTTCGGTCACGAATGGGCAAAGAGTTACTCAGCGAAAATTGGCGGAAGATTCTTGTATGTCGCGGATCGATTAAATGTTTTGAATGTGGATACAAACATGTTGCACGGTGGCGTAGGCAACTCGCTTGCGCAAGAGTATGAAATCGTGTCCTACGTGTGGGGGTGCCAGACGAAATACTACACGTTTGTTTTGCCAGAGTGCTGGCATATGGTGCGGTGGAATGCAATAGATACGGCCGTATCGGGGGAATGATGGCGGAAAATTACACGGATTGCCGGAGCGAGACGGGAGTGACCGTCGGGTTACTAGATGCGATTATCACCATTCTCCGCATTGTAGCCAAACGAGATTTATCACCACCCGAAGTCGAAGAGGCGCTACGCGACTTGGCGCACGATGAAGACTTGGCGTTTTTACTAACGGCCGTACCCACGACAAACAAGCAAGGGATCACATTTAACCCAATTGAAGGGCAGCGCGATCCCTTTGCGTCCCAGGACACTGCCCCAACCGAGGAATGATGACAGAAAACAATTGGAGCGATTGCGTAAACGACGATCTGGTAGAGATGGGACCATTAGGTCAATGGCCTGTGTTTTATCATGCAGACGACTGCACCAACTATTGTGACTATGCCTGCGGTGGTACATGGCATGATGACGTGGCTCATTTGGAAGCCGATGCCGCGGCCAGGCTGCACCGAAAAACGGCCGGGCATTTTAGGGTACGTGAGTCGCTGCGGGCGTCCGATGGTTCCGAGTGGGCATTGGATCCGGGCCAGGAATCTGAATTGGTATTTGAAGACGATGACGGCTGGTGGGTTCGGTTCCCCGGCGGCGTTTGCTTCGATTATTACGAAGTTGATCTCAGTGATGATTTGTTTGAAAGATTTTGGCTTGATACGGCCGTGAACAAGGAGCGCAATCGATGAGCAAGCACAAGCATTACTTTATCTACGATGAGGATGCCGATGGATACGGGGGCGCAGGTTTTGTCTGTTCTTGCGGCGAAATGATGGGGCCTGATTCGTTTGCGGCCTGGGTAAACTCCCAGCTTCATGGAGTCTATGAAGGGGAATCGCGCAAGACCATCGAACAGGAATCTACCAAAGGCCTTGATTCACCAGTCGTCTGCGCCGTTAAGCGCTACCCGGCCAAGATCGCACTTGGTTCACGTTCAATGCATTGGGACGAGGAGGAGGAAGTATGGGTCGTAACAGAGGAAATGTTGGGCGGAAGAACGGCCGTGACCTACTACGGGGGGAGCGAGCTTTTGGCGGTTTCCAGCCTGGCTGAAGACCTGCAAACAGGAGAAGGTGGGTGGAGTGACGATGACTGAATTCAATGATCGCTGGCGCCGCGTGGCTGTTGAGCACCCAGAGGATGTGCTCGCGCTTACAGACAAAATAAACGATGCACTCGGGCGAATGAATGGCCCGAGTGTATCAATTGGCCAGACTGAGGCATTCATACTTGCCTCAGATTATCTCGAGACAAAAGAGGCCCTCACCGAAGCAAGGCGAAACATGGAAAGCTACGCCGATTTATTGGGGGCATTACTGCATATGGTTGAAGCTTTCAACGTGGGAGTCGGTAACTACGAGGACGAAGACAATGCCATTAACAACGGCCGTGCCGCCATTGCCAAAGCGGAAGGTGGCACGGCCGTATCCGAGGAGGCGTGATGAAGAGATTGAGGCCATATATGGCATATTCTCATGCGGCCGGGTCGGGAGAGGGCGCTGCGCTAGTATTTGATTTTAGCGCCAAGGGCGCAAAACTGCGCGCTTGGCGGCAGTGCGGTTGGGATATTTCGAGCGAGTGGATCGATTTGTATGTGAAGTGGATACGTAACGAGAGCAACGTGCTGCCACTGGCCAATCAGGAAAAGTTGGCCAACAACGAGCCGCATATAGTGGACGCCCCCGCCCCCTGTAGTAGTTGCAACATGTGGGGCGTCGGACTGGACAGTGATGGCAGATGTTCCTGGTGCGGCGAGTATCCGGGAGATGTATTGCTAGAAGCAATGACGGCCGTGAAGGAAGGTGAGTCGTGATGAGAGCATATGAGGTTTCGATAGCGGCAAAAGGATGGGATGATATGAAGGCTATCGTTGCGGCCGAAAGTCATGGCGGAGCAAAGGCCCAGCAATGGCGTGCAGCCAACGATGCGGACTTTGTCATCAAATTCACGTACTTTCGCGCCAAACGAGCGCCGGAATTTGACGGCTTGGTTAGTGACCCGGATACGGCCGTTTGGCCCTACGTGCTCGGATGGAAGCATCAAGGCGAGACGTGGGGATGTTTGGATACAACCAAACAAGGAGTGTGGAATGACTAATGAGAAACTAGAGCAATTAGTAAGAGACAGCGCCCCGTTAACTGAACGGCTTCAAAAATGCACACGGATCATTGGCGAATTGTGCAGGGAAAGACGACCGCCGTCAATGTCTATACCGGTTCAATGGTACGATGAAGATTTTTTCATGAGCGTAACATTGAGCGATGCGATTGATGCCCTAGCAATACCCCAGGAGGAATGATGACCGGAATAGAACTGATAACCAACGAAAGGCAGCGCCAAATTGACGCCGAGAAATGGACATCTGAACATGACGACCAATGGACAAGAGAAGAGCTTGCCGGCGCCGCCGCTTTTTACGCTCTTCCTGAAAAATACGGGGAGGTGTTGGCATTTTGGCCATGGGAACCGAAGTGGAATAAAAAATCAAAGCACGACCGCGTGCGCCAACTTGTGGTTGCCGGGGCGTTGATTGCGGCTGAGATTGATAGGTTGCAGCGGGCAATGGCCGCTTCTGAGGAGGTGTGATGATAGACGCAAACGAACTGATCGATATTCTGAAGCACTGGAAAGCCGCGCGCGAGCGCCTCAACGATATTGAAATCGCAGAAAACCTGCGCTGTGCGGTTGATCTGGTGGGACTCTTATCCGAACACGAGGTGGAGGTGGCTGATGAGTTATGGAAAGCTCGCAGGAAAACGGCCGTACCCCAGGAGGAATGATGACCGGAATAGAACTGATAACCAACGAAAGGCAGCGCCAAATTGACGCCGAGAAATGGACGGCCGAACATGACGACCAATGGACAAGAGAAGAGCTTGCCAGCGCCGCCGCCTTTTACGCTCTTCCTGAAAAATACGGGGAGCTATTGGCGTTTTGGCCGTGGGAACCGAAGTGGAATAAAAAATCAAAGCATGACCGCGTGCGCCAGCTTGCGATTGCCGGGGCGTTGATTGCGGCTGAGATTGATAGGTTGCAACGGGAGACGGCCGTTCCTGCCCACCTGTGCCCGCACTGCGGCGAGGATCGCACGGGCAAGGGGTCACTCATCGCGAACGGCCGTGCCTTTTGCAATGAGGCGCATTACGAGAGTTGGCAGGCAAGCGAGAGCCGGCGACCTTAATAAACAGCGTAAGGATACCGTAAGACAATTGGGTCAGGCAGCTCTCTCGCCTCTCATCTCATCCAACACGCAAACACGATTGTCATAATTTAAAGTTCTTTTACAGGTATTTATAGGTGCTTTACAGGCGATTTATAGGTGAGCGGTTGCCGGGGCAATAGAACGGCCTATAATCCACTTTCAAAACAAAAAGCCGCCTGGCGGCGGCTTTCGTCTTTCTCTTCCGGTGGCAGCCGGGTCTGCATGTGCAGACAATCTGTTTACACAGACTTGAGAAATGACAGCTAATCGTCATTCTACAGGCAGAATGCGGTTCTACCAAAAACCCCGTGAAAATCTACCGATTTTCTACGGGCTGGTTAAGGCAGCGCTTAGAAAACAGTGTGTCTCGCAGCCTTTGAACCGCTGTCAGAAGTGTGTCAAGACCCAGTCGTAATCGGGCGGCCAAAACAAAGGAGATCGCAATGGGAGCAAATTGGACGCTCGGCCTTGCGGTGCTAAGTGTGGGGTTGGTGTATCAGGCTGTGGCCCAGGCCATTGATGAATCGAACAGCTCGCCACCGGCATGGCCACGAGTAATCAGTATTGTTATTTGGGGTTTACTGGCAGGAACAACAGGTCACGTCACAAATGTGTTGTACAAATCGGGATATGACCTTACAATATTATTAATCGTGTGCGCGGCGGCAGTAACCGTTGGCTGCGTTGCCGGCAGGCTGCTGGACAGGGTGGGGGAAATGCACGTGGCGCGCCGCGGGGAACGCACGTTCCGCCACGTGATGGCGGAACGAGAAAGGGGAAAAAACGAGGATGGGAAGTGACAGCAGGAGCAACCCGAAGCACGCCAGCTTGACCGGGTATAAAATGGCTGGCTTATGGCAGGAAGTTCGGCTTACGACAGGAGTTATTTATCGAATTCTACAATCTCTCATTCAATATCGCAGCAAATATCAATCGTTCCGCGACCGCTGGGGCAACAAGCCCCCACGCAGCGATAGAGAATGGTTGACCTTTTGGCAAGAGTTCGTATCATTAGAAGACGACCTTTCGTCGGCCCAAGACCGGATCATGGAGTCCCACAACGTCCTGATGCAATCGGCCGAAGAGGGAATGGAAGTGGTTCGGCTCAATGGCATAGATGCGATTGACGATCCAATCAGCTACCTGAGACGGTCCCTGGACCGGGCCGCGGAGTTGGTGAAAATTAATAGGGATGAATAGTTAGTATGTCGTGGCAGCGACCAAAGAAATGACAGCACAACGAAGCAATCTATTATCTGAAATTTATCCGTTGCACTCATGTTTTTACGGCCGTAAGCTCTAGCTTGCGGCCGTTTTGCTTTCGGCGCCCAATGCGACGAAATTACGGCAAATTAATATGTGCAGCGGGTATACATGGCAATCGTGTGGCCCATTGCCGGCCCCACCAGAAACACAAAAACCGCCCTGGCGGCCAAACCTAGCGGTTCTTTGTGTCGAGTTATATTGAGATTGCGGCCCCTTCATTGGGGAGGGGGACGTTTTCTCTTTCGTTAATCAGGAGATTAACACTGACAGGAGATTAGCACAGATGAACATCGAAGTCAAACAATCACCGGAAGCGGTTTGGAAAGCGACACTGGGTGAGCTTGAGCTGCAGATGACCAGGCAGACATTTTATCAGTGGTTAAAGGGATCACGGTTTATTGGGGTGCATGAAGATACCTTTTCAATTGGCGTGGACAACCCGCACGGCCGTGACTGGCTCAATCTGCGACTGAAGCCGACGATTGAGGGGACGCTGAGCGCCATTGCCGGACGGCCGTGCACCGTTGAAATTGGGATGCTGGATGAGTTTGAGGCGCGGCAGGCAATGTCTGAAAACGGCAGGGACGGTGGGCGCGAAAACGGGAACGGCCGTACCGCCATCCCTGAGCCACCAGAAGAGCCGCCGCAGGAACGGCCGTGGGCGGTGCAGGAGGATGGCTATGGGGGGAATCTGACGCCGGAGCAGCGGGCGGAGATGCTAGCGGGGATTAAAGAACGGGAGGAGAGGAACGAGGCGGGGGTAAATGGGTCGGGAAAGGGGAACGGCCGTAAAGATAGCAATGGGGACGGCCGTATACGTTACCGGAAAATCAGAAAGCCAACCGATCCACTCAATGGTTTTGTAGCAACCACGCACTATGCCATCCGTTTCTGGCGGCCGTATCTGGGTGCTGACTTGTTTGATTTACTCCTGATAATTTCATCCTATGCTTATGAGTTCGAGAAGCTAGACAAGGAGGGGCCATCACTCAAGACACTTGTAAATAAATTGGGAAGGGGCGACTTGTCTAAAATGGTCGGCCGTCCACCAACAACGACCAGGGGTGGTAAGAAGTACCCTGGGTGTTACGGGTTGCTGAATGAATTACGGGATCACAACCTATGCCATCATAACTCGGAAGGTAAGGGACGGGGCCAAAAACAATACTTCGATTATTTAACAAAGATGGAAAATCTTCCCATGCTGACACCAAAGCAGGTAGCCACCCTGTCTCAGGAAGATCAGGACGAGCATTATGAATGGCTGCTGTTGCATACTACCGAGGAGACCGGTGGCGATCTAGAGGCCTGGTTGGCAGACGAGCGCGAAACGCGGATTCCGGCGCTTTCGTTGGAAGAATACGCTTAATGTCTACACGAATATTAACATGTGGCCCACATGTTAAATGGCCAGTTAGCATGTGGGCCACATGTTAATATGAAAAACGATTACATTGTGGCCCACACCCTAAATACGACCTTTAGGTTGTGGGGATCATGTTAATGCTCGACTATAAAGAATAAAAGACAACTTGGAATAATATTATTGATCTATTTTTAAATAACGGTGAAATGATGGATGGAACCCCAACCCCCCTGGAATTTTTCGATATTGTGATCCCGAATGCCTCATCGACGGTAACGAAGATTGTGGCGGCCGTCATACGGCAGACTTTGGGAAAGCGGCGAGAATGGTGGGTAGCAACCAATGAGGGATTTGTGCGCCGATCCGGAATTGGCAGTACTGCATCATTTGGGACATCTGTATGGGATGCTCGCACAGATGGCTATATTGTTCTTCGAGAACTGACCCCAGATGAGCAGAATGATTATTATTTTGATGGGGTACGGCCGTTTTTTGCACTGCGTTTGCGGTTTAATGGTGACCCGCTTGATGCACCGGCTCACGAACGGCCGTTCCTCGACGAAAAGCTGAGGCGTTTTATCCTGGAACGGGACAACCGTACTTGCCGGTATTGCGGAGTTCCGGCGACCCAAGTAGATCACATAGTTCCCAGCGCTGGTGGATGCGACAATAGCCCGGACAATTTAGCCGCAGCCTGCGGACCGTGCAATCGGCGAAAGGGCGCCCGTACCCCCGAACAGGCGGGTATGATCTTACGGCCGATCCCGGCCTAACCACGGAGGACCGCATGAGCAAATTCAAACTACTCAACGACCTACCCGAAGAGGAGCAGCGGCGCATCCTGAAAGAGCTTGCGCCCCACGCACGGCCGGCAGAAGTCACCTTCTCTACCAGCATTGATCCTTTACCCGAGCTAGGCGGGCGATTCCCGTTACCCTGGAATATCCCCGGCCCTGACGGCCGTATAACCCAATTTGGCATTATTCAATCGGCCGTTCCGCTGCCGGAGATAGACAGCAAACTTCATGAGGCTGTGCGCACGGCCGCCCAGTCATTCGAGAAACACATCGCCCGCCAGGTGTGGGGTGGGGCGGCGAGCGATGACCAGCCCGGCGCCGGCTTCACAGATGCGTCCACCTATGCGGACGGGGAAGATTCGCCGGTGTCCTTCGACGACGTACTCCAGACCATCAAAGAGTTGCGGCGGATGAGGGTGGAACGGCCGTACCTGGAAGCCATCTGGTTTGTTCACGCGCCGGAAGCATACGGCCGTTTTATGGATGCCTTCCCCATCCGCCGGGCCGCGCTCGCCAGTATCCCCGTCTATTGCTGGAACAGCGAGGACGTCCCCGACGAGCTAACCGAACACGAGCGGGCCTTGAGGCGAGAAACCGTCCGGCGACTAGAGATTCCCTTTGATGGCCTTATCCCCGGCGTGTGGCTGCGGATCAGCGACGGCCGTGTCTGGCTGGTCGAAGTAGAAGATTTAGTCAAGGCGCTGCAATCCGGTGAAAATACCCCGGATTAGCACAGGCGGCTAAAAATTCATGCTTGCACTATTTTCTATTATGTGCTATTATTTACTTCCCGGCATTGGTCAACCGGGTGAAGTTTTTGGAGTATGGTATGTCTAGAATTCCCAATTTGGACGACGTATTTATTGTCAACAACACCGTTATCGGCGGCGTTGTCTGCCGGCAGGCGATCCTGCGCGGCGGCCGTATCGTGGAGTTAACGGCCGCCGCTCTAGACAGCCTGTTCTGGGCGATTAAGGCCAGCCCCGGCCACAAGGTGGCTGCCGTGCCGTACGCGGGTCCTGGGTATACCTACACCGTTAAAAGAGAGTTGTATTGTAAATCAAAGGAGTATGGTCATGGACAGTGAGAATTATTTGTATCAGGTTAATTATCATGATGGCGGCGGCTGGCAGGCCATTCCCAGGGAAAGGATTGTCGAACGCCTGGGGGCCGCGTTCACCTACGCGGAGTGGCTGTTCAATCAGGGCCAGACGATGGCTCAGTCACACGTGGAGTATCGCCGCGTGCTGGTGGCTCCTCCGACCGTGGAGGTCATCGTCTCCCGCGAGGGGCATTTCTACCGCTACAGCCGCATCCTGAACGGGAATCCGGATGTCGTGGACAAGCCCATTGATCGGCATCTGGCGCAGGAGATTGCCAACAACAACCCCGGCGGCGACGGCCGTCCGGACTTCGGCCCGGAGCCGTGTAGCTGGGAGTACGCGGCCGTGATTCAGCTAGAAGAAATCGAGGCGTAATATATCGACTTGGTTTCGTCACTTTGGCAGAAGCGGCGAAATTTGCAAAATAGGAATGACAGTGAACCCAACAAGAGAAAACAAAACGATAACCTTGACGGCCGAAGAGGAACTAACGGCCGTCCGCGCCGGCCGTGACAGGCTGGTGCAGTTGAACCAGGAGTTGATGGAGCAGCAGGTGCGCCGGTTCCATCAACCATCAACCCTGCTGGCTGCCGCGGCCTGGCTCAGCACGTTTGCGCTGATCTGGCTGCTGGTCCTCCGGATCGTAGACGGTGGCTTTTTAACGGGCGTCGTCCTGATGTTTTTTATGCTTGTAGCGTTGGCCGCATCTGGCCAAAAATAATCAACGTGGCAGCCGGGACGTGGCAGCGTACCGGCCAGAAAGGAAAGGGAAATGACAGCTAAAAATCAACCAAATAATCAAACTAAAACAGAACAAGGTACGGTGAAATTCTTTCACCGGTTAAAGGGGTGGGGATTCCTCACGGCCGATAAGGACGGCAAGGAATTGTTCGTTCACTATTCGGCCGTTGAGGGTGAAGGGTATCGTAACCTGTACGAAGATCAGCGGGTGAGCTTCACCCGCCATGACGCCGGTAAAGGCCCCCAGGCCCGCGACGTGAAGGTGTTGGGGGAGTAGGGTGGCTTTACTCAAGGCCCCTTTCCCGTGGCACGGCGGTAAGAGCCGTGTGGCGCACATCGTCTGGCCACGTTTTGGCGACGTTCTCAATTACGTCGAACCGTTTGCCGGCAGCCTGGCCGTTTTGTTGGCACGGCCGTTCCCGGTGCGCACGGAGACAGTCAACGACGCGGACACGTATTTGTCAAATTTTTGGCGGGCAACGGTGGCGGATCCGGAAGCGGTTGCGTATTGGGCTGATTATCCCGTTATGGAGGCGGACTTGCACGCACGTCATTTGTGGCTGGTCAACCAGGCTGAGTTCCGTGAAAAAATGATGGTCGATCCAGAATACTACGACGCCAAAATAGCCGGGTGGTGGGTGTGGGGACTGAGTGCGTGGATTGGCAGCGGGTGGTGTGCTACCGAGCGAGTTGACAGACGAAGCGGGATCCGTCTAGATGGTACGCCAGAACGGAGACGCCAGGAACTAAAGAGAGGCAAAGGTGTCAATGCCGACAACGTGGCCAATAAACGGCCGTTTCTTCAGCATAATGGCGGCGTGGGTGTTCACCGGCCGTCAATCCACAAGAAGCGGCCGCTCACCCTCAAGGGCGGCACAGGCGTCGGACGGCAGTCCATGACCCGCAACGGCCGTACACGTCCCAATCTACGGCCCAATCAGGGTATCGAGGGATTGCCGCAGAAAATACCAAACATGAAAGGAAATCGCGGCGTCAGCCGCCAATTTCCTTACCTATCCGGTGACAGCGGCGCATCCGGCGCGGGCATTCACGCCACCGCTTTCAATCGTAAGACCGGCGGCATCTATGACTACATGGAAGCGCTGCAGGCCCGCTTGCGCCGTACCCGTGTGGTATGTGGCGATTGGAAGCGCATCATGGGGCCAAGCGTGACCTTTCTCATAGGGGATACGGCCGTTTTCCTTGACCCGCCTTATGGTGACACCCGGCAAGCGAATTTGTATTCCGTAGATAGTTTGACCGTTGCTGATGAGGTTCGGGAGTGGTGCATAGAAGAGATCACATATGGCAAGCCGGGAAAGAAGAATTATTTCAAAGGCCCGCGCTACACACACCCCAAACTACGCATCGCCCTATGCGGGCTGGATGGTGAACACAACGAACTGGAATCGCTTGGTTGGGATGTGGTGGTCTGGAAAGCCAATGGCGGCTACGGGAACCAACGAGCGGATGGCAGTAACGATAACGCCAACCGTGAACGTATCTGGTTCAGCCCCAACTGCTTGAAGCAAGATTTTAGCGGCATCGTAGACAACCGGATTTATGATGACTTGCCGCTATTTTTAGGAAATGACCAATGATCGAACTCCACGTCCTAATCGGCGGCGAATGCCGCATCTACGCCCACGACACCGTTTACACCTTTCACGGCGGCCTCGGCTGCCAGGACTATGAAATATCCGAGTACCTGCTGGAAACGGCCGTCACCCACATGGCCGACCGGCAGCAAGCCACAACCGGCGAGTCGCTTTACGGCGTCTACCTCGCCGCGTTACAGGAGAGCGAAAATGACAGCTATTGAACAATGTGAGGGCTACAAGAAGTTACTGGCGGCCGCCCAGAAGGACCAGGACAAGTCCCCTAGCTTCCACGACTATTTTGCCAAGGTACGTTGGGCGGTTGAGCGTGCCCAACACTATGCCGAAAAGACCGGTATCCCGGCGGCGGACATCCTGGATGCCTGGGAGAGCCGTCGCGGCTACTGGTACATGAACTATTACCAGGACTCCCGCCAGCCAGAGATTAAAGGTGACCACGTTCGCGTGTTTGAAAAAGCCGAGGACGTGACACAGGCCGTTGGCCTTCTTGGCTTCCGCTGCCCGCGATGCGGTGGCGTTAGCACTGACCCGCGTACCTGCAACAGCGGGCTGGAGATTGAGCTTTACGACGGCCGTGGTCCATGCGATTGGAAAGCCTACGGGCTACTGGGCACGCTGGGGAAGGGGCTGTACGTGTTTGTCAAAGAGTTGGTCGGCGGGCAGGAAATCTTCATGCCCATCGCCTTTGAACAGGAGAACGCCCATGCAGACGCAGGTGACACGGCCGTGCCTCATGAGGCGTAACGAGGACAGAAACAAATGAACAAGCAGAACAAGATGGATGAATTTGGAGTGAGAATTGCGGCATTGGCAGAGGAGGCAAAGTTGATTTGTCGCAATCGCGGGTTGACGACAGTAGACAAGGTGACAATTGTTGTCAGAGACGAAGACCGTCCCGGAATGCACTTTGTTGTGTCGAATGATCCTGGATGTAGTTTTGTATTTTGGTATAGACCGGAGGACGTGTTGCCAGATGGCGCTAATTGGGTGTTGGCAAGTATTCGCCCGGTACGATACACGGGAGATGTGCAAGACCCTGACTATCTAGCACTCGCGGCGTTCGACGGTACCGAATGGCGTACAAAATACGGTCGAACACCGGCGGGGTACAAAGTAATGGCGTGGTGCGACCTTCCAATACCAGAGAATTCCCATGAAAGCGCAAGTTGATCAAAAAGTCGCCCAGGAAAGTGGTGAAAATACCCCTAATTTAGTCGAAGCTTTGCCCATCTTTATGATGAACGCCTTACCCGGTCTCCAGCCCGAAGACGCAGCCCTGATTACGGCCGTGGCCTGGAAGATGGCCCTGTGGCGCAACATTCAGGCCACGGCCGAAGCGGAAGACCTGGCGCTGACGGCCGCCCAGCGGGGCGATGCTCCGCGCCGGCTGATGCGTATGTGGCACCATCTGAACAAGGCAGATACGGCCGCCGGTCGGGTTGTACCGGGCTGGATACCAGTTTTTGATTAATTGCCGTTACCCTATTGCATTATTTCTATTCCTGTATATAATGTAAGCAGGTCTTGGTTGTGCGACTAAATCAGCCGCCCGGCCAAAAAGGAGTATGGTAGTGTTATTACATCCACCGATAGAAGTTGAAGGAGTAGGAATTGTGAATATGATGAGCGAGGAGAAGCGCTTGTTTGGTGAGTCTGATGCGGCTCAATACACCGACACACCGCTGCCAACCCTGTGCGACCATCGGCGTAAGGGGAAGCTCAAGCCGGCCAACGTTGGCGGCGTGTGGATTTATTCCAAGAAGCAGTTGGACCAGTACCGCAAACGTGGCGAGAGCAATGAACCGCCTCCGGACGTGGTTGGTTCGGCCGAGGTCGCCGAACGCTTGAACACCGTTATAACCAACGTCAATTACCATACCCGGGTTCAAAACATACCGGGTCAGAAGATCGGCAGCCGCTACGTCTACTGGCAGTCAGACCTGGAGCGGGTGGCAGAGCCGGGCGATTACGACATGGACCAGGCCAGAGCCTATCTCAAGGATCATGGCGTAGATTTAGCCAAAAGAACCTTGTGGTATCACGCTCAGACGGGCGCGCTGGAATCAAACCAGGGCGTCGATGGGCTTTATTTTAATCAAGATCAGTTAGATCGGTTTATTGAATCGCGTCGAGAGTAGTGTAAGCGCTTTCGCGGCCGTGGCAGCGGCAGTCGATTCAGGCGAGCAAAGCTCGCAGGGAGAAATGGCAGCTATGGGTAAGCAGTATAAGCCTTCCACAGGGGGGCGAGGAATTGAGTGGTGCGATGATACGCGCAACCCCTTTGGTGGTTGCCACCATCGCTGCCGGTGGACAATGCCGGATGGGTCAGAAGCGATCTGTTATGCGGAGGCACTGGCCAACAGCGGCGTAGCCATCAAAGCATACCCCCACGGATTTGAACACCATTATTTCAGAGAACATCAGTTAGAAAAACTGACGGCCGGCAGTGAACCGCTGCTCATCTTCATGGACAGCATGAGCGATATGTTCGGACACTGGGTTCCCGAAGATCAGGCGATCCGGGTTCTCCGCAAGATGGCCGATGCTCCGCATCACACCTACCAGGTGTTGACGAAAGCCCCCGGCAGAATCTTGAAATTTATCGACGAACTTCCACCGAATTTATGGGTGGGTGTTTCCAGCGCTCCGGATGAGTTTTTGGGCCATACCCTTTCGCAGAGGCAGCAAGAAAGGTACATGGAGCGGGCGCTGGATGTCCTGCGCCAGGTGCGCGACAGGGCCGGGAATATCGTCTGCATGTCGCTGGAGCCGGTCTCCTGGGATATGGCGCATCTTTTCGAGGGCCAGCACCCGCTGGATTGGGTCATTGTTGGCGCGGCCAGCAACGGGCCAACCTACTACCAGCCGGACGCGGATCATATCGCCAAGCTGCTGAATATTTTCGACGGGTCCAATACTCCAGTTTTCTTCAAGGGCAACATCAAACGTACTATCAAAGAGAACGCCCGCCTGGGCCGCTTCCGCGAGGACTTCCCTGGTTATTACCGCGATGGTTCCTTGATTCCGGCCGTGTGGCGGCGACAAGAGCAGTGCCGTGAATATGGCTGGACGCTCAACACTTTCATTCCCTCGAACGCGGCGCGAACGGGGCAGGGGGTGCTGCTGTGAGCAAAACGATTGAATTCAACGTTGGTCAGCAGCACCGCCTGGCGCTGGAAGGCAAGCAGGTAACCATCACTGTGACCGAGATCGACGTGCCTAACCGAGATATCGTTTTTACCGTCTCCGGCGACGGCGTGAAAAATCCGAATGAACCGCGCCGGATGAATGTCTTTGCATTGTCCGAGTGGATACTGGCCGTCAAGGCGAAGGAGGCGTGATGTTCGGGCAGGTGGAGACAGCTTCTCCGATGGATAAGGTCAAAACCCTCTACGACCAGCAGATAGCGCTGGAGGCGCAGCTGATCCGCGCCCTGCAAGATGCCTGCCCGCTGGGAACGGAGATCGTTTTTTCTTACGAGGGCGAGCGGCAGAAAGGGAAGGTCATTGGCCACGGAGCCGTGAAACCCGAACTGCGAGTAGAAAACATCAGAACACGCCGGCGCTACTGGCTGGCGCTCTGGAACCTCTTGGAGGAAGTCAGGTACAAACAATAAAAAACGGCCGTTCCCGGGCAGTGGTAAGGGCCAAAGGAGTATAGAGATGGATCAATCAGAAGTTGATAGGCTGAAGACGCTTTATAAGGACAAAAAGAACCTGGAAGACGAGCTTATTGCTACGCTGGCTAAGGTGTATCCTGTTGGCTCCAAAGTCGAGTTTTCCCATCATGGGCATCCGCAAATCGGCAATGTCGTTGACCATAGCCGCGCGCACCCGGAGATTTGGGTTGAAAACATTAACACGGGCAAGTGCCGTTGGTTAACCCTCTGGCATTTATTTGACGAGAATAAGCAATAAAAAACGGCCGTTCCCGGGGCCTGGACAGCGTAGGGAACGGCCGTGACACCATTTACAAGGAGCAAACAATGTCACAGACAATTATAGCAGAAGTAACGGAACTGACCGCCGACGAACTGATTACCATCGCCCAGGCGATGCGGAAGTCAACGCTGATGACGCAGATTACCTATGACCCAAAAGAGAGCGTGTTTATGGTGGCCATGTTCGACGGAGACAATGGCCTCAACTTTGACCGGCGCGGGCTGGGCGTTCACGCCAAGCTGCCGGTGGCGCACCAGATGGCGATGAACCAACTGGACATGACAGGAGGAACGAGATGAGTTGGTTAACTAAATCACTCGATAATTTCACGGATTGGTGGAACGAGAAGCGCCTTGCCGAAGCTGTAAGAGACCTTGAAGAGGAAATGGCGTTGACCAGTTTCGGTATGGATGAAAATGGCTATAAGTTTACGGCAGCCCACGAACTACTTGGCGAGATGGCGGTAATTCTTGCCGAAATGCTGGAGAAGCAAAACCCAAGAAACTATCTGGCGGTGACGTTGATACCGAGCGCCAAGCGGCAATTAGATCCGCTGGTAGTAACAGTTGGGTGGGCAAACCGTTCCAGCCCAGCTTTGAGGGCCAACGCGCTGGGAAACTATCTGGAAGATCTGTTGCATTGGAAACGAACTGTATTTGATGTTGTTGAGCAGAGCCATACTCCGTTGCCCGATCACGTACAGGCGAGGCTGGATGATTTAGAAGAGCATGGTTTCAAATTGGCGACCCCGATTCCATCTATGCCGGACGGTCTTTACGAGTTGATGCGTCGCCTTGAGGCGCTGGTAGTGATGGACTTGATAAAGAACGTGCAGGACGGTGAGGAAGAATGAGCGACAAGAACGGTTCTGTAATCGACAATCTCTGGTCGGTGTTGGCCAATGCCTACAATCCGGCGAAGATAGAATCGACGATCCGGGAAGTGCAGGATTACGTTGGCGGCTTGGTGGACTTGCGCCGGGTTCGCGGCCGTTTCAAGGCCATTGAGGAAGCCGTAGACGCGGCGCTGGGGAAAGCAGCCGCGACCGATGGCAGTTGGCGAGACGAGCCGATCAACTGGGCTGACCTGCACTGCGCCGGCGTTGAATTTGTGGTTGATGAGTTTAGCGACGGCCGTTACGTGGCCACCATTGAGGAAGCGTCGCCGGCGTGCCCATCTCTGTGCAAATTCGTGGCCAATGAGTTGAACAAGGTTGGCTTCGGCGACGTCGAGGTCAGGACGGAGTGGTAATACGGGTTAGTTTCATCGAATAAGGGCGATAGGGAAATGAAGCAGCAATATATCAAAAAGAACATCGCGCCAAAAAAGCGCAGGCTTATTGAGCAGATCAACGACATCATCAACGAGTATTACCCGCGCTATACCCTGACCGTGAGGCAGATCCACTATCAACTTGTGGCGCGAGGTCTCATTAGAAACACACCGGAAATGTATAGATCGGTGGTGGGCGCGTGTGGTGACGGCCGTCTTCTGGGCCTGATCGATTGGGATGCCATTGAGGATCGCACGAGGGGCTTGCAAGGAAACACGCATTGGGAAAACCCAGTTGAGATGGCCCGGGCCGCTCATCGGAGCTATTACCGCAACAAGTGGGAAGGCCAGCAGTATTACATTGAGTGTTGGGTTGAGAAGCAGGCGCTCGAATCGGTACTGGCGCGGGCCTGCCGCCCGCTGGATATAAATTTCATGTCCTGCCGCGGGTACATGTCTCTATCCGAGATGCGCGAGGCGGCAGACAGGTTCAACACAAAACTATACGACGGCTACGAGTGTGTTTTATTCCACCTGGGAGATCATGATCCTTCCGGGATCGACATGACCAGAGATAATATAGAGCGCCTGGAGATGTTCCTGGCTGATGTTAAGGTGGAGCGGTTGGCGCTTAACTATGACCAGGTTGAGCAGTATGATGCACCGCCGGATTTCGCCAAGAAAACGGACAGTCGATTCAAGAGCTATGCCATTGACTATGGCAACGAAAGTTGGGAACTCGATGCGCTTCCTCCTGATGTCCTTGTTGATATTGTCACCCAGGCGGTTTTGCCGTTCCGAGACAATGCCATCTATCAGGATATTTTAGAAGTGGAGGAGCGAGAAAAGGCGATCCTCGGCCATGCCATTCAGTACGTTATTGACCTGGTTGAGGACATGGATTAAGCATTGATTTACAGGCGTGGCAGCGCCTAAAGGAACGAGAAATGACAGCAGCGACATTACGCCAATTTGGGGCTATTCAGTGACCAGGCCTAAATCAAACGCCATGCAGCAAGCGGCGCGTGATGAGATGGCGCACCACCAGATCACGCAAGCGGCCGCTTACCGGAAAGAAACCGGCAAGTGCCCGGTTTGCCACAGTCGCGGCGGGCACGGTATTACGTGCGGCCGTATCAAGTGCATCCAGCGCTGGCTGCAAATCAAGGTGAAGGAGGCATAAATGCCACGAAAGAGTTCAGGATTAACGGTAACGGATCAATTTTGTGGGGCGGGCGGTTCCAGCCTGGGCGCTGCTGCCAGCCGGTGCATTTGGTCACAGCTGTGGGCCAACGTGAGCAATCATCAAAGGATTCGAAATAATGAAGAATAAAGGCAAAGTTTATGTAGGAATTGATCCAATAGTTGTAGATGATGTGCAGCGCATTTTTCTTGAGGTAAATGGGCTGAAATATAACTTGTTACTGTTGGCAGGAGCTATAGAAATAGAATCCCCTGGTGGCATTCAGTTTGAAGCCACCGAAGACGGTAGGTTGATTATCCTCTCTGGCGAAGCAGAAGGTGTCGAAGATGCCTAAAAAGAAATCGTACTTAACCGTCACCGATCAATTCTGCGGGGCAGGGGGCAGCAGCCTGGGCGCGGAATACGTTGGCATGGATGTGTATCTGGCGCTGAATCATTGGCAGCTTGCCATAGATACCCACAACACCAATTTCCCCAACACGCACCACGACTGCGCCGACGTAAGCGCCACCGACCCGCGACGGTATGCAAGCACTGACATATTGGTGACTTCGCCAGAATGTACGAATCATTCAGTGGCCAAGGGAGCCGCCCGCCGCCGCAAGCAGCTTCACCTGTGGGAAAAAGAAGTCATCGATCCATCGGCCGAAAGAAGCCGGGCGACGATGTGGGATGTACCACGATTCGCCGAATATCACGATTACAACGTGATTGTGGCCGAGAACGTGGTCGATGCCCGGCATTGGATTATGTGGGATGCCTGGATATTAGCGATGGATAAGTTGGGTTACGACTATCATATTGTTTACCTCAATAGCCAATTCGCCCACCTTGACCCGCGCACCGTTCGCACCACGCACGACTTCGCCCCACAAAGCCGGGATCGGATGTACGTCGTCTTCTGGAAGAAGGTTAACAAGCGGCCGAATCTGGACTTTAGACCATTGGCGCCATGCTCCACCTGCTGCCGTGATGTAGAGGCGGTACAGGGTTGGAAGCAGACACCGGCCGTTCGGAAAACAGGCGGGCGCTGGGGGCGCTATGGCGACCAGTACATTTACTGCTGCCCGACGTGCGCCAATGAGGTCATGCCCTACCATTTTGCGGCGGCCAATGCGATTGACTGGTCACTGCCGGCGGAGCGGATAGGCGACCGGAAACGGCCGTTGAAGGAAAAGACCATCAATCGAATCAGGAAGGGGCTGGAAAAGTTCGGGAATCAATACCTGATGATCGAGCTTCGCAACGGTCAGGACGCCCGCCAACTTAGCGAGGCAATGAGCACTATAGCGACCAGTGGAGCACATCACGGCCTCATGATGCCTTATCTCATCAATACCCTGCATGGCGGCGGAGCAACGGCCGTGTCTGACTCACTGGCCACGCAGACGGCGCGGCAAAGCCATGCGCTGGTGATGCCTAATGCGTTTCTGACATCAATCAACGATTACGACGACCGTAACATCCAGGTTGGTGACCCGATGGGAACCCAGACCACTCAAAACAAGTTTGGCTTAACCATGGCCCCTTTCATGGTAGAACTGCGCGGAACTAACACCCCCAAAGGCGTAGATGAGGCCATGTCAACCGTGGCTGCTAACGGCAACCATCACGGCCTGCTGCTGCCCGCGCCCTTCCTCATGAGCTATTACGGCACGGAAAACAACCGGGGCGTAGATGAGGCAATGGGCACGTTAACGGCCGTTGACCGGCACGGCGTGGTCATGCCCTTCTTCATCGGCTACGCCAATGGGGAAGGCCCGGCGCACAATGTAACCGATCCACTGCTGACCATCCACACCGAGAATGGGCACGGGTTGATTCAGCCAACGGCCGAAATCAGCGTGGAAGACTGTTACTTTCGCATGTTGCAGCCGCCGGAAATCGGCAAGGGCATGGCGTTCCCCGGCACCTACGTTGTATTGGGCAACAAGCGGGAGCAGGTCAAGCAATACGGCAACGCAGTCACACCGATTGCCATGCGGCAGATTCTGGGCAGGGTTGCAGAGACGTTTCAGTAAGGAGAACCGATGACACCAAAAATGAGAATGTGGACCGGCAGCAAGATGCTGCTTATGGATTCGGCAAGGGGTATCGAAGCCATCACCGATTGCTACTCGCAGCAAGTGCTTTATGACGAAATCAAGGATTCTTCGCGGGTGATGTACATGGCCTATGACCACGTGGGTCAACATGGCGCTGCCTTCGAGTTGGCGACCGGTCTGCGCGATGCGAACGGCCGTGAGATCTACGAAGGCGACGTCACGCAGCAGCACGGCGGCCGGTGCAAAATCGAATTCATAGAGGGATGCTTTCACGCTACAAAAATCGCTCCGGAGGGAATACCCTGGTCAATCCCGCCGCACATCTGGCACAGCGTAAAGGTTATCGGCAATGTTTATGAGAATGGATGTTTATTAGATGACAAAGATTGAGGCGATTCGAGAGGTTAGGAAAGGTCAGTTTGTTGTCGATTACCTGTGTGATTATTGCAACAAGCCAGATTCTGGCCGCAAGTCTCATAATGAAAGCGTTGACAGCGTCGAACTGCACGGCCCGCTGGGCCTGTGGCTGGAATTACAACCGGTGATTGGCCGGTGGTTAGTGCGCACGGCCGTTGCATTGGCGGCGGCCGTGCTGCTGATATGGAGGATTAAATCATGTCGTGGTTAGTTGGTATTTTGGCCGGGCTGTTCGGCGGCCTGATTGTGGTGGGAATTGTCATTATGATCGTCGACTATCGGAATTGTCCGACGATTGACGATGACGGGGATAGCCTGTGACGTTGATACCTTGAGTATCGAATCAAAGCGAGGAAATCATGAAGAACGAACTAATTGCAGAACTATGGAGAGGCATTCGAGAAAAAACGGCCGTGGAGCGGGCAAGGCTCGTATACATCCGCTTTCGTATTAATATGAAACTCGTCATGAAACTCGTCGAGGCGGAGGAGGGGTCCAATGGACAGCCAAGCTGAATATTTAGAATCAAGCGGCGGGTCCGACCTGTTCCGCAACGTGGTCACGGGCGAGAAGGTTCCCTTTATCACCTACCCGGTCCGATTCGACGCATACGGCAATTACCGTATGGATGACAAAGCCCTTGTCACTACCCGTGACGCTGACGGCCGTGAGGAGCGGTGGTGGATCCAGTACGTACCCGTGACGCAGGGCCTGCCCTATTCCGCTCGTATCTGGCAGGAGTTGGCCTGCCCGGCTCCAAAAATGCCGCTGGGGACGCTTCTGTTGGGTGCTATTGTGATGCAATTGTTCCAGATGTGGGTAATGTGGCTGTGGCTAAAGGGATGATTGACAACCTCTTCCGGGTGGCCTACAGAAACACGGCGTCAAGCTGGCCGGCCTGGTGGACACGCTCATGGACCGGCTGGAGAAGGTAGACCATTGTTTTTACCGGGACGCTGCTTCGTCTGAGATGTGGGGAGATCCGGAAGACGTCGCTTTCCTCATGGCCAACGTCACGGCCGTGCTGCGCTGGCATTATACTGTCCGCGCCGGCCGTTTGGATGACGGCTTTCCCGGCACGGTGCAGGATGCGGAGCAGTGGCTGGCGCGATTTGGCTTCGCGCCGGTGGCCAGGAATTCGGGGCAATTAAGTCTATTTTTGGATTGAGACATGATAGTTGATCGAGAACGAAAAGAGCGAGGGAAAATAGCCGTTGGATATGGACCGCGCGGATTCCTTTCTAATTACCCGCCTGATGTGGTCTATGTCGTGGACGGCCGTCCCATTACCAAGGGCGACATCCTGGACGGCAAGCGCGCCAGGCAGCGCCGGCGGCTGGACGTTATCCGGGCCACTGACGAGGTGGTTAAGCCCTGTTTTGTTTGGGTGTTCCGTGTTGACGGGTTCGCTTATTACGGCTGGAATCTGTACGTCAGGACGCTAAAACAGTCTTGGTGGGTCAGTCGCCGTAACGGTGGTGACGACCGTATCTGTCGGCGAGCGATGCAGTTGTTCCCGTGCGGTTACCTGCCGCTGATCGAGAATCTGAAACCCTGGATGATTGCCTTTGCTGAGCAATATCACTGGCCCACGCGGAAACGGCCGGAAAATCAGGGGTTGGCTGTAGCCAGGGTCAGGTTTGACCGGTTAACCGGTCAACTACTGGACATTTCGTCGGAGGAATAGAGATGACGATTTCAGGAATCATGATATACGACAACAGCGGGGATCCGCTGGAAAAGAAGGTGCAGCGAGCAGTCGCCCGCTACCGGGAACGATACGGCAGTGAGCCAACCGTATGCAAGGTTAACAACCAGCTTGTCACCGAGGCCACTCAGGTGGCCGGCGTGATGGTCATTCCGGCGCGGGAAATCGAACCGGACAAGTACCTGATCGGCGTGGAGAATTAACAATGCCAGTCATCAATTATCATAATTACAAATCCACCGAAGCCTTGCAAAAGGCATTCGGCGATAACTGGATGTACGTCGGCCGGGCCAACCAGTTCGTTGACAGCCCGCGCAAGCGGGGCCGGGTGGTGAATGATCCGATTGAGTTCTACCGCCAATGGCTGTGGAGCAAAATCAAGGCAGGGGATAAGGCCGTGTTAAACGCCCTGCGTCAAATCGACGAAAATACGGCGCTGGTCTGTTGGTGTGCCCCGGCGCCCTGCCACGGTACAGTGATTGAACTGGCCGCCGCCTGGCTGCGCGGCAGCAAACCACCGCTCGCAAATTGCGAGATCAAGGCAATTACGCTGTGGCAACCATGGGCAACTTTAATGGCCTTGGGCCTTAAACGCTTTGAAACCCGCTCCTGGGCGACGAATTACCGCGGTCTGCTGGCCATCCATGCCGCGGCCCGGCCGGTGCGCTGGGAGAGCGAGGTTGGCTTGGCGATGGCGTCTCATTTGAATCAACATGGTTTTTACGGCCGTGATGACTTTCCCTACAAGGCGATTGTTGGGGTGGGTAAACTAATGGGTTGCTATGCCACATCAGATGATCCTATGGGAAGGATCGTCTACGGCGGCGAGATTGCCATGCCGCCCAGTCTCCCGGAATTTATATTTGGCAACTACGCGCCCGGCCGCTTCGCCTGGCACGTGCCGGACGTAGTTGGTTTTAAGGAGCCGATATATTGCTCTGGCGCTCAGGGTCTATGGACGCCGGATGACGAGGTTCGGACGCAGGTAATGGAGCTTTATCAGCGTGCGAGAGAGGCGGTCGGTTGACGGCCGTTACGGAGAAGTGAATCATGTTAGATCGAATATTAAACGAGTGGGAAGCACCAGGCATTTGGGAAGTTCGAGATACCGTTAAGGCGTTCTCGATGCTTATGGAAAAGGTGTTGCGGGACAATGACCATAAAGGCGGGTGGCAGGAATGCGATCCGCGTTGGCTCCTGGCTAAATTAAATGAGGAGGTTGGCGAGTTGGGCAAGGCTCTGACGATCCAGTATCTGCCAGACGGCCGTGAACTCAAAGACTACCCCGATACAAACGGGGGTAGGGGCATGATTGACAACATTATCCGCGAGTGTGTGGACGTGGCTAATGTCGCCATGATGATGGCCGACATCTTCTCGCAGCGTTTACCGGATCGAGAGATCGGTGACAACAGCGGGAAGGGATGCCCAGTCATGGTGTGGGATGGGCCTTGCGCATATCGCTGCGGCATGGGTGGCAGCGGCAACGTGTGTCACAGGCATGGAAAGTTTTAAGACATAAGTGGTATCCGTACACCACCAGTCGAGGCGGCGGTGTAGCCGCACCGTAACCGTCGTAAACCCTCAATTGAAAGGGCTAGGCGTTGCGTTACCCCCTCCCTCCTTTTGGCGCGTAAAAGGCTGCGCTGGACGACTGCCGCCCGGCAGATAACCGGCAAAGCTAACCCGCGACGGGCCGCCTCTACTGGTGGTGTACCTGAAAAATCGATAATGAAAGGATGGTAACAAATGGCTTTGTCACTAGACGACAGCGAACCGATTCACGAATGGTTTGAGCTAACTTACGCTCAATACCTGACTGTCCCGCGCAGTGCGCTTCAATCAATGCCGGTTGAGTGGCAGCGGCGTTTTGTGCAATGCCTGGAAGAGTTAGACGAAACAATAGATTGGCGACCTAAAGAATTCAATCAGCAGTATCGAGTCGGGCTTTGGGAATGGGGCGAAGTGTGGGACGAGGACGGAGACGAGTTTATCGAAGATTGGATTAGAGAGGTTGATGATCCGCTTATGGATTATCGGCGCGGGCGTCGCCGGCTGCCGCTGAAGCCGCCGGAAGGGGAGTGAAATGAAACGCTTAATCAAATCTCAAATCGAATGGTTCACGGCCGCAGCCCTGTGGCTGCGCTGCCTGTTTTCTTCTCGGTTCGGCTCGTTGCCGGCCGTTATCGAACCGGCTATTTTGCTCAATATTCACGCCAGGAACGGCGCGGAGCGGCATGAAAAGGAAGCTATCTACCTGCTCAAAAACCACCTGGTGCGTGTGTTGTATGAGCGGGGCTACTGCGTGGCCGCATCCCACGCCGTCCAGGAGCAGGAGTGCTGGGGCACGTGGAATTACGACTGCGGGCCGCACTGTCCCAAGTGCGGCGGGACCGGCATATACCGGACGTATGAACTAATTCGGTTTACTTTCGTCGTTAATGGCCAGCGATTTACCTGGCATCAGCCGGCCGGCCTCGTTGATTGGCCTGTTGAATTTACCAAAGACGAGTGGGGCACGTATGAAACGGATGAGAGTAAATCAGACAGACGGCCGTTTGGGGACGATGAGAAGGGACTGCACACGGCCGTGTACAAGGTCTGGTGGGCATTGTTCCGCTACGGCAGTGCCCCCAAACTGCCGCTCTTCAATCATCTGCGCTTCTGGCATTGGAAGTCGGGAGACTTTTACTATCCTAATAGTGAGGAGTGGTTCTTCCTTGGCGCTTCGCTGGGGCATGAGTGGTGGCAGGACAACAGCGTCTGGAAGTTATACTGGCCGCGAGTGCCCGATTGGCGGCTGCTGCGCGGCAATTGGGGCAGGGGAGGCGTGGAATGCTCCTGGTGGCCCGATTGGTTTGGTATTGGCATAAAGCGCGAGGACGGTCGTTATCGGTTTGACGTGATCTTCTCCAACAGATCCATGACCAACCGGCTAGACAGGTTCCGCCGAAAGCTGGGCAATCTCCATAATCGTTATTTGTGCCGGCGACATGGCCACAACTGGCGGCCGCGCGCAGCCTGGGCCGGTGGCGGCCGGTGGTGCGAACGGTGCCGCAAGATAGAAAAGGATATCCAGGCCAAATGACGGCGCTATGATTTCGCTACCGGCTGCCAACCCTTATCGTCCATTCCCCGTCGGCTACAATTTGCAGCAGGAAGGTCTCCCGGTCCAGGAGTACTGTGCCTTCGTATGGTTCGGTCGTGTTGACGAGCAGGTCAATGCCGCTGCCGTAGCCGGTGACGGCGAAGTGATGGGAGCTGGCGTTGCCGGTGATGACGGCCGTATCCGGCACTCCTCCCCGCAGAATAACGACGTTGTCCCCCTCGCCGACGAAACTGCCGGGCACGTCGATGGCGTCGGCCGACTGTACCGGGTAGATGGTGATCGTCCACTCGCCAACGGCCGTTACCTCGAAGCGGGCCGTGTGTTCACCTTCCAGGAAGTCGAGCGGCCGTACGCCGGTGTAGGGGGCGGTGGTATTCACGAGCAGGTCAATGGCCAAGCCGCTGGCGTCGTAGGACGTAACGGCGAAATGGCGGCTTCCGGCGTTGCCCTCGATGCGGGCCAGCATGGGCGCATCGGTTTTGTCCACGTCTACGATGGCATCCCCTGAGCCGGCCAGGACAATCGGTTCGGGCAGCGGCGTAGCCGTAGCGGTGGGTGCGTTGGTTGGTATGGGCGTGCTGGTTGGCTCCGGTGTCGGTGTGTCAATAGGCGTGGCTGTATCGGTAGGCGCCGGCGTGCCGGTCGGTACGGCTGTATCGGTGGGTTGGGCGGCTTCGGTAACGGCGGCAACAGCGACGGCCGTCTCTTCGGCCCTGGTCTCCTGCCGGATCGCGGCTTCGGCCGCGGCCGTCGCCTTCCCTTCCGGAGTGTTGGCCAGGTACAGACCGAAAACAAAAAGGCCCAGGCAGAGTAGGGCTAGGAGACCAACGCCGATGGCGATGAACTTAACAGATCTTGACTTGAGCATGATGTCCCTCCGGGGTAAAAAACAACGGTCAACGGCGGGAGTCTAGCGGAAGGAGGGTAAGCCGTCAAACGATTTGCCCGGCCTGCGCTTTGGCATACAATACAATATGCCGTTGTTACCCAGTCAACAGCGGCCGTAGTGGACAATACATAAAATATCTTTTATACTAATTCCTGGAGAGTAACAGCGCTGGCAGGCGCTTTTAGCGGGAAATGACAGCCATACCGCCTTTCCCCCATTTTACGAAAATATGGTCAACCAATCCCGGTTCTACAACCAGGCAGCTCACGTATTACCACGCCCGTTCGCACGGCCGTACCGGCAGGCTCGCAACGCGCCACCACCACGGCCGTGCGTTTCTTTTTGCCTGCCCACCCCGATACCGGTTCGCGTAGCCATTACCAGCGCCGCTGTAAGCCGTTCTCTCCTTAAGTTTACAAAAAGATTACACCAAAGTTACACAAAAATCGGGGCAAACGCCCAGAAACGAGGGGGGTATGAGTAAAAACAAGCCAGTTAGCGCAGTTACCAACGATCGGGTTCCGATTGACCGGATAGACCCCCACCCCCGTAATTACAACCAGCACCCGCCGGAAGAAATCTTTGGCCTGCGTATCAGCATCAGGCAGTTTGGCCAGGTGCAGAGCGTCGTTGTCCAGAAGAAGCCGGACGGCCGTTACACCTGCGTCGCCGGTCATGGTGTCACCGAAGCCGGCCGGCTGGAAGGCTTGAAGGAACTGGATGCCCGTGTCATCCCCGAAGACTGGCCACCGGAGAAAGTGCTTGCTTATCTGGCGGCCGACAACGAGCACGCGCGGCGCAGTCAGAAAGACGATGCCCAACTCGCTTCCATCTTGCAAGAAGTGCGCGACTTTGATCGGGCGCTGCTGCAAGCGACCAGCTACACCGACGACGAGTTCGCCGCGCTGCTGGATGAAGTAGGAGCGGGGGAGGGGAGTATTCAGTTAAAAGAGGTTGAGGTTAAGCCGCCGCCGGACATGGCCTGGGTGCTCATCGGAATGCCGCTGGTGGAGTTCGGCTCCATCGCTCCAACCATTGAGCAGATCGCGCAGATGCCAAGCGCGATGGTCGTGACGACGGTGAATAATGAGAGCGGCAAGGGGAAACGGCCGTGAACTACCAGAAGGACAACAGCAACCTGCAAGCCAAGCTGAAGCTGCGCCGCTGCTTCCTGGACAAGTACCACTCTGCCGGCGACGCCAACGTCCTGGACTGCTGCCAGGGCACGGCCGTTATGTGGAACCAGCTGCGCCAGGAGTATGATCTGGCCGGCTATTGGGGTGTAGACGAAAAAGCAGGCCGGGGCCGCATCCAGATTGATTCGGCCAAGATATTAGCCCAACCCGGCTGGCCGCAGAACGTGATTGACGTGGACACCTACGGCACACCCTGGAAGCATTGGATAAACATGCTGCCCAACGTGACACGGCCGTTAACCGTCTTCCTGACCATCGGCCGTTCTGGCCCCGGCCCCAAGCGGGCCAAAATCCCCCAGGAGGCGCTGGGCGCGATGGGCTTAACCATCGACGGCCTATCCGTCATGAGTCTGACCGGGCACTTTTTCGAGATGAGCATCCACTACTGCCTGGCGGCTGCGCTCAACCACGATCTGCGCATCGTGGAGTGTGTGGAAGCCTTCACCACCCCGGTTGACCGCTGGCGCGTGCCTTACATGGGTGTCAGGTTAGAGCCTGTTTAATATGGGTATATCGGTGTATTTCCGTCAATATAAGGAGCAGTCATGAGCGCAAAATCATTTGCCAAAAGCGCTGCCAAGCGGCGCAAGAAACAGGAATACAAGGCCAGGGTCAAGGAGTTACGGGAAAAGTATTTCGATGGCGCCAACCACATCCCGCGGGAGAAGCTGCGTGCTTACCAGGCGGCCGTTGGCGCACTGAAGAAAGAGTACGGCTACCTTAAGGGGTAACGATGGACGATGAAATCATTAAGCCGTGGGGAACATTTGACTGGAGGGCAGGCCGTCTGTCAGTTGGCGGCGGGTTGTCCTATCGAGAGTGGGGATTCCAGACGGCCGTCACCTTCGATTATTGGTCCACAACGTTTCAATTCCACTTCCTTTGCTTCTGGTTGGATATTGATTGGAGTAAATCAGATGATTAACGAAAGCGACATGGTTACCGTAGACGATGCCATCAAGCTACTCAATGAACTATTGGAACTGGACCGCCCGGCCGTTGCCGCCTTGATCGCCAATCGCGTGCCCTGTAACGAAGCCCTGGCGGATCATGAAACGGTTCAATGCAGCGCCCAGCACAACGGCTTCCACGTGGGTATGCTGGGTGTTCTCAATGGCCTGTTTGGTACGCTGCCCAACGGTTGGGGTAAGATAACGGCCGTGTTTGAAGACAGTGATGATCCGGCCGAATACGGCCGTAAGCTGATCCGGTTTCATCGCACCGACTTTGGCCGGCCGGCAGAGTGGTTGGGCGAATCGCGTCATGACGGTTAAAGGTTAGCTCCGTGGCCGACATTGTATTGGGTATGTGTATTGGTAGGTGACGCGGTTCGACCGGAACCGCCCACAGCAGTTGCCGCTAGAACATCATGTTTAAATCATTCCTGGCAACAGACGAGCAAGAACAAGAGAGCAAGAAGGACGATTGGCGGCCGTTAGCCAGAGCCGAGTTCGACGCCCTGCGCGAGGCCCACAGTAAGCATCCCCACAAGGAGAAGATGGTCAACACCATCTTTTACCTGGTCGATGCCCGCGTATCCGGCAAGTCAGAAACGGCCGTATTCAAACTGCCAGACGCGTGCAGTCGGAACACCTACTCCACCAAGTGGCAGAACGATCCGGCCTTTGCCGCCTGCCTGGAAAACGTCACCAAGTTAGCCCTGGAATGGAAAGACGGCCGTCACATCCGCGCTCTGAAAACGGCCACCGAACGACTGCAACTGGCCTCGCCCATTGCCGCCGCCAAAATGTTTGCTCTGATGGCCGACCGTGATCCGAATGTCGTCTTTCGCGCAGCCAAAGCGATTCTGGACATGACGGTGGGAGAAAACACCAGCAAGGACAGCCAACTCATGAACACCATCATGGGGATGCTGGACTTATCTCAATTGACCAACGAGCAAATCGGAGCCTTGCAGGAGGCCAAATCCGTGGCTGATATTCTTAAGGCGCTGGTGGGGTAATGATTACGGCCGTTCATGATTTCCGCCTGAAAGTAGAGAAGGAGCGCCGCCGCCGCCAGAGCGAGCAGGCGACTACCTACACGGCCGACACGCTTGACGGTTACAGGCTCAATCCCTGTGAGTACATTGTCGAGCGTCTGGGCTGGGAACCGTGGTCTGGTGCTTCGGCAGGCTCAGCAACCGCTTCGACATCGGATGGCAGCCATCCGCGCTCAGCAGCCGGTGACGACAAACCCGGCCAGGTCGAGGTCATCAACGCCTATACGCTGGCTATCCAGCAGCAGCTTGAAAGGCATGCGTTTGATCAGGGTGAAATAACGGCCGATGAACTGGAAGTCTGGCAGCCGGGGCAGGTTATCCAAAACTGGATCCGCGTCGAGTCCGGCAACCTGGTTGGCAAAACGAAGCTGGCATCCGGACTCTTCTCCCACTTTTTCGACGCGTTCCCTTCCATCATCTATACCTTCGCGCCCAGCGCCGAGCAGATCAACGACCTGCTGTGGAAGGAGATCCGCGGCCGCAACGACCGTGATTTACCGGGTCACGTTCAAATGGTTCCTCGCCTTAATGTGGCGGCGGACCACTTCGCTACCGGCAAGGCGACCAACGATTCCAACGACAGCGGTATCGAACGCATTCATGGCCAGCATCATCCCTACCTGATGTTTATCCTTGACGAAGCCGAGGGTGTGGCTAATTTTGTTTACGAAGCCCTGGAGGGTATGGACACCGGCCTGGTGGTCATTGTCCTCTTGCTGGCCAACCCGCGCACCCGCAGCAGTCGCTTCCACAAGATAGCGGCCCTGCCCTACGTGCGCAGCTTCCGCATTTCCACTCTAGATCACCCCAACGTGGTACACGGCCGTCAAATCATCCCCGGCGCGGCCACGCGGGAGTGGGTAGAACGCCGGGTGGAGAATGAGGAATACTGCGAGGTCGTAGCCGCCCACAGCGAAGATGACCACACTTTTGATCTACCCTGGCGGCCGGGTATCATCTACAAACCAAAGCCGCCGGCGTTCTGGCGTATCCTGGGCATTGCCCCGGCTAACATCGCCGATGATACATTTTGCTCTGTCGGCCGCTATGAGGCGGCGACGAAACGAGACCACCCCGGCGAATTCCCCCACCTCGCCCGCATGGGCGTGGACGTGGCCCGCTTTGGCCGCGACAATGGCACGCTCTACATCCGGAACGACGGCCGTGTCTGGCGCGAGGCGATATTTAGCCAGCTGCGGCAAACCGTATACTTCCGGGGCATTAAACAAGCGGCACTGGCGCTGGCGGCGCAGGGCGTTACCGACCTGATCGTCCGGGTGGACGGCGGCGGTGGTTTCGGCGGCGGGGTGATTGACCTGCTGCTGGAAGATGTAGAGCTGGCCCAGGCGTTTGAATTCTTTGAGGTCGAAGAGGTTCATTTCCAGGCCGTGCCTTACGACGAGGACGCCTTTGCCGACCTGGTGACGGAGATGTATTATCACACCGGCGAAGCGTTGAAAACGCTGGCGCTTATTGATCCGCCGGCTGCGTTGGAGGCTGACTTGTGCGAACGGCCGTTTACGTGGGTGAAGTGGAAAGGGGTGGACGTGAAGAAGCTGCGGTCGAAAGATGAATTTAAGAAAAAGGTAAAGCGCAGCCCCGACGACGGCGACGGCTGCTCCCTGTGCGTGGCTCCGGATTATTTATTTGAGCCGAAGGAACAGGAATATGTCCGCACGGTTTATGACCCGGTGCGGCTTGGTGGCTGGAGGCGATGATGTTTACTGGTGAATTTTACGTGATGGCTGATAAGCTGGGACGGGAGATGGATGCGCTGACAATGCGGTATCCTGAGCTTTTGAATTTGCAACCGATGGTAGGGATTACGTGGCAAGATATGCTTGAATCCACCATAACGACAGTGCCGGCGAAGCTGGCGCTTGGTGCGATGAATGACGCTCTGGCCAGAAGCACCAATCGCTTGCCAGAGGCCCGCACATACATAAGCCGGGCGGCGGGGAAAACGTTGGTGGCTGGAGACGAGGATGATATTTAATAACGAATTCTACGCGATGGCTGATGAGTTGGGGCGGGAGTTGGATACGCTGGCTAAGCGGCATCCTGGCCTGCTGCCCACAAGGGCAATGGCCTTGCGGGTCGCTGCCGCTATCGAGGTGTTCGGGGATATCGGGATATCGTTCAGTGATGCCGCGAAAGCACTTGGGCAATTCCTCATGCCCGCGTTTGAAAAATTGAAGGCGCCGTTGATGGATCTGTACGAACAGATGCAGCGCATTGAGTTATACGGCCGTATCACTCACCGTTTGTGGTTTTTGCCTGACTTTGTCCTGGATGGCCCTGTCTGGTGGATATGTGCCCATTTGCCGGGGCAATGGCTGCCACGATTGGTGTTGACGGACTCGATGACGCGGCCAGGTAAACGGCCGAATAAATGGCCAGAGAGGTGGACGATGACAGGTGATGAGCAATATTTGGATTGTACTGTGTGCGGAAAAGAGCTTCCGGTTAATGAGATGTATTCAGTTGACGCCTGCAGCGAAGAGTGTCAAAGCAAGATTCTTGAGGAACAAGAAGCGGCCAACCTTATGGAGGACGATAATGGCGATAGATAGGAGCAAGTTGAAAGACCGGCGGGCCGGCAGCCCGATCAGTTTTTCGCTGACAGACATGATCCGGGCACTGCGCGGCTTTCGCTCGCCGGAGGGGTATGTCGTCATTCCCAACGAGATCGCCGATAAGATCGAGGCGGAGATCGAGCGGTTGTATGCGGTCGAGGAAACGGCCGTTGCCCTGGCGCACGAGGTTGTTGCTGATCCACACGGCTTTCTATCCCGCAGCCACCCGTTAATTAAGGCCGTCTTAGGGCCGGAGGCAACCAATGAGTAACGACACAAAAGATACAGTGGACAAAGACCTGATGCGGCTTAATGAAGCCTTTGCCCTGGCCATCGGCTGGAAACGGCAGGGCAAGCAGTGGGTTGACCCGCTGGGCAATAAGCAGCTTATGCCCCCGCCATACTTCAAGCACGATACCCTGGCCTGGGGCGGGATGGCGCGGAACAAGGCGATTGGATACATCATTGAGTATTCTGCCGTTACAGGAAAACACTCTGTTCGAGTGACGGTTGACCACAACGACTATGCGGCATTCGAGCACAAGAGCCTGGCGGTGGCGATTTGTACGGCCGTAGCGATGCTGTTCGGCCGTTGGGAGGTGGATGATGAGTGAGGTTGCTCCGCACGGATTTAAGGTAAAGCCAATCAAAATGCGAATGGACTAGGAGAAACCCGATGGGATTAAGTCAACAGATTAGCAACTACCTCTTCCCCCGCCTATTCCCGGGGAAGATGAAGGAATTGACCAGAATGGTCGATGTCTTTGAGTACGCCTACGAAAAAGGTGGACTCATTGCCCCGCCGGGGAAAGTGCTGGAAATGTTGGCCGAAAACGGCCAGCTTATGGACCTCATCATCCGCACCCGTGGCGCGGCCTTTGCCACCGGCTTCCGCATTACCGAGCGGGACCGCATATCGGCCATTCGCCAGGCGCGGTATATGGCCGATACCAATGCCAACGTGGAACGCGCCGTCCAGATTTGGACCGACTTCGGCATGGGCCAGCGGGTGACACTGCGCAGCGAGGACAAGCCCGCCAACGCAGCCCTTGACGAATTCTGGACGGCCCAGCGCAATGCCAACATCATCGGCCCGCGCAACCTACAGGAGCGCAGCGAGGACGCTTTGAACGAAGGTGAATTGTTGTTCGTCTTCTGGTACTCGCCGCTCGACGGCGAAGCGACCATCCGCACCATCCCCACCGACCAGGTGGAAATCGTCTGGGAAGACTCGGAAAACCGAACCATCCCGCTCTACTACAACCATCACACCCGTGACGGCGATCTGTACTATCCTGACTGGCGGGCGACGGGGGAGCAGTTGGCGCGGGTGACGCTGCCGCAGGGGGCGCGCCGGGCCGACCAGTTGAGCGACGGCGGCATTGAGATAAACGGCCGTACCGAAGCAGCGACGCAGGCTGTAGCGATGTGGGCCAGTCGCAAGCGCAACCGGGCGCTGGGGCGGGGAATGCCCCAGTTTCTCAACGCCTTTGAATGGGCCAAGGTGTTGACTGACTTCATGGGCGACCGGGCGGCCGTGGCCCGCAAGGCGGCGATGTATACCGAGAAAGTCAAAATCGACGGCGGGAGCCGGATGGTCAACAATTTCAAGAGCCGACTGCAATCGAGTCTGGCCAGTTCGACCAGCGACTTTCGCGACCGCAATCCGCCATCCGCCGCTGCGTCGGACTGGATTGAAAATGAAGCGGTCAGCCGGGAGTGGATGTCTCGAGATACCGGCGCGGCATCGGCCCGCTTTGACGGCCGTATGCTGGGCGGGCAGCTCTCGGTGGCCACTGGCGTGGGGCTGCACTGGCTTGGTTTCCCCGACGCGATTACCGGTGGCCTGGCCACGGCCGAGGAACTGAAGACGCCGTTCTACCAGCAGATCGAACGATACCAGATCTGGTTGAGTTCTGTATTTGAGGAGATCGGGCAGGTGGTCTTGTTCCTGAAAGCGGCCAATGGCGGCAGCGTGGATGCGGAAGCGGTCGTTATCGTCGATATGGAGACGCCGCTGTTTGTGCTCATGGAAGAGATTGTCGCACTGATGACCGAAACGGTCGCCGCGGTCGAGAAGGGTATCCTCAATGGGGCGGTCGGCCGGGAAATCATGCGCCAGCTTTACCTGGTGGCGTTGCAGCGCATTGGCGTGCGCAAGCCGGACGAACTATTCAATACGTCGGCAAACGCCGAGGCCCGGCTGCCGGAAGCGCTGGCGGTGGTGATGGACAATTGGAAAGCGGGCAAGGTGACGGATACGGCCGTTGTGTCGTATCTGCTGGGGCAGTTAGAGGAACTGGCGAGCAGCCGGTAGGAGGGCATCTATGGATGCATATCGTCACACCACATTGCTGACAAGTTCGGAATGCGTCTTTTGTGATGGTTACAACAAGCAGTTAGACGTTGAATCAATCGAAGCCGATGGCGAGCGTCTCTTCGAGGCTTATTACAGTCCGGTAGGTCTTTACTCGGTTATCACCAAGGTGACAGGGCGGGGCGGGCAAGTCGAGAATCTGCGCTGTTACTGCCCGGCCTGTGGCGTGCTCTACCATCACGAGAGCTTTTTGTTCTGAGGTGACGAATGAACGAAGAAGACGGCCGTTACACCACTTTCACCATCACCATCGAGGCTCCGGTAGATGTTCGCTTTTACTGTGAAGGTTGCGGTGAATCTAGAGCGGTCATTATCGAGGATTTGCAATCTGACGACCTGAATGGTGACCGGGTTTGGGGCGACATCATCTGCCGGGAATGTCGTCTTGTGATTGCTACGGTGTCAGCCGACAGTCCTGGCCGGTATAGATTTATGAAAATGGACGCGTCCGGTAGTGCCCGCCTGGAGATTGATAGTGAACGATGAAAACGGCTGTTACATGGTCTCGCGGCCTTATGACCGCAACTCATTTGCTTCCATTCCGCGCAGTGCCCGGGTTTTCGTTGACGGCGGCTGCCTGATTGTCTATGACAAATACGATAATATTTTGTGCGCCTTTGCGGCCGGCGAGTGGGCCGAAGTGCAGGACGTGGAACTATACCCGTATGAGACGCCCGGAGATTAAATGACCCACCACCCCACCGGCCCCGTGCTCCCCACCCCATACGAGATAGACGCCGTAGCCACCCTCTGGCCGGCGCTCAGCGAGTCCGGCAAGGCGGCCATGGTCGGACGGCTGCCGTCCGCGCCCTGCGGCGTTACCCTGACCGAACAGAGCCGCAGCGCCGATGCCTACGGCCGTAACATCCGGGGCAGCGTTCGGGCGCTGTGGGGCGGGGTGATTGACCTGGACCAGTTTTTATCGACGATGCAGTTAGCCGTCCGGCGCGGCCTGACCCTGGCCTGGCGCGAAGGCGCGGCCGAGTGCGGCATTAAGCCCGATGAACTAACAGAGGTGGAGATAAAGGCGCTGGAGATGGCGATCCGTTCCGAATCCGTCTACATCTTCGATTTTGGCGAGTACATCGAAGCCAACAGCAAGGCCACCGGCGGCCTGCTTCGCAGCCTGATGAACCGCGTCGGCTTGTGGATCAACCGCTACCTGGACGTGACCAATCGGGCGAAGGTGATGGCCTGCAAGGACCAGAAGCTGGAGTGGGTGATCAATTACGTGCGGGGCGTGAAAGAGAACTGCGATTCCTGCCTGCGGCTGAATGGCCAGGTGCGGCGGGGGAGCGCCTGGCAGCGGGCGGGGGTACGGCCGCAGTCGCCGCCCAATGCGAAGCTGGCTTGCCGCGGCTGGAAATGTGGCTGCGGGCTGGTCCCGACCGATAAACCGGTAAGCCGGGGCAAGCTGCCCTCGCTGCCTTGAGAAGTTGCCTGCCTTATCAGTTGCGGCCAAGTAGTTTCATTGTAGTTGTCAAGGATAGATATGCTTATGACGACGATGCCAGAATATAGAATAGACGTAGACGTAGATGGATTGGTACGGGTAGATGGGTTGTGTATTGGCCGAGGCCGGATCGTGGACGGCCGTGTATACTTGGAAGTGCGCGACCGGATGCGCGACCGGGTAATGGATCGAGGTCGCGCCGATGTGCCCGTAGACCTGACGGCGTTGGTGCAGGTACTGAATCAGTCGCTAAACGAGCGCCGTCCGAGGAAACGGCCGTTTGCGCGGCCGCATAGGAACGGGAGTTGAACAGGAGCGAGGTGTAGCATGGAAAAGAAAAGCAGAGAGGGGAACATGGCGCCTGCCGGAAAGAGGCAACACGGGACCTGTAAAGAGTGTAAATGGTGGTATAACACCGATTACGATAAAGAAAGCGAAATCGTTTCGCCACGAGACCCTGATACATACAAATTCATGGTTTTGCCTTTTGAAGTAAGGTTTTGCCATTGTCCAAAAATCACGTTTTTTGAGCGCCCGGTCGAATCTGACGGCGCAACGGTCATTGATGGGTCTCAATATCAAGCCTGTCTTATCACTGCGCCGGATTTTGGATGTGTGCAATGGGTGTCTAAGGACACGGCCGTGCGGAGCGAGGTGTAATGTTGACGATGATTGAGAAGGTGGAGTATTTGGTCTGGATTGATGACAAGAAGCTATGGATCCTCGATAGCGGACGGTTTGATATTGTTTGGGTCACCATCCCGGTGGGAAGCATTGTTCGCGTCCCCGGTTCGCAAGTGATTCGCTCTCTAGCGGAGACGATGGCTGAAGGAGAGTTCTGTCTGACGCTCCGGTCAAAAGAGGCTAAATTGCTATTGCACGGTGTCCCTTCTCGTAAGTATAGGGATACTGCATTGCTCAAGCCGACCATCAAAATTGAAGATCGGTCAGAGCGTAGGATAGTGCATGAATTTAATAACTGCTCCGTTAGACACATTGATGATGAGATACCATCGTTTGTAGACAATGATGTAATAACCAAGATATACATCTCGTTTTACGGCTATCAGGGCGAGTTAGCAGCCGATGTAAACCAGGCCACTTGACGCAGCATTAGTTTTGCTGTATCCTTACAACAAGTGCTCGACTAGCGACGGCAGGGTGAGCGTTCTAAGGAACGCAACGCCGAAAAGAGCGAAAGCGCGGCGGCGGTCGCGGGGCATATAATAGAGAAGCCATTTAAGGCCACTGGATAATCAGTGGCCTTTTTTTATTTACCAATTTAACCTAAAGCCCTTCAGGCCAGCGATCTTTCCCGATCCTTTGACAGGCTCAGCTTCACAAGCTGAACGGTCGAGGAGCCGGGGGAGGCGCTGGCCTTTTTTTGTGGAATGAACATTCCCTATGGCCACAACAAAGCGCGTTAGCGGCCGGACTCACGACCGCTCGGATTTTCTGGTAGCCGAAGACCCCAACAAAGTTGGAACCTGGCACTTGCCGGTCATGGTCAAGGGTAAGCCCGACCACGCCTTAATGGGTGCGGCCTGGGCGGCGTTGATGAACCCGAACGGTTACCGGGGCAATAAATACGAAGGGCCAGAGAAAAAGGTCGCTGTACGCAAGCTGAAGTCGCTGTACAAGGCCGAAAAAATGGAGATGCCCGTGAGCGAATCCACCAAACCAGAGTTTACTGAAATTTTCCGCAGCCTGAGTGATTACCTATCCCAGGTGCGACGGGCGTTTGACGCCCGCTTTCGTGTCAAGAACGACATTGTCGATATGGAGGATAGCCCCTACAGCTACATGTGGGTTAAAGACATCTTCCTTGATCACCCGACCCTGGGCGACAGCCTGATCGTCGAGCACAAGGGCGACTGCTGGGCCGTGGCTTATGAGGAAACGGCCGACGGCTTCGACTTTGCCGACGAAGAGGAATGGCAGAAGGTCATCCACACTTACGTCTTCGCCCCCTCTTCGACAAACTCAGAAGCCGAGGCCGACGACGTTCAGGAGTTGGCCGAAGCCAAAAGCGGCAACATCGTCAAGCTGGTGGAGGAAGGCGGCAGCGGCGGCGGGCCGTTGAAAATCGACATCGCGGTGATTGAGCCGGGCTGGGGGAACCAGCGCGACAACAACTACTACCCGCGCAAAATGCTAGAGCAAAGCGCCGCCGTTTTCAAGGGCGCAAAAATGTACGCGACCAACCACCGGCCGGACGAAAAGAGCGTGCGAACGGAAGTCAGCCAGGTGCTGGAGTGCCCGGTTGGATTTACCGAAACCGGCGCGCCTATCGCCCGTGTTGGTGTTTTTGATCCGGTATTTGCCGAGAGCGTTCGCAATCGGCACGCACTGGACATCCTGGACGGGCTGCACTGCTCCATTCTGGCGAAGGGCAGCCTGGCCGAAGGTATTTATGAGGAAAACGGCCGTAAAGGCCGAAAAGTGGCGGCTATCACTGAGGTGGCCGCTGTTGATTGGGTAACACAACATGGGGCAGGAGGGCGCGCCCTCCGCCTCGCCGAAGCGGAGGATGATATGCCGACGAAAAAGAATACGAAGCCCGATGAGGCCGAGGCGCAGGAGCTTGAAGAAGCTCTCCTGCAAGAAAGCACTGATGATGGTCCCGCCCCTGAGAGCGTCGAAGAAGCCGAGACCGGGGACACGAACGTTGTCGCTGCCGAGCAGCAGCCGGTAGTCCACCTGGACGAAGCCCAGGTCAATGACGTTTTGGACGCCACGCACCTGCCGGATGCCAGCAAGGCCCGGATGCGCGAGCAGGAGTGGTTGACGGAATATGACCTGAAAACGGCCGTAACCGCCGAAATCAACTACATCAAAGCGATTACCGGCAGCGGTAAGCCACCGTCCACACCGGGCGGTACGACCGTGCAGGAAGTCAGTTTGGAAGAGGTCAATAAGCGCAAGGACGCCGTCAACGCAAAGTACCTGAGGATGAACCCCAGGGTTAAAGGAATGGCTTAAACGGCCGTTATCGGTCGCTTAAAGGAGACATGACATGACAGTAAGATCAGATTATGAAGTTTCCTCGGAGTCGGCGATTCGCCACTGGGAATTTACGAAGACGAGATTAGAAAACGCCACGCCAACGGCCACCGAGCCGTTTGCCCTTTTGTCGGGCGTTGACGGCCAGCAGCTTTGCGGCACGGTACTGACGTCGGTATCTGGTGATACCAAAATCGTCGGCGACGTGACGAACAGCATGGTCTATAAACACTACGTGCGCAATGTCGTCAGCTACGCTGCCGGCGCGGAATCGGTGTTTACGGCCATCGTTGAAGGTGCGCCGATTTATTATGACCGCTCCAGCACGATGCCGAGCGGCGTTTATTTGAGCCTGTCGCCCCTGGATGAGAATGGCGACGCCAACCCGTTCTTTGGGACGGCCGTTCTGGAAAACGAGGACGACACCTTCGCCAAGGGGGCAGCGACTGCCAGCACGCAGGAAGTTGCGGTTGCTCAGGCCGGCGTAGGCGGCAACGCCAAAAACAACCCCGGCTTTATCCCGTTGGACATTACGTCCTTGAGGGAGATCTCCAGCAACGACATTCAAAACCTGGCCGCTCACGGCGGCCTGCTGGCCAGCGACAGCGACCCGTCTTTAGCCCGCGTCAATGCGGCTACCGATAAGGCCCTACGCGTCATTTGGGACACCAGCAATGACACAGACGAAGTGCAGTTTCCGCCCGTACCCAAGCCGCCCGACCTCAACGCCGGTGCTAACGTCGTCGTGCATCTGCTGATGGCCATGGCCGGGGCGACCGACACACCCACGGTGGATGTTCAGGTCTTTGATGGCCCAGGTGACACGGAGATGGGTGGGGCGACAGCGGCCGTGACCGGCACGGCCATCGTTGAGTACACCGTGACTATTGCCGCCGCCAACATCGCCGCTTACCCCGGATTTTTGAACATCGCCCTGGTGCCGGCGGCGCACGAAAACGACGCGCTGTACCTGTATGGCGCCTGGTTGACCTACCAGAAGGCGTAGGCCTGGAAAGGCATACAAGGAGACATTGAACTATGTATACCGTAATTAGGTGGATCGAGGAAATGGCTTTGTCCGAACAGGACAGCGACCTCATTGAAGGCGCAGAACTGGACCGGCGTGTCCAGGCGCTGCGCGAATTACAACGCAACTGGCGGGGCATGAACAGCCGGCAATTCGTCGAAACGATGACGACTGCTCACTTTACCGATTACTTCGGTACGGCTCTGGACCGGGCGTTTCGCAACGATTACCAGTACCAGATCGGCGACTGGCAAAATTACACGTTTGCTGACGAGGCTCCCGACTTCAGAGACGTTGAACGGCATCGGATGAGTGAGCCGGGCACGCTGTACAAGCGCCGGGAAAAAGCCGAAGCGAAAGCCACGAAAATCACAGCGACACGGGTGCAGTACGGCGTCGAGGAATTCTCCCGGCAGTTCGACGTAAGCTGGCGAACAATCCTCAACGACGACCTGGGCAAAATCAGCGAGACGCCGAGCCGGATGGCGAATGCCGCCAACCGGTTTGAAGACCAGTTTGTCAGCGACCTGTACGACAACGCCACGACCCAGGCGGCCCTGGTCGCCCTGGGTGCGCTCTATGCCGGCACCGGCCGTTTAACGGCGGCTAACCTGGCTGTAGGGCTGAACGCCATGATGCAGCGTACCGATGCTGACGGCAACCGGATCGACATCCGCCGGGTGCATCTGGTCATCCCGAGCATTCTGAAAATCCAGGCGGCCTCGGTGCTGGATGACATCATCAGCTACGGCGGGCCAGACTCCAACATATTAAAGAATTGGGTGGCCCAGGTGGACGTTGACCCGTACATCGCCACTTCCAGCCCGGACGTGCCCTGGTATCTGGTCGCTGACCCGGCCGAAATGCCGACCATCAGTGTGGCCCGGCTGCGCGGCGTCCCTGGTCCCTTCACTTACATGAAGGCCAGCAACATCGAGATGATCACCGGCAGCGCCCCCAGCGCCTTTTTGATGGGTTCGGCCGAGACCGGCGACATCGAATACTTCGTGGAAGACATCGTGGGCGGCTGGGATGACAGCACCTATGTGGGCGTCACGGATTATCGAGGCATTTACTACTCTTCGGGCACCACGCCCTAGAGCGTTTCTGGCGGCGAATTAACCAGAGTTTGCCCAACTGGGCGTTAATTTGTTGCCGAGGAGATAAGACATGGCGAAAAAAGCAGCCGTAAATACCGAGCACATCAAACCCGTCAAGCCCAAGACAAAGGCTATGGAAGGTTTGCTGCAAGCCGGCTACCCGGACATGAGCGTTGAGAAAGCCAACGCCATCATCAAAGAGCGTAAAGAAAACCCGCAGGTCTGGCCCTACGAAATGTTGGAGCGGGCGCAGGCGTTCCTGGCCGCTTACAACACCCCCGCTACGGTGGTAGCCGCAAATCCCGGATGGGAAAGGGAGGCAGTGTAACATGAACGGTTTATTGCCCATTGGCTACGTTGCCGGTGACAATGGCATCCTGGGAATCGCCGGGACGAAGATTTACCCCAAGTTCACGAACACGGCCGGTAAAGTCTTCTACCTGAATCCCTCCCACACCAGCGCCGACGACGACAATGACGGCCAAGATCCTAACTACCCATTTGCGACCCTGGCGGCGGCCTTCGCCGCCTGCACCGCCAACCAGCACGATACGATCATGTACGTGGCCGGCAGCAGCGGCATTACCCTGAGCGCGGCATTGGACTGGAACAAGAACTACACTCACCTGGTCGGTATTGTCGCGCCGACAATGGTTGGCCAGCGAGCGCGTATTTTCCAGCTTTCCACCCTGACCGGCGCGTCACCGCTGTTGACCGTTTCGGCCAGCGGGTGCATCTTTGAAAATATCTATATTTTCCAGGGTGTAGACGACGCCACCTCGCTGGTGAACACCAGTGTTACCGGCAGCCGCAATCACTTCAAAAACGTCCACTTCGCCGGCGGCGGCCACGCGACCCAGGCCATCAACGGCGGGGCCAGCCTGCTCATCAACGGCGGATCAGAGAATCTATTTGAAGACTGCACCATCGGCGTTGATACCGCCAACGCCGCGGCCGGCATGGCAGGACTGGTCTTTGCGGCCACAGGCGGCGCAGCCCGCAACGTTTTCCGGCGCTGCCATTTCACGATGCAGGCCGGGGCGGCCGGGGCCATCTTCGTCGAACTGCTGGGCAACAGCGGCCTAGACCGCTACCAGATATTTGACGGCTGCCTGTTTATCAATCTGGCCAGCCAGGCGATGACGGCTGCTATGGCCGTCGCCGGCGGCTTTGACGCAGCCAACAAGCGCATCCTGTTGAAAGACTGCATGCTGATCGGCGCGCCGAAATGGGATGATGGCGACACCGGCCTCATCTACGGCAACATGAATGCCGTAACCGGCGCTGACCTGAGCGGCGTGGCTGTGGAGATGATCACGTAATGGCTGCCAATGCCACCGACGCGGCCGCCAAACTAGCGGCCGAGCACGGCATTGACCTGGTCGGCGTGACCGGGACCGGCGCTGACGGCCGTATCACGAAGGGCGACGTTGAGGCTCATCTGGCGGCAGCGGCTGAAGCTGCGAAAGGCACGGCCGTTTCTGAGGAATTTGATACAGAAGCGGCCGTTGAATCGCCGCCGGAGGGTCCGGAGACAGCCGTCGTTGCCGCAGAGCCTGCCAGCGAACCGGCGACGGTCGTTTCTGAGGAGCTGTGCACTGATACGGTGGAGACGGCCGTTGCGACCGGAAGCGAGTCAGAAACGGCCGTTACCCTCACCTTTGGTGAAGAAAGTCTTCGCGTACAAACAGCGGAAGCGAAGACGGAGTTCTCTGCGCTAACCGCCCTGGTAGACGAACCGGAGACGGCCGTTGCAGACCCACCCCTGTTTGCCTGGCGCGTCGAAAACGCCGCCACTCTGCAAGAGTTGATTGCCCTGGGTGACCAGGCGACGGACGAAGCAGAGCGGGCGGCGATTCGAGCGCGGGCGAAGGAATTGTTGACGGCATGATAGTTTCTTTGAAGCGAATCAATCAGATTCTAGGCGCGATAGGGTTTGTGCTGGTTCTGCATAGGCCCGCCGGCGAATCTGGCCACAAACTGGAACTCATGCGCTTTAAGCGATTTCAGGAACGTTGCCAGACGCAAGCGAGGCAGGCATGAGCTGCAGCGGCGCCTACGCAACGGCCGAGGATTTTGTGACCCAATGGTGGTACAGCTTCGACCTGCCCAACAACGCCGACATCGAGTCCGACCTGGACTCACTGTTGGCCAAATCGGCCGGCCGGATTCACGCCGCCCTGCAAGCCAGCGGCCAGTGCGACTGCACGCTGGCTAGTTGGGCCACCGATTACCTCAAAGAACTGAACATGGTCGCCGCGGCCGTGATGTTCAACATTCCGGCCGTGCGGCTGAGCCAAGAGCAGCGGGCGATGTTCAACGACTACCTGCGCGAGCAGTTGGAACTCATTCGGAAGAACGAGATTGAACTGTGCCAGGGCGAGACGGCCAAAGCGCTGCCCGCCTTTGGCGTAGCCGAGATCGCCATCACTGACCGCAACGCCGCCCGCATCATTGACAACGTGCGACAAAGGACGGGCAGTTAATGAAGGTCCTCTTCCGCGCCGTGCGCTCCCGTCGCAAATTTGTTAATTCACCGAAGGTTAAGGCGGAGATTGAGCGAGTCCTGGACCGCGAGGTAAAGCCGGATCTGATCAAACAGTTCGAGCGCGTCGTGAGCGACTGGAAAAACAAGCCGGAATTCAAGGCTAGAAAATCAATCAGCGCGAACGGTGTAAAGATCTATGTTTATCCGGCTGGCCCGAATAAGAAGATATGGTTTTTTGTAAGCGGCGGCACGAAGCCGCACACGATAAGGCCAAAGAATGCTCATAACCGCTTGTTCTTTCCAGCAGGGCCTTACCAGCCAAAAACGAGGCCGGGCGGCTTCTACGGCGGGCCAGGCATCGCTCCAGGGCCGACAGTGGCTGCTAAAGCGGTGCAACATCCCGGAACGGAAGCGCGAGAGTTTGAAAAGGTAATCGCCAAGGATTACAAAAATAAATTCCGCCGCAACGTTGAGAATGCCTTCCGTCGCGGACTGAGAGGATAGAACTATGGCATACAGACCAATCGGCTATCGGGCCAAAAAAGCTGTTCCGGCCGCTGAGCTTCGACAGGCTCAGGAATCAACGGCCGCCGAACCGGACGCCACCGACAGCGCCCGCAAGCTGGCCGAACAACACAACATCAATCTGGCCGACATCTCCGGAAGCGGGGTGGACGGCCGTATCACCAAAGGCGACGTCCTTCGACAGGCTCAGGAACCGACGGCTCAGGAACCGACGGCCGATGAGCCGGCTGAGCCGGACGCGCCAGGAGGCGAGTAATGGGACTGGAATCTAACGTTTGGATCACGCAGGCCGGCACCGTTTACCTCAAAAAGGCCGGCACTTTTGGCCGCTTCGAGTGGGGCGGCCGGCAGATGCGCGTTGGCGAAAGCAGCGACGAGCTGGGTGGGGCCAGCGTCACCACCCGGCAAAATCCGCGCGGCGGCATTGAGCGAGACACGATCTTAAAAGAAGCGCCGGGCACAGTGTCGTTTGACCTGGTGATGAAGGACATCCAGGCCAGCCGTAAGAAGACCGAATTGAAGCGGTATTTCTACCACATTGACAAACGGCTGCATATCGAGGGGCGCGACCGCGATGCCCCAGACGCATGGAAGGAAATCGTGCGCAAAACCTGGTGCAAGGCCAGCGGCCGAACAACCCCCGCATCCTCCTGGGAAGGCGAAGAGGAGGGCATGGTCACACTGCCCTTTGTGGGCCTGGATGAAATCGACATCTACCGGGTTACTCTGGAATCCGGCACGCAGGTCGGCGAGGCGCTGTCACTGGTGGACGTGGCGGTAGCCCGCGGCGAAGGCGACAACCCGGAAGAGGGTGCGCTGCTCTATGCCGTCGGTACGCTGGTCGCGGTCGGCTCGCCTTACCTCTATGTCAACAAGCACAGCGGCGACAACGACCAGTGGACGGCCGTTGAACTGACTGAATGGACAACGGCGGCAGCTACGGCCGTGTTGGGTCTGGGTGACTTTGTCCTGATTGTCTCCGGCGGCGAAGGCGCTATTTTACGCAGCGACGACCGGGGCACGAGCCGGGTGGAAGTGACTTACACCGACTGGGCTTCTCACGAGCCGATACAGATTGACGGCGTAGACCAGACATTCATCGTTGTGTGCGGTGAAGACGGCTACATCTGGGCCAGCTATGACGGCGGCCGGACGTGGGAAACGCTGTTGATTGGATCGGCCTCAACGACGATACAGAATCTGTCGCGCATCATGATCAACCGCAATAACTACCAGGTCATCTGGACAATTGGCGCGTCCAACGCGCTGTTGAAATCTGAAAACGGCGGTTCGACGTGGGCGGCCGTGACCGGCCCCAGCGCCGGCGACGACCTCATCGGTCTGTGGGTTGAAGATGAAGACCATTTACTCATCCTCAACAACGACGGCGAGTTGTGGGAAACGGGCGACGGCGGCGAGACCTGGACGCAGCAGTCGGCGCTGGATGACATGATGGCCGCACCGACGGCGGCCGACATCGTGGCCGCGCCAGGCGACGTTTACTACCTGGTGGCCACCGATACCACCGACACCCGCGTCTGGCAAAACGTCGAAGGCGGGGCCGACGGTTATTGGGTACGCCTGATTACAGCCAACCCCGCTCAACCACTGGTGGCAATGGTTGCTGTGGACGCTAACCGGGCCGTGGCCGTTGGTGGGGCAACCACCAACCCGATTACGGCGCTGATTAACTAACGTGATTTATACGTATACGACGCAGGCGGGGATACGACTGGCAATCGGCCGTATCCCCCGCCAGTCGATTGACCAGTTTCTGGCCGACCACCCCCAGCCGGAGCCGCCAACCAAAACGGTGATGGCCTGGGGTGACGTCGAGGAACATGTCCCGGTCTGGGATGATCCGGAGTACCGGATGGAGATGCAGGCGTATTACCTGCAAATCGGACGTGAACAATTCGATTTAATTACACCGGCATTGACTATTTTGCCGGGCCGCGAACCGGACGCCGACCTGGTCGAGATGCAAGCCGCCGGTATCGCCGGCAGCAGTCCCGCCGACACACTGCGCTACGGCGTGCTGGTGGAAGACGGGGACGTAACGGCCGTTGTGGCTGAGGTCTTCTATCGGTCCACCGTCACGCAGCGGGGCATTGACGAAGCGGCGGCCGGTTATGCGGCGACATGGATGGACAAACCGGTGCTGGCGAGCAAACTGCCGGAACTGCCGGCGGAGTACGCTCAGAGTTACCGCGACCGGGTGGCAGCCCGCTTTTGCGGTTATACGTGGAATGGGTTTTGTGATTTGGCCGGGCCGGAGCAGAGCGCCTGCGTTGCCTTTTATCTGATCGAGCAGCGCCTGGGCTGGCTGGCCAGCAAATTGAAATAGTCTGTAGTCGGATAATCGAGCAGTCCGGAATGGGAAACTACCCGACTCGTGCAGCCGGGAGCGGCCGACTACGAGACACGCAACCGGAGGTTGCCGACGATATGGCTAACACACTCACACTACAATGCGGCGTCACGCTGCACCTCCAACCAGTCAAGCGAATGGTGCTGCAAAATATCCTGGCCGAGTTTGGCGACGTAGGGGCGCTGATGAATAACCCGGCCCTGCTGCGCCATTTGACCGGCGGCCAGCAGATGAAGGCGTTGGCGGCAACGGAAAAGCTGTTTACCTACTGCGCCGGTTGGGGGGTGGCCAACGAGCCGCCGGCCGACTCCGACGAAGAATTGTTAGGCGTGCTCAGCGGCGGCAGCGATGGGCCGCACGTGCGGCGGGCCAATTGGATCCGCTACGTACTGGTTAGCGGCCAGGGCGAAATGGGCGAACTCATCGGCGCGGTCATGGCGCTGTCGTTCCAAGAGGAAACGGCCGTCGATGAGAAAGAACAGCGCATCCGGGAGCTGGAAGCTCAATTAGATTCCATGAAAAACGGAGCGGTCGCAGATACGGCCGTTTCCTTTAACGCGTCTCAGGACATGCCTGAGTAGGGGTTCCTGTGGCCGAACAAGAGAAACTGGGACTCGAAGTTACCGTCGAAGGATTCCGCCAGTTTATGTCGCGAATGGGCGACATGGACCAGCGGATCGGCGGCGTGGAGCAGCGCTGGGGCGGCCAAACGAAGGCCGTCAGTGCGGCAACGGTTGCCCTCGGTAACCTGGCCGCCAAAGGTATCGAGATCGTCATTGATGGTCTCTACCGGATGGGCGAGGCTATCGTCGGCGCTACGGTCGACAGCATCAACCTGGCCGCCGACTTCCAGGACCAGGTTTCTATTTTGGGCATCGCCGCCCGCGACAGCGGCCTTTCCTTCGACGAGCTTCACGACGCTGCCCTGAGAGTTGGCGGTGATACCTCGCTGATTGGCGTGTCGGCAACGGGCGCGGCCGACGCCATGACCGGGTTGTTCAAGGCCGGCCTCGATTCGGCCGTCGTGTTTGGCGACCTGCAGGGCTACATGGCCGGCACGGCCGAATTGGGCGGGGCGCTGCGAGCCTCTATTGATTTAGCTGCGGCCAGCGAGTTGGACATGGTGCAGGCGTCGGATTTGGCGGCGGTTGCCTTGTCTACGTTTGGCGGCGGGATGGAAACCACCGAGGACCAGGCCAAGTTTGTCAACGACGCGCTTAATAATTTCGTGCAGGCTGCCGATGCTTCGGTGGCTGACGTAAGCGAGTTGGCAGCGGCGCTGACCAACGTGGGGCCGACGGCCTCGGCATTTGGGTTCAGTATTGAGGAGACCAACGCAGCCCTGGCGATTTTGAGCACGCGGGGGATCAGGGGAGCGGAAGCCGGCACGGCGCTGAAATCCATGATGACCAACCTTATGCGGCCGACCGATCAGGTACGCGGCGCGCTGGACGAATTAGACGTCAGCCTCTTCAATGCCGACGGTACGATGCGCGACCTGCCGCAAATCATCGGCGACCTGGAAGGGGCGTTGATGGGGGCCAGCGAGGTTACGGTCATGGTTGGCGGCCGTACCGCCGAGCAAAACGAGCAGATGAAGCTGGCCGAACGCGCCTACAAGCAGGCGACCGACGCCATCTATAAACACAACACCGGAATGAAGGTCTTGACCGACCAGCAGCTCAGTAAATATGTTGACCAGCAAGCCGCGGCCAATGCTGAGATTGAACGGTTGAGCGGCATTACCGGTGAGGCGACGACGGCCGTTCGCCAGCTCACCGAACAGCAGCGTCTGGAGTACATCCAGACCATCGCCGGCAGCTACGGCCAAAATGCCATGAACGCCCTATTGGGCGAAGGTATCGCGGGCTGGGACGAAATGAGCGAGGCCATCGGCAACGCGGCCACCATCCAGGAACAGGCTGCGGCGCGCACGGCCACCTATCACGGCCAGGTGGAGGCCATGGAAGGGGCGATGGAGTCGCTGAAGATTGGCATTGGCGAGAAGTTCCTGCCGGTGCTGACCGAGTTGGTGCAGGGCTTCGCCGGTTTCATCGAAGAACACGGGCCACAAATCGAGGCCGTCTTCGCCCGCATTGGCGAGTTTTTGAGCGAGACCCTGCCGCCGATTTTTGAGCGTGTCGTCAACTTTTTCATTAATGACATGCCGGTGGGGATTGAAACGGCCGTCGGCTTTTGGGAAGGCACGCTGCTGCCGGCATTTGAGAATGCCAGCGCCTTCATCCAGGAGAACGTGCTGCCCGTCCTGGTCCAACTGAGCGAGTGGTTCCAACTGCTGCTGCCGCTGGCGATTCAGGTGGCGACCGATTACTGGAACAATTATCTGATGCCGATTATGGGATCGATGGCCACGCAGTGGGAGGAGAAGCTGCAGCCGGCGCTGGCCGGGCTGTGGTCGTGGCTGCAAGAAGTGATTCCACCGGCGATTCAATACCTGTCTGAGGTTTGGAATAACTATTTAGCGCCGGCGCTGGCCTGGGCGGGCACGTTCCTGTCGGAAACGCTGATTCCCATTTTGGGCACGCTGGTGGCCTGGCTCATTGAGCACATCCCACTGGCTATTGAGACCTATGTTGGCTTCTGGCTGGGCACGCTGCAGCCGGCGCTGTTCGCGGTGTGGGCGTTTATCAATGACAACATCCTGCCCATTTTTGCGGCCGTGGGCGAGTGGCTGGCCGTTGACCTGGCCGAAGATACCCAACTCCTCAGCGACATCTGGAACAACACCTTGCAGCCAGCGCTGGAAATCGTGTGGTCGTTTATCAGCGAGAGCCTGTTCCCGCTGCTGAAAGCGGTGGATGAGTTCATAGATACCGTATTTAGCGTGGCGCTGCGGGCACTGGCCGGCATCTGGAAGAACGTGCTCAAACCGGCGCTGGAAGAGAACTGGAAGTTCTTCAGCGAGAAAATACTGCCGGTGATCCGGGAGGTGTGGGAACTTATCAAAGACAAGGTCGGACCGATTATTCAGGACTTTGCCGATAACAAACTGGCCCGACTGAAATACAGCCTGGACAAGATCCGGGCCGCCTTCGACAGTGTCAGGGAATTCATCTTAAAAATGACCGAAGCGCTCGGAAACGTCAAGCTGCCGGATTGGATGGAGGGACATAGTCCGCCCCCCCTTTATCACTCGCTCAACTACATTAGCGACGCGATGCGCCACCTGAGCAGTGTGGAACTGCCTAAATTGAAGGTAGGCCTGGATATGCCGCCGATGGCCGGGCTAATGGCCAGCGTTTCGCCGCTGGCTCCGGGGCAGGTGGGAAACAACATGAGCCAGGTCAACCAGGATAACCGGCAGTTTAACTTGACCACCCAGAGCACGACGCAGCCGGGCGGCCTGGCGCTTGAATTCCAGTACCTAGAGATGGCGTCGAGGTGATTTAGATATGAGACCAGTTAATTTGTCACGCAATTGGCCTAAGCAGATTGTGCAGGTTGGCATAGTTGATTACAGCACAGGGGTTCTAATTTAGCATGTCTTTAGATGGCCTGACAGAGAGCGATCAGATTTTAGTGCCCAACGGCAGCGGCAGTTACCGGCCGTACCCGCTGCTGACGCTCTTCGGCTTTGGCTCGCGCAAGCTGCGCGAGGCGCGTAATTTTGGCTTGGCTCCGCTGCACTTCATCACCCAGCGCGGGCCGCTGCAACACGGTGAATCGCCGCTGGACATGCGCTACGACACGCGCACCTTTCAAATCGTCATCGCCGAAACGCTTATTAATCAGCAGGCGTTTTGGGACCGGCGGCAGGACCTCCTTGATCTACTCCGGCCCAGCCGCTCGTTTGGCGGCAGTGCCGTCTACCCGCTGGTTTACCGCAAGTGGCTGCCGGGCGGCAAACTGGAGCGGGGCAGTGACATGAGCGTGACCAACGGCTCGCAAACGGTGACGGCCGTAACCGGCCGTTTTATCCACCGCGGCGGGTTGGAAGCGGGCAGCCAGGTAACCATCGGCGGCGTAACCTACACCATCAGCAGCGTGCCTAATGATTTTACGCTGGTGCTGGCAGTGGCCTACGCCGGCATCACGGCCACCGGCGTGGCCTGGTCGTACCGGCGCAAACAGGCCATCCGTGACATTTTCTGCCTATTGGAGCAGGGGCCGCAGTTTGACCAGGGGCCGGGACCAGCGCCATTTCACCCGGCCGGTTACCGGGAAGCGCTGCGCTTCGTGGCCCATGACCCGTTCTGGTACGGAACGCAGCAGTCGCAGACCTGGGTCATCCCCGACGAAGTAGGCGACCTGGTCTTTGACGGTGACGGGGCCTGGATGGGTCAGTCAAGCGGCAACGGCCGTTGGGCGTTTGTGGCCGGCGCGGTGGGGGAAACGGTAGAGGTTGTGTATTGGGGTACGCAGCGGGCACGACCGCTCTTGACGGTTGACGGCCCGGCGACTGACCCATCTTTCGAGAATTTGACGACCGGGCGGCGGGTGGCGCTGGATTATGACATTGCCGCCGGGGAGAGCGTGACGATTAATACGCTGAACCTGACGGCGACGAAAAGCGACGGCACGAACCTGCTGCCGTATTTGAGCGGCGACCTGGCCAGTTTTGGCATTGAGCCAGCGCCCACCGCGCCCGGCGGCGTGAATGAAATGGCGGTGGCTTTTAGCGGCGGGCTGGTCGGCACCAGCGCGGCCCGGATGACGTGGAGTAATTTGTATGTTGGCATTTAGCAGACGTGAATTTTTGAGACTGGCTGGGTTGACGGCCGTGGCGTTTAGGTTAAGGCGGGTGTCGGCGTCCGGTCAGCCGCTGCGCGGGCAGGTTGGCTCAGAAACGGCCGTTGATGGCTTTGCCTGGGTATTCGACCCATCAGCAATCTCAGGGCAGGAGGGCCTGGTATTCCCGGCCTATTTCCCGACAGAACATAAGGTTTTTATGCCTTTAATAAGGAGCAATTGAGATGACGCAAATCAGTTTACCACAAGCAGGTCACCAGAATTCAGGCTACACGCACGCTGGCCCATACAGCGCCGACCAGTGGTCCGAGATGCACGCGGCCCTGTTTACGACCGACCCGGCCAACCAGGGGCCGCTGCAAGGCATCCTCAACGAACTGGCGGTCACCAATCCATCCGGGGCCAGTATTCAGGTCAACACCGGGTGGGGTATCGTCAATGGCCACCTGTTGAAAAGCAACGCGGCTACGACCTTCACGGCGACGACACCATCAGCCAACCCGCGCATTGATGTAGTGGTGATGGTGGAGAACAACACGGCCGTTAACCGGACGGCGGGCATCGCCAGCGGCAACGGCCTGATCTTCCCCACCAGCCTGACCGACTACGGCGGATCGGCCAGCCTGAAGCCGTTCACGGCTATGCTGGCCGTCCTGAAAGGCACTGAGGCCGGTTCACCATCCGCGCCAACGCTGGACGCGGATTCGGCGACGCTGTTTATGGTCCCATTGGCGCAGTACCAGATCAGCACCGGCGGCGTGGTGTCGTCCCTGACCAACCGGCGGGAGTTTGCCCAGTTTGCGACGTCGTTCCCGGAGACGCGCACTTTCCTGGTACCGGCCCCGACCGGCCTCAATACGACGGACTCGACTCAGGTGCTCGTTGGTGAGGTCCCGGAAGCTACGCACGGCCTGCCGATGGTTGACGCCAAGTCGGTGAGTGCCTACGGCCGTTTCAAAGTACCGGCCGATTTCCTGTCCGGTATGACGGTCAAGGCCCTGTTTGAGCCGGCCACCGCTTCGGGTAACCTGTCCTATCAAGTGGCCGCCCAATACGGCGCAGTCGGCGAGGCGTTCAATAACCACACGGACGCGTCCGGCGGGCAGGTAACGGCGGTAACGGCCGACGTTCTTAACGCACCCTATACCCTGGCCCTCACTAACGTGGCCGCCGGCGACATCGTCTCGCTTAGTGCGGCTCGCGATGGCGGCGACGCCAGCGACACGCTGGGAGTAGTCGTGTTCTTTGCCGGCTTCGTCGTCGAATACACGGCCGGAAGCTAACTATGAAACGAAGCGCAACCATACCAACCGCGTTTTTGTCCATCCTGGCCCTGGGGCTGGGGATTGATGGTTTTGCCGCGATGAATAAGAAAGAGTTGGTAACGGCCGTGAAGCAATGGAAAGAAAACCACACCTGACACATCAATTCTACCGCGGCCTGTTTTGGAGAGTGTCGTATGACTCTTTTTCTTAGTTTTCTTGGGGTTCTCGCACTCGTCATCCTGGGCATTTATCTACTAGATTGCCTGGGCGCATCCGAGCATTGGCACAGGCGATATTACAGCGAGGATGACGACTGATGGCCGTAGTCGTTGAAAGCACGCACACCGGATCGGATACCGGCGCAAGTTCCGTCGCCACATCGACGGCCGTTCCTGTCGGGACGGATCAGCTCTACCTGGCCATTATTACGACGCGTCTTAATGCGCAGCAGGTCGATAGTGTATCTGGCCTCGGGTTGACTTGGACGTTAGTAGACCGTCAGGTAGCCGGGCGGGCGCAGGTTGCCATTGAATTATGGTCTGCGGCAGGGTCGCCTACAGAGGAGGGGGTTGTAACGGCAACGCTAACCGACGCCTGTGACGCTGAAATTATCGAGGTGTTCAGGATCGACGGTCACAATGTCGCCTCGCCATTTGGTGCGCAGGCGAGCGCCAACACGAACGGATTGGATGGGGCGGATTCGGGCGGGACGGATAACAATGACGTCACATGGTCAATGACTACGGAGCATAATAATTCACTTGTGGTCGTTGGCTTCGACGCCCGGAACTCTGCTGTCGATTTGACGACTGGATGGACGCAGCACGATGCTGTGTCCGTTGGCAGCGGAGGCACGAATATTCGGCTCTATCCGGAGAGCCGGACTATCGCCACTGCCGGAGCTATCACGATTGGAGCGGCTGACAACATCGGCTCGGACCGGGATTGGGTCGGGCTGTCTGTGGAAATTCGGGTGGCGGGGGGTGCTGGCGGTGGAGCGCAGCCGCCGCGCACGTTACACAAGACACGCATGAGGAGAAATTAGCATGACGATGTGGCTAAAACAAAGCACTGCCGTAACCGTAAAAGTCGGACCGTTTGTGGACTCGACAGACGGAGTAACGGCCGAAACCGCACTGACCATCTCTCAGGCTGACATCCGCCTAAGTAAAAACGGCGGCAATATTGCCCAAAGCAACAACGCCGCCGGGGCCACTCATGACGAACTGGGTTACTATGACATTCCACTGGACACCACCGACACCAACACATTAGGCACATTAAAACTACTTGTCTCCGAATCTGGGGCGCTGCCTGTCTGGCAAGATTTTATGGTGGTGCCGGCCAACGTGTGGGATTCTCTTTTTGGCGCTGATAAATTACAGGTACACGCTGATGAGATTACAGCCGGGCTTATCACCGCCACAGCCATCGACACCGACGCTATCACCGCCGCCAAAATCGCCGCCGACGCCATTGGAGCCAGCGAACTGGCCGCCGACGCTGTGGCCGAGATTCAATCCGGCCTGGCTACGGCAGCCGCCCTGGCCACCGTTGACGGTATTGTCGATAATATTCTCGTTGACACGGCCGAGATTGGCGCAGCGGGTGCGGGGTTGACGGCCGTTCCCTGGAATACCGCCTGGGACGCTGAGGTTCAGAGCGAAGTTACCGATGCCCTCAACGCCTACGATCCACCGACAAAGGCCGAACTTGATTCCGAGCTGGCGGCCCTGAACGACCCGACAGCTGCGGCCATTGCTGACGCCGTATGGGAAGAAGCAATTGTCGATCACAGCGGCACGGCCGGCAGTACGGCCGAGGCCCTGGACGGGGCAACCGCTCCCAGCGCTGCCGACGTAGCCGATGCGGTGTGGGATGAGGCGATTGCCGGACATCTGGGCGCGGGCAGCACCGGCGAAGCGCTCAACGCCGCCGGCGGCGCGGGCGATCCCTGGGTGACGGCTTTGCCCGGTTCCTACACGGGCAGCCAGGCCGGTAAAATTCTGGCTGACGTACTGGCTGATACCAACGAACTGCAAACCGATGACGTGCCCGGCCTCATTGCCGCCCTGAATGATTTGGATGCGGCCGGGGTGCGGACGGCCGTTGGACTGGCCAGCGCTAATCTAGATACACAGTTAGGCGACCTGCCGACGGCGGCCGAAAATGCCGATGCTGTGTGGGATGAGGCGAAAGCCGGGCACGTGGCCGCCGGTAGTTTCGGTGAAGAGGTACAGGCCCACGCCCTGAGCAGCGAGGTAAGCGCCCTCAATGACCTGAGCGCCGCCGAGGTTAACGCTGAGGTGGTGGACGTCATCCGCACCGACGTCATTCCCGACAGCGTGCCCGCCGATGGCAGCCGGCCGACGGTAGCCCAGGCGCTGCTGATGATCGCCCGCTTCCTGATGGAGAAGGGCGTGAGCGGAACGACGGTGACGGTAAACAAGGAAGATGGGGCGACGTCGAGTATGACCTTCACGCTTGACGATGCCACCAATCCAACATCAATTACTCGCGCTTCCTAGGAGAACGGTTATGTCTATCCCATTGCCTATGATAGCATCGCATACAAAGCCCCTTGCTCTTGTGCCGAACCTCGTCGGTTCCGCAATTGATGCAACAGGCGTATTTATACGGACAATCTAGTGGCGCTATATAATGGCTGAAAGTATTATCACCCTGGGCATTGGCGCCGGGCCGGGCAGCATCACCCCGTTTGTGACGACGGGCCTATTCCCGTCGTCCGCGCCCGCTACCACCCCGGCCGTGCCCGGCACAGGCATTACCCCGGCGCTGGTGTTCTTCACGACCACCGCCGCCGAATATTTCCTGAAGCTCCTGGACCATGACGGCGCGGTTGTCGCTCAATTCGCCGGGGGCGGCCGGGGGCTGTCGGGCGGTGGGCTGCAAGCGTTTAGCTACCGGCGGCGACTGCGGACGCCGGGGGCGGCGACGGTGCGCGTCTACGGCAACGATGACCGGGTGCGTGATTACCTGGTGCTGGATCCGGCCGACGGCGCCGGCAGCCACCTGGATTACCAGTGGGAATTCTATAGAAGCGATCCGGCGATTGGATTGAGCTATTACAAGGACTTCGAGGTCTTCCACCGCAAAGAGGAATTCAACCAGGAGCAAAGCGGCCGTTACGTATTTATCAGCTACGGCCAGGGATATAACATCATGCTCTACGCCGAGGTTGTTCGGGCCGCCGAGGGCAGCGCCGGGGCGGCCAAGAGCGGCGACGTGGCGGCTGTGGCCCGCGCTTACGTGGAGGAAAACATTGGGCCATCGGCCGGCGTTGACGGGCTGGGTAACAGCCGGGTCATGCCGGGCCTGACAGTGGCGGCCAGCCCGGCGCTGGGCAAGACCTGGCAGGGCGACCGGGCCGACAAGCTGCTGTCCGACGTGCTGGACGAACTGGCCGAGTATGGGCCGGGCGATTACATGATTCTAGGCAGCGGCCCGGCGGCGTTCACCTTCACCTGGCGCAATACCCGCTGGGGTGATGACAAGACGCGAGGCAACACGGCCGGCAACGCGCCGGTTGTTTTCTCGCCGGAACTGGGCAACATGGAAAGCGTCAGCGCCGGTTACTCGCACCTGGATGAGGTCAATGCCGCCTATGTCCTTGGACAGGGTGTGGGGGCGCTGCAAAAGGTGCGCACGGCGGCCGACGCTGCGCTGCTGGCGCTTTCCCCCTGGGCGCGGCGGGCGGTGACCAGGAGCAGCCGCAACAGCTACAGCGACGACGAAATGGACGCCCTGGGCGCGGCGACGATTGCCAAGCAGCGGCCCAAGCGCACACTCTCATTTACTGCCCGCCAGACACCGGCGACGCGCTACGGCCGTGATTGGGATTTAGGGGATCTGGTAACGGCCGTGTACCTGGGCCGGGAACACAATCTGAAGGTGGTGGGGGTAACGGTGGGCTGGTCGAGTGACGGCCGGGAAACGATTACGCCGGAGCTAGAAAGCGAGGTGGCCCTGTGACGCTGGATGGACGGCTGCGCAACCAGGAGACACAGCGCACACCAACGCTGCTAACCTACGCCGGTGACCCCAACGGGCTGCTGGAAGCGGCGGAGGGGACGTTCTGCTGGGATACGGTGGGTAAGGTTTTCTACGTCAACAGCGACGGGGGGACAACCTGGACGACCGGGACTGCGCCGCCGGTGACGAGCCACGTGTTGGCCAGCACGTCGGCTTTAGGGCCGGATCATACGGTCAGCGGCCTGACTGCCCGGCAGGTGCTGATTGCGACCGGAGCAACGGCGGCGCTTTTCCGGGCGCTGGAAGATGCGGACATTCCGGCGGCGATTGCCCGAGACAGCGAACTGCACGACGCGGTGACGTTGGCGGCGAGCTTGGACAGCAACCTGCTCAGCCTGTCTACTCAGGAATTGGGGTTGGACACGCAGGCGGCGAACATCGTCTTTGCCGGGCCAACGACGGGCGGCGCGGCCGTGCCTTCATTCCGGTCATTGGTGGAGGCGGATATGCCTTCAACGATGGCCACTGATGCCGAGGTGACGGCGGCCATTGCGGCCCATGCAGCGCTGGCCGACGTGCATCACGCCCAGAGCCACGTACTGGCGACAACCATCGCCCTTGGTCCGGACCATACCGTCAGTGGATTAACCGCACGCCAATTTTTAGTGGCGACCGGGGCCACAACCGCCTTGTTTAGAGCTATTGAGGATGCTGACATACCTGCGTCTATTGCTCGTGATAGCGAGTTGCACAGCGCCGTTACGCTCAGCAACGACCTGGGCAACCAATTGCTCGGCCTGACCGGGCAGGAAATCACACTGGACACGCAGGCGGCTAACCTGGTGTTTGCCGGGCCAACTTCAGGCGGGTTAGCGATCCCGACATTCCGCTTGCTAGTGGATGCGGATATTCCGGCCGCAATTGCACGAGACAGCGAGGTGACAACTGCAATTTCCGATCACGCGGCGCTGCCTAATGCTCACCACAATCAAAGCCACGTTCTGGCCACTACGGCCGCCCTGGGACCGGATCACACCGTAAGCGGACTAACGGCCCGGCAGGTGTTAATTGCGACCGGAGCGACGACGGCACTGTTCCGGGCGCTGGAGGATGCTGACATACCCGCGTCTATCGCAAGAGATTCGGAGACAACGGCCGCGATTGCCAGCCATGCAGCTATTGCCAACGCTCATCACGCATTGGTAACGGTGAGTGGACTAGGTTTGAGTCTGGCAGGCCAGTTGGTAACACTGACAAGCAGCGCAGCGGGTGCGGCCAATGCTCATATTCTGGCGACGGATGCCAGCGGGTTTGTAACAGTACAGAAGATTACAACACCGATAGTGTCGGCCGCAGCCAGTGGAAGCCTCACGTTGCAAACTATCACGGCGGGGGCTTACTCCGTGCGTGTTACCGTCAAAACAACATCTACCATCCGTCATGTGGATTTCAAGGAGGAGGGCACTGACGGGATCCAGATGAATTTTGTTGGAACGGGTCAGATCAAGGCTGACGATTCTCTTTATCTCACACCCGGCGCTGACCTGATCATTACAACAAGCGGCGCGGGTAACGATGTTGTTATCAACACAAATCAACTTGTGGTCGTTTCTAGTACGGCAAAAGTGCAGTTTAGTGGCAATTTGCAAAGTGTCAAATCATCGACGGCATACGATGTATACGGCTTCCGGCAGTTAACCACTCCCCTGACCAGCACTTCCTGGAACGGGGACGACACCAAGACAACCGGAACGTACACTTTAACACCGGCCATATTCGGTTATCCAGCGGCCGCAAAAGCGGTCAACGTTTTAGTATCCGGGCAGTGGGCGGCCGCGTCAGCGGCAAATAACTGCGCACTGCGCAGCAGCTCAGGCGGAACTAACATCGCCCTGATCAGGGCGCAGATTGCCAATTTCAGTACCGAAATGACGGTGACTGTACCAACAGATGCCAGTGGGAATTTTTATCTGGTAGTAAGCGGTGCAACCATGAATAATGCGGTTGTCCGTGTAGTCGGCTATCACATTTAGGGTGTAATTATTATGACCAAAACAAAAAACAACAACGGAACAGCAGTAACGGCCGTAGCGCCGGCTGATGATGGCCAGGTGAAAGCAGCCACATTCGGAGACCTGTTCAAGGCCGAGGGGATGCTTCAGAAACTCGACGCCACGGAATTTCCCGCTGATGTGTCCATCAAGGTTGACAGAATCCTGCGCCGGCTGGACGTTGATCGTGGCCCGCTGCTAAAGCAGTGGAACAAGACGATCGTGCGGCATGGCGCTGAGGAACACGGCATGTTCGCCCTGAAAACGGCCGCACAGTTCACGGCTGCTTCGGCGGATATCGAGCCGGCCCTGGCGCACGAATTGACGGCCGACCTGTCAGAGAAGTTAACGCTTGACGATATAGGTTCGGCCACGACGCCGATTCCACGGCAGCTGATTCGTATGTTGTGGTTTTTGATTGAAAGTTAATTTTTTGTAACAAGGGTTAAGGAACCCAAATAATAGTTTTTGGAGGAAATAAAACAATGAACGTTTACCTTTTAGCTTTGTGGTTACAAGTCAACGCCCCTTGGTGGGGAGACCTTGTTACCATCGTAGAGACTCTGCTGATCATTGCCGCGGCCGCCGGCGGGACTGTTGGTGTCGTTGGCCTATTGAAGCAGCTGCTGAAACTGGACGAGAACGGCGCGCGCATTGCGTCCTGGGTTGTCACCGGCCTAATGGGCGTGATGGCGGCCGCGGTGTCAGGCCAGATTACGCCTGAGCTATTCGTCAACTGGGCAACGGCCGTGAAGGTGATTGTGATGATCTGGATTACGGCTACATCATCCAGCGGCGTATACCAGTTCCAGAAGGCGGCCGGCTGGTTCCGCCGGTAACGGCCGTTCAGCCCTCACACCTGGATTGATGCAGGGATAGACGCCCTGCATCAATCCAAAATACGATGACGAATATTTCGCTTTCTTTCGGATTCTTCCAGATCTCCCCGCCGAACGCGATCCTATATGCGACCTTCCTGGTTTACGCATTGGCTGGAGTTATCTTCGTCGTCGCTGCTCTTGACAGCCACAGGCGCTACAAGCGCCCGGCGTGGTTATCCCTGTCCCTTCTCATGGTTGGCGTCACGTGCATGACCCTCTCGGTGCAATATGCCCGCCTGACGGTGCCCTGGTTCCCCGGATACGGGATCGCATCGGCCGAAATACGGCCGTTTTTCCTCTTGTCTGGTATGGGCGCCCTGCTGACCTCAATTAGTATCTTCTACGTCGGGAGGCTGGAGCGGGAGCGAGACACGGCGAGAATTCGTATGCTGAGCATGGAGGAGGATCGCCAGCAGGAACGCGAGGAGCATATGCGGGAGCGGGAAGCGCTGCTCGCCGAGAAAGAGGCCATCGTCCGGGAGAAAGAAGACTTTGTTTCGGTGGCCCTGCACGAAATCAACACACCGCTGACACTCCTCACCGGCTACGCGGCCATGCTTATGGAAGCCGACACTCTGGAAAAAGCGCAGCAGCACGCCGAGGGCATCATTCGCAGCGCCGGCCGTTTCCGCAATATGAAGCGCTTCTCCGATACACTGCTGCGGCGGCCGAGCCTGGAGCCGGTTGATTTGAGCCAGATTGTTGCCAGCGTCCTGGACAACCCGGATTTACACGTGGCCACGCGCAAGCAGCCCGGCGACGTGACCTTTACGTCGGGATGCGCACCTACGATCATCGAGGCTGATTTGTTCAAGCTGCAAACGGCCGTGATGGAACTGGTCCGCAATGCGCTCAAGGCCTGCGACGGGGGCGGTCATGTCCACGTCGAATGCCGGCCGGTTAACGGCAACCTTGTGATTTCCGTCACCGACGACGGCATCGGCATCCACCCCGACGATTACCAGCGCATCTGGCATCCCGGCGTCCAGATTTTCGACAATATGATGACCCGCAGGAACGAAGGAGCCGGCTACGGCCTTTACATGGTCCGCCACGTGGCTGAGGCTCACGGCGGCCGGGCCGTATTGGAACGATCCGAACTGGGCCGTGGTTCGACGTTTGCCATTTATTTACCAAGACAAACATGAGTATAGGAACATGAGCGACAACGACACAACCCTTTTAGAACTGATTTTCGCTGAGCAGCAGAAAACAAACCAGCGGTTTGAGGACTTAATCAACACATTAGCGGCCGGCCTGGGGAGGGAGGTCAAGACCCTGGGGGAAGACAAACCCGCTTGGCGCGAAAGCTCCAGGAAGTCGTTGGTCGAATTGAGCGGATCGAGCAGCAGTATGGCAGCGGTACGTTAAATGAACGTGACGAGCGGGTATTTCAGGAAATCATCGAACGGCTGGATTACCTGGAGGAGCGGCTGCGAATCGAAAAGGGGGACAGCGGACCGTTGTCTCCCAACAAACATTTACACATGGCCATCGCCGGCCGTTTCAACGAAGCGGAACTGCGGCAGCTCGCATTCCTGATGAACACAAATCTTGAAGACATCGGCGGCGACGGCCACAGCGACAGGTCGCTCCAGTTCTGCTTATTTATTGACCGGCACGGCCGTACGTGCGAGTTGGTCAGTCTGCTGGAAAACCTCAGACCCAGCATCAATTGGCGGCGCTGGTGTCCTGAAGGTAGGTAGGAACAATGTTCAAAAACTTACTGGATTCATTCAAACAACTATTCGGCGGAACAGCCGTCCCCGTTCGCTTGAGGATTAACGGATTCCACACCGGCAGCGGCGGCTTTGGCGTGCCCAAAGAAATGTATACGGCCCTGGACGCGGCCGACATTCCCTTCATGGCCAAAACGGCCGATGGTTCGCTATTTGACGCCATTCAGATAGCGCGGGCGCGAGTGGACGCGGGCAAGGCCAATATTCACAGCATCGTTTACCGGCGGAGCGTGCGCCTGCCGGATGGGATTGTGGACCCCAATGTTCCAAGCTATGACAAATCCCCCTACGAAGCGGCCGCCCAACATTGGGCCTATCACAAGGCGCTGTTTCCGGTGGAGGTCAGGGACAACCGCGATCTGGTCTGGGTAGAGACCATCAACGAACCGGACAAGGACTCGCCCGGCGTTACCGAGTGGCTGGCCTCGTTCGCCATTGAAACGGCCCGCATGGCCATGGCCGACGGCTACCGCTGGGCGGCCTTTGGCTGGGCAGGCGGCAACCCGGAACCGGAGCATTGGCGCGGGCCGAAGATGGTGGAATTCCTGCGCCTGTGCGCGGCCAATCCCGACAAGGTGGCCGTTGCCCTGCATGAGTACAGTTGGACGGTTGACGATATTTGGAACGGCCGTACCCTAACCGCCCCCGGCGTCTACAAATACGATTTAATTGGCCGCTTTACCCGGCTAATCTCCGCCTGTGATGAGTTTGGCATCTCTCCCTATCCGACCATCATGATTACCGAATGGGGATGGGCAGAGCGCAATGTACCGGCTCCCGAGAAGGCGATTTTAGATGTACTGGAGGTGGGTAAATTGTACGGTCGTTACTCCAACGTCAAGGGCGCGGCCGTGTGGTATTTGGGGGCTGGCTTTGGAGAAGTTCACAAACAAACGCAGGCGCTGGTCGTGCCGCTCTGGAATGCACTTTTGACCAAAACCTATGAAGTGGCGCCGGTCGAGCCGCTGCCCCCGGATCCTGACCCAGAGCCGGGCTTTGGCCTGCCCCGCGTTCAGTACAGCCGCGTGATGTTCGTAGCCCCGCAAGATTCCAGCCTTGAAGATTGGTTGGCTATCTGTAAGGCGGCCTACGCCGGCCGGCGCAGTGTGGGCTTCAGTCATGACGATGGTGGCATTGGGGCGCTGGATAACAAAACGGCCGTGCTCTACGGCATCGCCCTGGAGAAACATGCCGAGTTTCTGGACTGGTACGCGGAACATTATCTGGGCACGGCCGTGCAGTTTGAGAATACGCCTGCCGCCCCGGCAGCATTTAGCCTGACACACTGGCCTACGCAGTACAAGATCATCAATCAGCACTTCGGGGCCAATCCAGGCTACTACACCCAATTCGGGCTGCCCGGTCACGAGGGCATCGACATCCGGGCCTATGACAGCACGAAGGTATTTGCCGCCGCGCCGGGGAAGGTCTACGTCGTGGAAACGAATCCATCGGCCGGCAACTACGGCATCCACGTCCGGATCGAACATGTCGGGGGCTACAAGACCGTCTACGCTCATCTCAAGAGCGCCAGTGTTACTGTGGGTCAGGTTGTCGCCGGCGGGCAGTTGATCGGGCTGGCTGACAGCACCGGCAACAGCAGTGGCAGCCACCTGCACCTGACGATGAAACACCCGGCGGGGCAGGCGGGCTGGCCGTACGAAATTGTTGATCCGACGCCGTGGTTACGGCCGTTAGCGCCTGAGTTGTTCCCGGAAGCGCAGCCGCCCCAAGACACCTACACCGGCCCCCAGGTATCATTTGTCGCCGGAGTGGATGGTCCCGCCTCAGATTGGCGCTGGCCGGAAGCAAAGAAGGTCTTTGATACAACCAAGCTCGCTCCCAAGTTCCACGCGGGGGGAACTAATCACCAATGGTTCTCCCAATACAAGCATCCCGTTTTCAACCTGGCTCGCATCCTGGTAGCTCCCGACTTCAACGGCGACATATATAAGGAAACAGTGGGCAATGTAGCACAGTGGTTCAGCATGGGTGTACGCGACTTCGAGGTGTTGAACGAGCCAAACCTAGAGGGCATGGGCGTCCGCTGGAGCAACGGCGCGGAGTTTGGCGCGGCGTTCAAAGATCTTTGCGCCCGCTACAAAGCGCAGTTCCCCGGCATCCGCTTGTGGTTTCCGGGCATGTCCCCAGGCTTCGGGGCACAATACGCTTTCATCGACGCGGCCGTGTCGGTGGGCGCATTTGATTACATCTTTGGAGTCTGCGAGCATGTTTACACCGGCATCGTAGACAACGAAACGACGGCCGTTGACCAGATGGCTGACGAGGTGATGGAGTTCAGGAAACGCTACGCCTTGAAACGGCCGCTCTGCATTACCGAGTTCTCAGTCAACCGCCCGGCCCCGGCTGCCTACAAAGCGGCCGTCTACCATAAATTCTATGATCGGTTGGCGGCCGTGCCCGGCGTTCAGGCCGCCTACTCGTTTACTGCATCGTGGTATCCATCCGGCGATTCCAATCAAGAAGGCTGGTTGGAGTACGGCATCTACAACGCCTTTTAATTTGCCCCTCCCGTTCCCAGAAAAGGCCCGGCGGCTCCCCTCCGCTGGGCCTTTTCGCTGCCGTACGGCCGTTAATCGGTGTATTTACCCCGCTATGTCGCTCTGGTCAACGGTCGTTGATTCTGTTATTATCTTAACTATGGTCAAAAACGGCCGTTTCTCAGACGGCCGTGAAAGGAGTATGGTCAAATGTTGAAATCTCATATCGAGGCGTTCCTAAAGGCGAAGTCAAAAAAAAGCAAAAAAACCGCATCCACTTATCGCACGGCCGTTACCTCATGGCTGGCCTGGGCGGAAGGGGAGGGGGTAGAGCCGCTTACCACCGAGGGGGTGATCGGATTCCACAGCTACCTGGTGGACACCACCACGCCGCCGACTGTCAGCACCTACATGGCCGGCATTGCCGGGTTCCTGGAATTCATGGACGTGATGGGAGAGGGGACGGCCGTGAATATGACCCGTGTCCGCTACGAGGTCCGCAACGGGCCGCGATCCTACTCGCACATGAACGTCGTCCAGCTTGACGACCTGCGCAAGCGGGAGATGCCGCGCTTGGTCGAATACTTAGAGAATTACCCGATCCCAGACGAAAGAAGGGGCGATTACAACGTGCGTCTGTCAGCTTTACGTAATATTGCCATCTTCTGGACGCTCTACGAAACGGCCTGCCGCATTGGCGAGGCCCGGCGGCTGGATAGGTCGCACATTAGCCATGACACGAAAACGGCCGTGGTGACCGGCAAGGGCAACCGGCCGCATACGCTGCGCTTTGGCTATCCTGAAAGCCGGGCAATCCCGGCCATCCTCGCTTACCTGGCTGAACGCACCGACCGCGGCTCGGCTTTGTTTGTGTCTCATTCGCGCAACTCAAGCGGCAAGCGGCTCAGCGACACATCCCTGCACCTGGCCATCAAGAACGCAATGGCGGCCACGGGATTGGACGAGCGTTTGACGCCGCATGACATCCGGCATTACCGGGCGATCATGATGCTGCGCCAGGACATGCCGCTTCATGTGATCCAGCAGTTCCTTAACCACAAGGACATCGGGACGACCAGGGCCTTCTACGCTCCGATCACCGATGAAGACGACATGCTGAGGCATCTTTCCAGGCTGAACTCCTGACCAATTCATACTTAATAAAACTCTACTTTAATTAAGTATGGGCTTTTAAATAGTCTGGAAGGCTTCTGAGGGACGCCTACCCCGCGTAAAAGTGTCAATTTGCAAAAGTTGGCGTAACCCAACGATCTGGTAAAATTTACGTGATGCTCAGGCTGGACGGTGCTGGCCTGAGACGCGAGATGATTTTGCGCTTAGCGCCCACCCTCTTCCGAAAGGCCGCCCCCACCCTTGCGGGCGGCCTTTTTCTGCCTATCCCCCCACCCCGGTAATTTGACGGAAATAACCCGCTATTAGAACGGCCGTGCCACAGGCGCTCGTTTCTGGATACCCGCAGGAACGGCCGTTTGCCGGCGTTCTGGCGTTTCACCCTGCACTGCTATACGAACAAGTAGACGGCCGTATAGCGACGGCGCAGCCCCGACCGCCCACCATGGCGCATTGTCAATCGCCGACCAATTTTGGTCAAACGATTGACAATGCGCCGCGAATGTGCATAATAGTTGTATATTCGATGTATGAGGGATTGAGCGTGAGCGATTCAAAACGATTCAATATGACGATGCCGCAGGAAACATTTGACGACCTGGAAGAGATCGCCAAGTCCGAGGGTCGTCCTGTCGTTGACGTGGTGCGACGATTCATTAGCCTGGGGTTACTCGTAAAGGAAGCTCAGACTCGCGGCGCTGAGATATTGATCAGGGAATCGGGAAAAGAGGACAGACTTATAGTAATTCTGTAACAAACTGGCAATGGTGAGGCGGTGTTGCAACCACCACCCCACCATCTAACTGGACCGACTCGCACGGGAGCGGCCCAGCTAACATAATAATAGGCGTATTTAGCCCTCCGTGCAATGCTCGGAGGGCTTTTTGGTTTTTAGGCGAAGGAGATTCAATGAGCGCTACTAACAAATTATATATTCGACCTGATTGGAGAGAAGACAACCACAACGGTGAGCCACTTGAGGCTGGCGAGCCAGTGGATGTCTATCACGGCGATGATATACAGACCGTCGTTTACGAGTTAATAGATCGCGGTGGTGGCTATATGTTCGATGATAGCGGCAATCCTTGCAGGTTTGTTGCCCCGGAGCCGAACGTGAGAGTTTTCTGGAGTTTGGAAAGACGGCCGTTCGTCACGGAACGACCGTCATAAGTTTGGAGGCGATTATGGACGTAAAACTTATTAACGCGGGCGGCTACGGATTATTTTTCCTAATCGCCGCGGCCATCGTCGGAGTTGGTCTGTTCCTGTTGTTTCTGGGCGCCCGGTCCGGACTGCAGGCCCGGAATAATTCAGACAGAGTACCGACCCTGGCTTATGTTGCGACTGTTTTGGGGGCACTTTTGATCGCGATTCCGGCCTATCCGGTGGCGCTGCTCAGAAGCACGACCGATCTGATGGTTGAATCTGAGGACGAGATGGTTCGTTTCACGAATACCATGGTCGGTATCGCACAGCGCGGGTTCGCTCTGTACAAGGACGGCCTGGACGAGACGCCAGAACCTCCGGATCCGGACGCTACCCCCACCCCACTGTATGTTCAGGATGAAACGCCGGTGCATGAGTCACCCACGGCCGTTCCAGGGAACGAGACGGCCGTGCCTACGGTAACGGGTGTCTGGCCGACGTTGGGGGCAGATGCTACACCGACGTGGACGGTGCTGAATCCGAGCGAAGGCCCACCCACCCCAACAGTAGACATCGTCGTACTGGCTACACAAAACGCGGCCCGCGTGACGGCCGCGCCGACCCTGGACCCGGAAACGTGGAATCCGCAAACGCCGGTGGCGACGCCGGTACGGTAACCTGGAGGTACAAAGGTGAAACAGATGGAATTCAAAACGAAACCT